CGTTGCGGGATCGGGAATCGGTATTGTCACATCGGGCAGAACTGACACCCTGTACAACATTGGTGTCACTTCGTTCAATGGTTTGACAGGAAATGTCTCTCTAACTGGATCAGGAGCAATTCTTCATACCGTATCGGGCACTACCACCACTTTGGGTGCGAGACTTGCCACCACCTCGGTCACGGGTGTCGCTTCTTTCAACAATGTCCACTTCACCGTAGACACAACGGGGCATGTTCAACTTGCCCCCGCCTTTCAAGCCACAGGTGATACAGTCATCACCGTTGCGGGATCGGGAATCGGTATTGTCACATCGGGCAGAACTGACACCCTGTACAACATTGGTGTGACCTCGTTCAACGGGTTCACGGGTGCCGTACAGGTAACTGGATCGGGAGCAATTCTCCATACCGTCTCAGGTACAACAACAACGCTAGGTGCAAGACTTGCAACCACGGCTGTCACAGGTGTCGCTTCGTTCAACAATGTCCGTTTTACAGCCACTACTACAGGGCATATTGATCTTGCTGCGGCTTTCCAAGTCACGGGAGATACAGTTGTTGCGGGATCTGCAATCAACATTAGCACTAGCGGAACGACCAAGACCATCAACAATATTGGTGTGACCTCGTTCAATGGTGCGACAGGTGCAGTCACATTCACGGTTCCGTTGGCAACGACAAGCCTTACTGGAACAGCATCCTTCAATCCAAGCCGTTTCCAAGTCTCGGCTACTGGAAATGTGGATCTGCTTGCTGCATTCCAAGTCACAGGTCAGACTGTTGTCTCGGGTGGTGCATCGCAACTTGTTACGACTTCGGGCAACACAGTAACAATCGACAACCGTGTTGCCACCTCAAGCGTCACGGGAGTTGCCTCCTTCAGCAGCACATTCTTTACTGTGTCGGCTACAGGCAGCGTACAACTTGCTACGGCTTACCAAGCAACTGGATCAGGAATTGCAACAGTTCCTCTTGCAACCACATCCCTGACAGGTACGGCTTCGTTCAACCCAAACAGGTTCCAAGTTTCTGCCACGGGCAATGTCGATCTGCTTGCTGCATTCCAAGTCACAGGACAGACAGTAGTTTCGGGCGGTGCATCACAACTCGTATCGACTTCGGGAAATACTGTAACGATTGATAATCGTATTGCCACTTCAAGTGTCACGGGTGTTGCATCGTTCAATGCTACTCGCTTTACAGTATCGGCAGCGGGTGCGGTAGACCTTGCTGCTGCCTTCCAAGCAACTGGTGACACCATTGTCGCAGGATCCGCTATCAACTTCAGCACTAGCGGAACGACCAAGACCATCAACAACATTGGTGTCACCTCGTTCAACGGGTTCACGGGTGCCGTACAGGTAACTGGTTCGGGAGCAATTCTCCATACTGTATCAGGTACAACAACAACGCTAGGTGCAAGACTTGCAACCACGGCGGTCACGGGTGTTGCCTCGTTCAACACTAATGATTTTGTTGCTTCCACAACGGGGCATGTCAGTCTTACAGGTACGGTTGCACGGACAAATACAACCAACAACTTCACAGCAATTCAGGCGTTCCCGAATGGACTTTCTGCCCAAGGCGCAACCTTTGCGGGAATGGTAAGTGTTGCCGATTTCTTGGCGAGAACTGTTGGTGGTGACGAGGGAGGTGAGATCAAACTTGGTCTTGCTCAAACAAACACGACCCTGACAGGAAACGCCGTCACAATTGATGTATACCAAAACAGACTCCGCATCTTTGAGAGTGGTGGCTCGGCTAGAGGCTACTACATGGATCTGTCCGCTGGTTCGGCAGGAGCGGGATCCCAACTTGCAACATCTACACCATATTCTCCACCTTTGGCGACTACAAGCGTCACGGGTGTCGCTTCCTTCCGTGCTGCCGACTTTGATGTTTCCACAACGGGTTCAGTAAGCCTTACTGGAACTGTTGCGAGAACTAACACATCACAGACCTTTACTGGATTGCAGACTTTTAGTTCCGGCATTTCCGCCAACGGAATTACGGGAACTCTTCTGACCGCAGCACAGACCAACATCACTTCAGTCGGAACTTTGACTTCCTTGGCTTCCGCAGGACTCACTTCCTCTCAGAGGATCAATATCACCAACGGTGGTCTATCGGCAGCAGGACCAGTATTCATCCAATCCAATGGCTTGAGTGTCACAGGAGGAATTGCCGGAACTCTTCTGACCGCAGCACAGACCAACATCACATCGGTTGGTGTACTCAACGGACTGTCCGTCAACAATGGTCTGAGTGTCACGGGTGGATTGAGTGTAACAGGTGGAGAAGCAATCTTTGGCGGCAGCAGGATTCAATCTGGTGGGTTGAGTGTGACTGGTGGTGCAAATATCACGGGAGGCTCCTTATTCTTCGGAGACATAGAAGTCTATGATGGTGCTTTCATCCGTACAGGCGGTCTTTCGGTTACTGGCGGAATCGCAGGAACCATCAGCACAGCAGCACAACCTAATATTACATCGCTAGGAACTCTAACTTCCCTTACCACATCAGGTCTTCTTTCCACGCAGGCACTCAGCGTTGTAGCAGGAGCAACATTTGGAATAGGCATCTATGCACCCAACATGGTCACAGGTGTCAACGGAATCACGGGTGCAGTAAGCATCACATCCGGTTCCAACATCACGATCACACAAAGCGGAAAGACAATAACAATTGCTTCCAGCGGCGGAGGAGGTGGAAGTCCACCACCACTCGCAACATCAAGCATTACGGGCGTTGCATCCTTCCGAGCAGCAGACTTTGATGTTTCCACAACCGGTTCAGTAAGCCTGACTGGCACGGTTGCAAGAACCAATGTGGCACAGACATTTACCGCATTACAGAGTTTTTCTTCGGGTCTTTCTGCATCTGGCGGATTGACATTCAACTCTGATCTTTCCGTCAACGGAAACATCAACGCCACCACCAAGTCCTTCGTGATCAAGCACCCCATACATGAGGGCATGACCCTGCGCTACGGATCGTTGGAAGGACCGGAGAATGGCGTGTATGTCCGTGGCAAGTTGGATGGCTCCAATGTCATAGAACTTCCCGACTACTGGAAGAACCTTGTCCATGAAGACAGCATCACCGTGAATCTGACACCAATTGGCTCTTCAAACTCACACTTTGTGAAGAAGATCACCGACAACACAGTCATCGTGGGAAGCCGTTCGGGGAAGATCAACTGCTTCTATGTGGTCTATGGAGAGCGCAAGGATGTGGATCGCCTGACCGTGGAGTATTGACATGGCAGTCGCATACAACAACTCACAAATCGTAACTGATGGGCTGTTTCTCTACTACGATGCCAAGAATCCAAGATCGTATCCGGGTGCGGGACTGACTTTCAGCAACATCATGAGTAACCAATATCACGGGGTGAAGCAAGGAGCGTCTGGACCGACATTCCCAATGTACAATTCCGATGGGTTCTTCACATTCAATGGAGGAACATCTTCAAACAATTGGTCACGCTTCAGCGCCGTTTCTGTTCCAGGCTTGAGCAGCATTTCTTTTGAAATATGGTGGAGGACCACGGCGCTCAATGCAGACCAAAATCCAATTTCGGCAGGAGGACCAGACAGCAACCTGTATGGGTGGTTTTCATACTCCACAAGGTTGTTTCCTGCTGAAAATAAATTGTGGTATTCTTTTTGTGATGGGTCAGGAGGAAATCCGGCATACGCATTTCTTGACTTCGGTAGCAGCCATCCGGGCATAGCAAACGGAAACTGGCATCACACCGTTGGAACATGGGACTTTGCAACACAGACGGGAAGGGGTTACTATGATTCCGTACTCAAGGGAACCGTGACCGGACCAACAAGCACACCTCTTGGAATATCCGGTCATTCCTTGAGATTAGGAGTAAGATCAGACATTCAGGGAGGTCACTTCTTTGGTGACATTGCGTTGGTGAGATTATACAATCGGGCGCTTACGCCCGAGGAAGTCAAGCAAAATTACACCGCAATGCTAGGAAGGTTCGGCATCTGATGGCCCTTTCGCACTCACCATCAATCGTGACTGACGGCTTGGTGCTGTGCTTGGACGCAGCGAATAGCCGTTCCTATCCCGGCAGCGGAACTGCCTGCTATGATCTGAGCAACCGTGTTGCGGCGGGAGTATTGCAAAACGGAACAACTTTCAGTTCCTCCAATCTAGGCAGTTTTGTTTTTGACGGAACAAATGACAGAATACAGATAGATTCTCCGTTTGGTGACATAGATTGGGCAGGCAGAGCATGGTCGCTGTCTCTTTGGTCAAAATGGGATGCCTTTGGCGACAGAGGAATGATAAATTTGAATTCGGCCAACAATACACATTATTGTCTCAATATGATATGTGGTTATGGTGGATTTTATTGGTACTTCATACAAAATTCCACAACCAATCAAGCACCTTTCTTCACTTCAAGTTCACCTGTGGCAGTAAACCAAATATTCAATTTCACCATGACATACAATGGAAACGGAGTATTTCCCGCATTATCAAATGTTTCCAACATAAGATTCTATATCGATGGAAATCTAGTTTCTACAACCGTAGGTGGTGGTGCCACTATTACCAATCAAAGCGGAATACAGTTGGGTGGAACAAACTATGCATTTGATGGCAATCTTTATCATGTTTCAATGTACAACCGAGTGCTAGCAGAGCAAGATGTGAGACAGAACTTCAACGCCATCAGAGGAAGGTTTGGTATCTAATGGCAGTCTTCTCTGGACCGGAAATGGTTGAAGATGGCTTGGTGCTGTGCTTGGACGCAGCGAATCCTCGTTCATACCCCCGAAGCGGGACAACTTGGTTTGACTTGAGCGGCAGGGGAAATCACGGTACATTGAAAAATGGCCCTACATTCAATGCAAATCTTGCTGGAGGCTCAATCGTATTTGATGGTACAAATGACTTTGTGGATGGTAGTTTGTCTTGCAGTAACACGCAGTATTCATTGGATTGGTGGCAGTATGCCCTGACTGCTTCTAACTACAACAACTACATCAGATTGGGTCCAAGTGATGGTAGTGGATGGGGAAGTTTCTTGTTTCACTACAACGGACCTGTTCCTGCATTCATTTCTGTAGGAACGGATACTGCAACAAGAATGCAAGCACCACAATTAAATGGAAGTTATGCAGTTACTTTGAATGCATGGCAGCACTACGCATGGTCGTTTGACAATGGCACAGCAAGACTTTACCATAATGGTTCTTTATTCCAAACAAAATCTATGAATGTTTCCACCAACAGTACATTTACCGAATATAGCGTAAGTTGGTCAGGGAGTGGATCACAAATAAATGGTTATGTTTCCAATTTCAAAGTCTATAGTCAGAAAGTGCTTTCTGACATTGAAGTAAGACAAAACTTCAACGCCCTCAGGGGAAGATTTGACATCTAATCCAAACAGAGGATCAAATGGAATACCCAAACAGAAACTATCTCATCTTCAATGTGTCGGAACTGCCTATCATCGACTTCTCCCAAGTACTTGAGACATCCGCAGACACTCTCCGTAGATCCGTGGATGGAACCAAGACATTTGTGAAATGGGAGACAGAGGAGCCTTCGTTTGTACAGTCCCTGACCACCAAGGAAGGCCCATATACCCACTCAGAAATCCTTGAAATCCTGTCTGGTTCTGACTGGGTTAATCTGACCCCGATGGGATCGATAAGTGGCTAAATAATCAGAAATGGCTGACTCTGACAAGAACATCATCATCCGCCCCAATCGCGGTGCAACGGGATCGACCGGGCAGCCGCAGATACGGTTTGTCGGTCAGAATGCCGATCCGATCACGCTGCGAGTCCTTGACATCACGGGAAGCAGCGCCGGGGCTATCTCGTTCGAGGGTTCTGCCGGACAGTTGTTCTCCATTACCAACTCCCTGACATCGGGAAGTATCTTCAGCGTCAACGACATTTCTGGATTACCGAGCATCGATGTCAATGCCAACGGGACCATCCTTTTCGCCGGATTCACGGGAAATGTCGGAATCGGTGCAACGGCAGGCATATCGGGTTCGGCACAGAGATTGACCGTGGTTGGCGGAATACATGTGACGGGAGGGGCAAGCAACATCGGCGGAACCCTGAACATGAACACGAACCTGATTCGTGACCTTGAGATGCGTGACTATTACGAGACATTGACAACGCCGACATTCTCGGGAGGTGTACTGACATGTGACCTCAATTCATCTCAGGTCTTCACTCATACCTTGCACTCTTCCATCAACCGCATCGTCCTGAGCAATGTCCCAACCAAGACAAATACGGTCATGGGATTCACCCTTGTTGTGAAGCAAGGCACAACGGGCGGAAACACGGCTGCATTCTCGGGCATATCGGGTGCCACGACATTGTTCGCAAACAACGAGGTTCCCGTCATGTCAACTGGTGCAAACAAGACTGACATAGTTTCATATGTCACCTATGACAACGGTTCAAACTGGTTTGGATTTTTGGGAGGACAGAATTTCTGATATGTTCGGTGGCATGAATTCCAACATCATTCGCAGAAAACCCGAAACAGGAAACCTTTGGGTATGGGGCAGAGGCTACAACTATGGGTTCCTTGGACTTGGAAATCGTGTGAATCTGTCTTCGCCTGTTGCATTGGGTAGAAGAAACGACTGGTATTCTGTTTCTTCTTCGGCAACTCATGCCCTTGCATTGACCGTAGGAGGAAGATTGTGGGCATGGGGAAACAGCAACAATGGTGAAATAGGAGACAACACCAACCAACCAAGATCATCGCCTGTACAGATAGGCACCTTGACCGACTGGACATATGCCCATGCAGGAAGAACCACTTCCTTTGCCATGAGAAGCAATGGAACATTGTGGGCATGGGGACAAAATGGTTCGGGCCAACTTGGCATCAACAGAACTACAAACACCAACAGTCCGATACAGGTCACATCGGGAGGATTCACGGGTTTTTGGAAAAGCGTAAATGTTGATGAGGCCACGGCAGCGGTTCGTGGAGATGGGACTTTGTGGACTTGTGGCCTGAACAACTATGGACAACTTGGATTAGGTGTCTTTGGCACCAATATGTCGGTACTCATGCAAGTGACGGGAGGAAGCGGAGGCACGGGTGGCTGGAGCAAGGTATCCTCGGGAAGAACACACATATTGGCCCTGAAGGAAGATGGGACATTATGGGCAGCAGGAAACAACAGCGCAGGACAACTTGGACTCGGCAACACGGTTTCTAGGTCTGTCTTCTTTCAGATAACTGGAGGGGCAGGAGCAACCAATGACTGGATGCTTCCCGTGGCAAACAAGGGATTCGGAAGAAAATCATTCGCAATCAAGAGAAACGGCACATTGTGGGGATGGGGATACAATAATTTCTTCTCTCTTGGCTTGGGCGATTCGTCAAATCGTTCTGTGCCGGTTCAGATAGGAACATTCACCGACTGGGTTGCCATGATGCCAAGCACGAATGGAGGAACCTTTGGGTTGCGAAGAAATGGAACGCTATGGATATGGGGGAACAACAATTATGGCATGGCCGGACAGAGCCTCAGCACATATGGATGGTCGCCCGTGCAGATGGGCACGGGAAACGACTGGTCTTCTCTGCTTCAGTCGGGAAGCAACTCTTACAATTTCCTGTTTGCATTGAAGACCAATGGAACCATGTGGGCATGGGGCAGAGGACAGGGAAATTACCGTCAGTTGGGATTGGGAAACACGACCAATTTCTCTGCCCCACAGCAGATAACCGGCGGAGGAGGCGCAACCAACGATTGGAAGATGGTCGGTCCAAGAAGGCAGGGAGGACATGCACTCAGAAACAACGGAACTCTCTGGGGTTGGGGAGAAGCATTTGACTTTCAGAATGGCGACGGAACAAGCACCACAAGATCAGTACCAACATTGGTGACAGGCGGAGCCGGGGCAACCAATGATTGGGCGACATTTTCTACTGGTCGTTCATTTTGCATGGCCATCAAGACCAATGGAACGCTTTGGGGGTGGGGAAGAAACAATTACGGTAACCTTGGATTGGGAGACACCACCACCCGATCCTTCGCCACACAGGTTGGCACCGGCAACAATTGGTCCGCTGTCAAGTGCGGATTTGCCGAAGTACTTGCCACCAAGACCGATGGAACCTTGTGGGGCTGGGGAAGAAATGCAAACGGACAACTTGGATTGCGTGACACGGTTGCAAGATCATCTCCCGTACAGATCACGGGAGCAGGGGAAACCGGCTGGACAAGGGGACTCACTTCCCTCGGCGTTGGAGGAAGGCATTGCCTTGTGATACGAGAAAATGGAACCCTGTGGGGGTTGGGTGGATATGACGGAAGACTTCTTGGAAATGGCGTATTCGGGGGACGGTCAGTCCCCATGCAAATCACGGGTGCAACTCCCGGTGGCGGCACAAATGACTGGCTTCAGGTAAATTGTACACAAAATCAGACATTTGCATTGAAGACGGACGGCACTCTGTGGTGCTGTGGATTTAACGGGTATTCCGTTCTTGGCCTAGGCCGTGCAGGAGAACTTCGTGGGGGTGATGGCTTCGGTCTTGTTGGCAGATTCACTCTTCAGGGAACAACGGCTGACAAGTGGAAGGATGTTTCTGGAAATGGAGTCAGCATAGCAGGAATACGCCAAGACGGAACCCTTTGGGGATGGGGGGGCAGGAATTACGGCGTTGGTTGCGTTCCTTACATGGTTCTTATCTCTTCTCCGATGTTGGTATCTTCCTTCAATGGGTGGACAACCAACATTGGAGCAACGGGAGTCAGAAACATTGGAACCGGGATCGGTTCGGCAATGGTCATTCGCAGAAGGAAGACAGATCCGAATTGAGAATATAATTTATTCGATTCGTGGCTAACATTGCGTTCTTATCCTAAATAAGGATGGAGTCTACATCATGCAGCATACCATTCATTTTCTTTCCGGCCTGCCTCGCAGCGGGTCAACCGTCCTCTCCTCCCTCCTCAATCAGCATCCACAGGTTCATTCCACTTCAACTAGTGGTCTGATCGACATCATGGGTGCCGTCTGCGTGGCATGGGAGCAATCGCCTTCAACCGTAGCACAGTCTGCCGACAAGGAAGAGGCATATCGCCTTCTCCGCTCCGTTGCCGACAGCAAGTATGAAACCGTGTCCAAGCCGGTCATCATCGACAAGAGCCGTGGATGGGCAAATCCGCAGATCATGGAAACGCTGACACAGGTTCTCGGAAAGCCGCCAAAGATCATTGCCACGGTCAGGAACCCCGCCGATTGCGCTGCATCGTTTGTCCGTGTTGCCAAACCAAAGGATGTTCCGAATTTCCTGCGCTCTTCTCAACTCATAGCGCATCTGAAGTCCTCGTATGCAATTCTCAACCAAGGCTACGAGAAGCATCCAGAGAATTTCTGCTTCGTTGATTACGATGATCTCATCCAGTCTCCGCAGGCGCAGATGGATCGCATCATCAAGTTCCTTGGTCTTGAGCCACACAAATTCGATTTCCACAACATCGACACCAAGGTAGTTGCAGAGAAGGATGATGAGGCATGGGGGATTCCGAATCTTCACACGATAGCCCCTCGCTTGGGCAAGCAGCATAATCAGGATGCAAGGACGGTTCTTGGCTTCAAATACGATGACTTTGATCCGCCCAAGTTCTGGAAGGGGGAAAATTTTGAAGCACCACGAAAGAAGAAGAAGATTGACATCTCGGTGGAACTTGCCATGCGTGGGGAATTCGACAAGTCCTACAAGATATTGTGTGAGGCACAGAAAGAGAATCCCGAGTGCAACAAAATCGCATTCAACATGGGTTGGTATGCCTTGCGTCAGGATCGCTTGCAGGAAGGCATGGAAAACCTTGCCCGTGGACGGTTTGAGAATTGCTTTGGCAATCCCAAGCCACCCGTGCCGACTCCTTTGTGGGATGGAAAAAGCATGGGAACAATTTTGTACAATCTTGAGGCTGGCCTAGGTGACCAGATTCATGCCCTGAAGTACATTCAAGACATCAATCGTCGTGGTTGTGATGTTATCGTTGCTTGTTCTCCCGAACTCTGCCCGTTGGTGAAAGTTTGCACGGGAGTCAAGATGATCATAGACCATGCAGCGGCAGGAATGGTCTATCATGACTTCTGGGTTCCATCCATGTCCGTGCTGTTGCCCCTTGGTTATGAATACAAGGACATCAGCGGAAAGCCATACATCCCACGGACACGGCATCCTATCAACAAGCGTCCTGTGATAGGTGTGCGTTGGCAGGGAAACCCCAAGTTCGAACATGAACAGAACCGAAGATTCCCCCTCAAGCCTTTCTTTGATGCTCTTCGCAACATAGATGCGGATTTCATTTGCTTGCAGCGTGACGAAGGGGAGGAAGACTGTCCAGACTTCATCAAAAAAGTTGCTCTCAATGATTGGGAACAGACACGGGATGCAATCTCAGGATGTGACTTAGTGATTTCCTCATGTACAAGCGTTGCCCATCTTGCGGGTGCAATGGGAGTTGAAACCTGGGTCGTGGTTCCTGTTCTCAATTATTACATTTGGAGCGTACCGGGGAACAAGACACCATTCTATGATTCGGTACGGCTATTTCGTCAGCAGAAATTTGGCTGTTGGAAGGCTCCGACACAGGAAATTGCCGAGGCATTGGCTGCTAAATATCCGAGCATCAAGCCGCCATCGAAGGCTGCACCAAGAACAACAAAGGCAACAAGGAGAAATCACAATGCAGAAATATGTCAGAGTAGAGAATGACCAAGTGGTTGAATGCCTTGACTATCTTCCCGGTACACCGGGAGATTGGCGGGAGGCAATCGACATCACACCGACTCTTATACCTTTAAAGCAAATTTGTGGGCCACATCATTTCGATATCAGCAAGAATCCCGTAGAAATCGTGTGGAGCGTGATTGACTTGAATGAGCAGGAACGGAAGGAAACATTGATGAATATTCTGGTTAGTCCCTTGACCTTCAAAATGCAGCAAGAAATGCAAAAAGAATTCAACAATTCTTTAGAGGGAATTGGAATGGATGTTGATTTTGTTCGTTCGTTGACTGAACAAGTTCGGGCAATCAAGACAGAGATTGCTGCCCTGACCACTCACGAAGAAATTGATGCATACATCGCCGCCAAGGGAATCACTCCCTGAACTGACTTTCACAATTAGTGGGGACAAGTCGTGAGAATTGCTTTTACCATCATACATAATGGTCTTCATCACCTGAAGCACAACGATCAAGCGGAGAGAATCCTTTCGATGTGCGACAGGTGGGTGGTGGTGGAAGGAGCCGCCCGTTCCAAGGGCAGCACGACTTGGTGCAAGGAGTTTCCCGAAAGTCTCCATGAAAATGGAGCCAGCGTGGACGGGACATTGGATTACCTGAACGATCTTTCGCAGAAGAACGACAGGCTGATCCTTGTCCCGTCCACCGGCTTCTGGGAATCCAAGGATCATCAGGTCAATCGGGCAATTGTGGAAGTCCGCAAGATCACGGATCGCTGTTTCCTGTGGGAGTTCGATGCCGACGAGCAATGGGATGCTGAGTCGATGGATGCAGCGGAAAAAGAACTTGTTGAAAAGAACGCCAAGGCAGGATGTTTTGCAGCAGATTGCTACATCGGCAGGAACCTGATGGCAATCGGAGATTGGGGCGAGGCAAGGACATACGGATACACCCGCCTGTGGAATTGGGAAGGCGAGAACTTCATCTGCCATGAGCCTCCCGTGCTTGAGGGGCTGATGGGGATCGATCCAACCATGCTGTCGCCTAGATTCAAGCACTACAACTATCACTTTGAGAAGGATGTTGCATTCAAGGATGCATGGTATGGTGGTCATGAGGGAATCCTTGAAAGATGGAAGTTGATCAATTCCCTTGACAAGCGATTCTTCCCAATGCACATCTCAAACCTCATCACGGGGCCGTGGGGCAAGTCCAACAGCGCAATAATATGGAACAATAGAAATGAAGAACATCCTCGTCATTGGTGACAGTTGCCGAGATATCTTTGTGTACTGCGATGCACATAGGCTATGCCCCGATGTTCCTGTTCCTGTGTTGAATGTCTCCTATCAAACAGAGAACAAGGGAATGGCTTTGAATGTTCAGGAGAATATCAAGGCTCTTGGACAGCCTTGCGACATCTTCACAAATTCAAATTGGCACGATGTCACCAAGACTCGCTATGTCCACGCAACAAGCAACCATGCTTTCTTCCGTGTTGACTCTGGCATCAAGCCAGAAAGAATGATGAATTGTCCTTCTCTTCTATACGGGATGATCGTGATCTCCGATTACAACAAGGGATTTCTCAAGGAAGAAGACATTGCAGCCATCTGTTCCATGCACGACAATGTATTCGTTGACACCAAGAAGCGACTTGGCCCATGGCTCAACCATGCCCGATACATCAAAATCAATGCATCCGAGTACATGGCATCCAAAGAATTCATCACGCCGGAACTGAAGGACAAGATCGTCGTTACCCTCGGCAAGGATGGCTGCGAACACAGGGATCATATCTATCCCGTGCAGCAATCCGATGTCCGTGATGTCTCGGGAGCAGGAGACACCTTCCTCGCGGGACTTTGCGTGAAGTACTTGCAGACAAGCGACATAGAGGAATCCATAATGTTTGCAAATCGTTGTGCGGCTTCTGTGGTGAAGCATCGTGGAGTCACGGTGGTTGATCCGAATGAAATCTGAAATCAACAAGATTGTACTCACCAACGGCGTGTTTGATGTCATTCACAGAAAGCACATCGAACTCCTGTCATTCTGTAAGGAGCAAGGTGACTATCTGATCGTGGCGATAGATTCGGATCGCAGGGTGAGAGAAACCAAGGGAAGCACTCGCCCAATCAACAGCGAGATGGACAGGAAGTTTGTTCTGAATTCCTTGAAATTTGTTGACGAAGTTCTTGTGTTTGACACGATCCAAGACCTTCGGCAATTGCACAAAGGGATTCGCCCAAACATCTATGTAAAGGGCGGTGACTGGCAGGAATCGTTTCTGCGTGAAACCGATGGTATACTTCCTGCCACCAAGGTCATCCTCTTTCCATACGAGAATTCCTATTCCTCCACGAAGACCATAGAAAGAATGAGGCAATCGCAATGATCGTTGTTACCGGCGCATCTGGCTTCATAGGAAGCAGGATGGTTGCATATCTGAACACATTGGGCATCACGGACATAGCCGTAGTTGATGACTTTGAGGTCAATCACAGGCTCGGGTATGCAAGCAAGGCAAACTACGCCAACTTGCAGTCTTGTGAGTTTGGGACCGTGCATCCAATCATCATGAGTAGGGATTCGATACTTCCTGTTGGTGACATTCAGGCAGTATTTCACTTTGGTGCCATCAGCAACACTCTCGAAAAGGACACCTCAAGGCTCTACAACTACAATACCCGCTACACCTACATCCTTGGCGAGGCTTGCAAGGAGAGGGGCATTCCCCTGCTGTTCAGTTCAACCGCAGCAGTCTATGGCAACGGAAACGGTCCTCTGAACGACTATGCCAAGTCCAAGAGGATTTCCGAAAAAGATATATCTGCTCATGCCGTATGCTTCAGGCTTTTCAATGTGTATGGTCCCAACGAATCACACAAGGGCAGGATGGCATCGGTAATCCATCATTGGCACAACCAACTGACCAAGAACGGAATTCTTGAGATGTTTGAAGGTTCCCATGCGTACAAGCGTGACTTCATTTGGGTCAACGATGTGTGCCGAGTCTTTCATTCGGCATCGATCAACTACCAGCCGGGAATCTATGACTTGGGAAGCGGCAGGAGCGAAGCCCTTGACAAGGTTGCTAGAGTGGTGATTGCTGCTCATGGTGGCGGTGAAATCAAGGAGATACCGATGCCAAGCGACTTGGCGCTTCAGTATCAGACAAACACGCAGTCAGATATTGTTGCCATAAGAAACAATGGTTGGTGCGTAGACATGATGGGAATTGAGATGGGAATCCCCCTGTACATCGAAAAGTTGAGGAACGCAAAATGGCAAGTCGCAAGTTGAAGAGCGAGATGGTGGAAAAAGGTTGGGGCAACGAGATCATCTTTGCCAACAACGGAAGATACTGCGGAAAGTTGCTGAACCTGAACGCAGGAAAGAAGTTCAGTATGCACTTTCACCTGATGAAGGACGAGACATGGTATGTCGCCAAGGGAAGCCTGATACTTCGTTGGATCGACACCTCGGATGGCAAGACGCATTGGGAGAAACTTGATGTGGGAGATGTAGTGAGGAACTTCTCGGGGTTTCCCCATCAACTTGAGGCAATAGAAGACTCAACGATATTTGAAGTTTCCACCCAACACTTCGACCACGACAGTTACCGTGTACTGCCCGGAGACAGCCAGAAGTGAGATACGCCTTCGACATCGACAATACATTGGTTTCCACGCAGGGTAGCGATTACCAAAATTCAACCCCGATACAACATCGAATTGATTCGGTGAATCGTCTTTACGAGGAAGGCCATACCATAATTCTTTTCACGGCAAGGGGTTCTGCATCAGGCAATGACTATACAGAATTCACCAAGCAGCAGATGGAGAAATTCGGAGTCAAGTATCATGTTCTCATCACGGGCAAGCCGGATGTAGATGTCTTCATAGATGACAAGGCAATGTCGGTTCGCGAGTGGGATCGAAAGCAAGGACGAATTGTTCTTCGCTTTTGAAAATAGCAGAAATACTTATCCACAATCGACAAATCCCTTGCACGAATGAGTGTTTCTGCGTATCCTTTGGTCTAAATACACTCACCAAACAAGACACAACAAGGAGAAGAAAATGAGTGAACACGGACTTCCCACGCCTTACCAGCATTTCATCCATCTTTCAAGATATTCAAGATGGCTTGAATCGGAGAACCGCAGAGAGACATGGGAAGAAACGGTGGCTCGTTACTTCGACTTCTTTGACAAGCACCTTGGCAGCAAGATCACCAAGGAGCATCGCAAGGAACTTGAGACTGCCGTTCTGAACCTTGAGGTGATGCCTTCCATGCGGGCATTGATGACCGCCGGTCCTGCTCTTGAGCGTTGCAATGTAGCGGGATACAACTGTGCATTCGTGGCAGTCAATCGTGTCCGTGCTTTCGATGAAATCCTCTATGTGCTGATGTGTGGCACGGGAGTGGGCTTCAGCGTGGAGAATCGCTTCGTCTACAAGTTGCCGACCGTTGCCGAGGAATTCTTCCCAAGCGACACCGTGATCGTGGTTGAGGATTCCAAGATCGGATGGGCAAAGGCATTCAAGGAACTCATCAGCCTGCTGATTGTAGGACAACTTCCCAAGTGGGATGTCTCCAAGGTCCGTTCCAAGGGTGCAAGACTCAAGACATTTGGTGGCCGTGCAAGCGGTCCCGATCCGCTTGTCGAATTGTTCAAGTTCACATCCGACACCTTCCGTAAGGCAGCAGGCCGCAAGTTGACAACAATTGAATGCCATGACATCGTTTGCAAGATCGCGGAGATCGTGGTGGTTGGTGGCGTTCGTCGCTCTGCATTGATCAGCCTGTCTGACCTCAACGATGAGCGGATGCGTAATGCCAAGGTTGGTCAATGGTGGGTGATCGATCCACAGAGGGCATTGGCAAACAACTCTGCCGTCTACCAAGAGAAGCCCGAGATCGGCACCTTCATGGACGAGTGGGTTTCTCTGTACAAGTCAAGGAGCGGTGAGCGTGGAATTTTCAATCGCGATGCAGCCAAGAAGCAAGTTTCGAAGTTGGGTGATCGTCGTGATCCAAACTTTGACTTTGGAACAAACCCATGCTCGGAGATCATCCTGCGTGACCGTGAATTCTGCAACTTGTCCGAAGTGGTGATTCGCAGCACCGACAGCGTGAATGACCTGACTCGCAAGGTTCGTCTTGCTGCCATCCTTGGCACATGGCAGGCATCCCTGACCAACTTCCGCTACATCTCAAGCGAGTGGAAGAAGAACTGCGAGGAGGAGGCTTTGCTTGGGGTTTCGCTCACGGGAATCCTTGACAATTCCCTGCTGCGAAACTACAACAATCTTGATGGACTTCTTGAAACAATGAAGCAAGTCGCAGTCAAGACAAACGCCGAATGGGCAAAGAAGATCGGCATCAACCCTGCCGCAGCCATCACTTGCGTCAAGCCTTCGGGAACTGTGTCTCAGTTGGTTGACGCTGCTTCAGGAATCCATGCCCGTCACAGCGAATACTACATTCGCACAGTCCGGGCAGACCGCAAGGATCCGCTGTGTCAGTTCATGATCGACCAAGGCTTCCCCGCAGAGCCTTGCGTGATGCGTCCTGACCATACGATGGTTTTCTCTTTCCCAATGAAGTCGCCAAAGGGTTCACCTACACGAAACGACATCACGGCCATTGAACATCTTGAATTGTGGAAGATGTACCAAGACCATTGGTGTGAACATAAGCCTTCCATCACGATCACGGTTCGTGAGCATGAATGGCTTGATGTTGGTGCATGGGTCTACAATCACATTGACAGCATCTCGGGAATTTCGTTCCTACCTCACTCCGATCACAGTTATCAGCAGGCACCATACCAAGACTGCACCAAGGAGCAGTACGAGGCCATGGTTGCCAAGATGCCGAAGAATGTCGATTGGAGCCTGCTGTCAAATTACGAGAAGGAAGACAATACCGCAGGGACGCAGACATTCGCATGTTCTGCGGGTTCGTGTGAGATTGTTGACTTAACACAAGCGAGTTGAATAAATACTCCTGCTGTGAAGATAGCAGGAATCGATTACTCACTCTGCTCCCCTGCCGTCACCGTTCATAGCGGTGACGGCTTTTCTTTGGAGCAATGCAAGTCCCACTTTCTGACGGACACGAAGAAACACGCCACCATGTACATGTCAACAGGACTGCATTGCCGTGGGTGGGACTATCCGCAATGGTCGATGCCTGAGTTTGGGCGAGGGGAAGATAGGTACGACAAGATATCCGATTGGACAATGAACCTTATCTCCGACTGCGATCTTGTCTACATTGAAGACTATGCCCTAGGTGCCAAGGGAAAGGTTTTTAACCTTGGCGAGAATTGTGGATTGTTGAAATGGAAAATGTGGAAAGCGGGAATAGGCTTTCATCTCGTTGGTCCCACGGTAGTGAAGAAGTTCGCAAGTGGCAAGGGAAATGCCGACAAGGACAAGATGTATGAGGCATTCCTAAAAGAAACAGGGGCTGACATCCGAAAGGAAATCAGCCCCGAGTCCAAGAAGGTTACGAGTCCCGTGTCTGATATCGTGGACTCTTACTTTATCTGCAAGTACGCTTACAGTTCGCTTGCAAGCATCTGACTGCGTAAGCGCCTGTGCGCCCGTGTGCCCGTACACCCCCACTCGGGCGGGAGCGCACACGCCCATGCGCCCGTGTGCGTGAGGCGTTCGGTTTGATAGGGAATCTCCTCATGGACATCCCCCATGTCATCATCAAAATCGTCTTCTTGCGGACGGGTTCTTGGATCAGCGGCCACGATGGAACTTCTCCTTTGTTTCGAAAAAGAAATCGTCATCTTCATAATCATCCTGCGAGAAAGCATCATTCAGGTTTCTGTGATGCTTCAAAATCTTCTTGTGGTGAGTGTCGCTGCGGCGACTAGAACTGCGCTCCAATGCGCCATTGTCCTTTTCCTGACTCATGTCTTTACTGCCTTTATGGGAATTAGATTTGGGAAAGCGATGTCCACAACCTCCCGTGGAAGGCCAGGAATTTCCCCTTCGATCATCTGCTCAATGGTCTTTGCCTCTGAAGGATGGACCGACTCAAGCAGTTGAATCAGAAGTTCGTTCTTGCGCTTCTCGGTGACTGGATTGTCCTTTTGAAAGACATACAGTCTTCGATACTCAATCATGAGATTGGTAAACGCAAGTCCCTCGGGTGCAGGATCGGGCGTGTATGCGGGTGCCTTTTCGCAGTACCAAGTCACCTTCGGATCATATGTGTACTTCAGTACTTCTTGCAAGGCAGGCGATCCATGCGCCCGCAGGATGTTGGCCTTGTCTCTGTTTGACCCCTGCGATGCAGCCTTTGTCAGTATCTCCGAAATCAGTAGTTGCATGGTAAATGCTCCTTCGTCCTTATTTAGTAGACGGCAAGGATAATTGTGTCGGCATTTACCCTGCCGCTTGCTTCTTTTTCCACGGTATTTGAAAGACCGATGGCATTCTTAACAGAGCGAATTCCCCCATCCTCACGGACTGCCTTCAGGAGGGGGTCTGGCTTACGCAGCCGCTTGGATTTGGACTTGTCGGCATCAAATCCGATGACCGTAGTTCCCTTGATGGAAAGCCCCGTCTTGGTGGATGCCTCAAGGATGGTACAAGTCTTGGTCTTCGTGTTGAACAGAATGGCTTTCTCTGCCCCGACGATCTTTGTTGGATGCACGGACTTGATCTTCCAAGTCTCGTCTTCCTTCTTGTATTTCAGGTTCTTGACCACCTTGACCGGATCCTTCGGTCTGCGACGGCGAGGCTGTCTCAACTTCTTGGAAATCTCAACCTGATGTTGGCAGGCTTCGATGAGGCAATTGAGCCACTTGTGGTATTCCTTCAACTGCTTCTTGGTGTACAGCGAATAGGCTTCCTTCAACTGCTCGTCGGCCTTGCCCCCAAGAAGGGTTTCGATTGGATCAAGCCGCCGCCGAAACCACTCTGCGATTCGGGTTGCCTGAATACCACGAATATTTCTTTTCCGAATGTAATCGGCAATGACATTGCATCCATTCTTTGGATTCGTACTGCCGCCGATAAAGAACTGATCTTCAAACTGTTCAAGTTCACCAATGAGAATTGAAACTTGCTCACGGATGCGATCTTGAATATTGGGAAGCCCTTCCACCTTCTCCACCTCACGGATGGACTTGCCCTTCTCCGCAAGGTGCCTAATCGCCTTCAGGAGCCGTTCCTTGCGTACCTCGGGCAAAGGTGCCCCTAGACTCAGGAGCCTCGCCAGAACGCCTACAATGCATCCGGGTTCATGTGGGGCCACCTCATCGGGAGTGGTCGTAGTCTGCCCTGTACGGGCGACTGCCTTAATTTCAGAATCCCCGAAGTTATTGGCCTTCATGAATTCTAAAATCCACTTCCGATGGTCGTTGTCATCGGACATATGGTGATACCAATTTTCAGCCCGTGCCAAGGCACAAGCCCGTTCCACGGGATCTTTTGAAATTTCGTCCCATTGGGGTTCGGTTCCCCAATGAACCTGTTCGGCTTTCGTTGCCATGTGGGATATCTTATCGTCTGCTATTTTGATGTCAAGCCCTATTTGGGTATTGACATGGATTGGTTTGCTGTTATACTTATGCAAGCACCGAAGAAATCCCAAAAGGTTTGGGATCGATGCAGTTCATCTACAAAGGTGAATCATGTCAGAGAAGCACGATACGAAGACGCACTCCCGCAAGCCGCAGAAGGTTTGGGTGCAGTCCCTGAACAAGGTCGGACAAGTCAAGAAGGTTGAGCGTGATCCCGTGTGGGGTTCGCAGTATCTCGTCAGCGTCTACTCTCCTGAGTGGATCGGTGACACCCATCCCTATGAACACTTTTGGGTCAAGGAGGATGATGTGTTGCCCGTGAAGGAGAGGGAGGAAGCCTGAGATGCGAATGAGCAAGTACGATCTCCCCACGGACGAGATTGACATTCTTGCCCTTGATGCCTCCGATCCCTCCAACTATGAGGAGGAAGACGAGGATGAGTCGTGGGACGAGGAAGACGATCTTCCTGAATGGGATGATGAAGAAGAGGATGAGGACGGTGAAGGCGAAGCGGATGTTGAGGAAGACGAAGACGAGGATTGGGCGAACACCGAAGACGAAGACTTCTGAATAAATCCACCTTGGCTTGGGGATGATCGACCATCCCCTTCTGGCCCCATCGTCTAGTTGGTCTAGGACACCTCCCTTTCACGGAGATAACAGGGGTTCGAATCCCCTTGGGGTCACTTATGCTACAATCAACGCAATGAACATCTTTTACCTACACGAATATCCTGACAAGTGCGCCCAAATGCATTGCAACAAGCATGTGGTCAAGATGGTTCTTGAATACACGCAGTTGCTTTCCACGGCACATCGCTTGTTGGATGGCAAGCAATCAATCGTAAAGATAAATGGCAGGAACATGAAGCGTTGGACGCTTGAAAACAATGTTCTGAACGAACGGCTGTTTCTCGCTTCCCATGTCAACCATCCATGTGCTGTTTGGGCACGGGAAACCCAAGACCAATACCTGTGGCTGCACAGACTCCTGACGCACTTGCTCAAGGAATACTCCTTTCGCTACGGCAAGACTCATTCCGTACAGAACCGCTGTTGGGATGATTTGCGTAAGCATCCATTTGCGCTCAACAGCAAGCGTGGGTGGCGTGAGCCTCCACAAGCCATGCCCGATGATTTCAAAGTTCATGGGAACTCCGTGCTTGCATATCGCAAGTACTATGTCGGTGCAAAGTCAAAGTTAGCCAAGTGGTCAGTCCGTCCTGCACCCGATTGGTGGTCGCTAAATATCCTTACACAGAAGGAGAACACTAATGCCGTTCTATGACTACAAGTGTAAGGGGTGCGATCATGCATTTGAAGAGATGCTTCGGATGGCTGACATCGACAAGCCAACCAAGAAGAAGTGTCCCAAGTGCGGAAAGAAGAAAGTGGAAATCGTGGTGGGAACACCCGCAGTATGCGATCCCGTTCGCATTGGCGTTCGCCGTCCCGACCAAGGGTGGAAGGAAGTGATGGCAAAGGTCAAGGAAGCACACCCAAGATACAACATGAAGGGCAGACTAGGATGAACTTTCCGCAAATCAGGTCGGTACAGATTGAAGATTACGGGCGATTCTATGAATCACCGATGACGGGTCATTGGTATCCCTCTGTCACCACCGTGACGGGGTTTGCCAAGAAGGACTTCTGGACAAAGTGGAGGAGCAATCCTGAGAACAGGAAGACCTCCGATCTTGCCATTGCCCGTGGCAACATGATGCACGAACTTGCCGAGGCATACCTGAAGAAGGAGTACGAGAAGATTGACCGTGTTCCTCTTTCCGACAAGGTTCTGTTCGTGCAGTTGAAGAAGTACCTTGACCGCATCAACTCCGTGTATGCACAGGAGATTCCGATGTGGTCGGACACTCTTCGCATGGCAGGACGATTCGACTGCATCGGTGAATACGATGGCAAGCCGTCGATCATCGACTTCAAGTCTTCAAAGACCGAGAAGAAGCCTGAGTGGATTCTCAACTATTTCCAGCAGGCAACTGCATACGCCCACATGTGGGTCGAACGGACGGGGCAGAAGTTGCCTCAGATCGTGATCCTTGTGTCCTGCGACAATGGAGCAGACCAGGAATTCATCCGCAGTCCGCTTGACTATCGCGAGAGCCTTCGTGATGCCATCGACAACTATTGGGCAAACAACGATTTCAAGGAACTTCAGGAAAGGGCCAAGGATGCGTTTGCTAAGACGGCTGTTTCCGTGGCTTAAGAAGAATATTCCTCTTGAAACCAATGGAGAGGAACGCTATCATTGCGTCCGCATCTTCCGCAAGGAAGGCGACGAGATCGTCATGCTCCTGACCGAGAAGGAAATGGAGAATGGGATTCGTCGTGCCATCGAAAGAATCGGAGTGGTCCCTTATTCGGAGTAAGCATGGGTTCCATCGTGAACATGAACAATGACTTCAGCAAGGAAGTCGAAGAATTCGTAAAGAAGCAGAAGGAACCATCGTACATCGATGCGGTCCTGCACCTGTGCGAGAAGCACGGAGTTGAACCCGACACCATCTCAAAGTTGTTGAGCAAGCCGATCAAGGAACGGCTAAAGGTGGAGGGTCAGCAGTTGAACTTACTCAAGAGGGATTCCAAGTTGCCGCTATGAACGGCTACGAAGCATATCGAATCTATGTCTCCCTGAAAGCGCATTTTCGTGGCGGGAACTATGACTTCTTTCGCTACGGAAGACTGACTCCGAAGGTACAGACATACGAGACTCGCAAGGATCGCCACTTCTTCGACAAGTTGGCAAAGCGCCATCCATTGGAGGAGAACATGGTCAAGTTTCTCCTGTCTCAGATTCAGGAAGACCCGAACATGTGGGTTGGTTCCATGCTTGGCGAAGAAGCGAATCAGCGTTACCTTGAGTGGCGCAAGCGCAACGAACGGCTGTCCTACCAATTTGGTGAGGATGTCAAGACTATCATCAAGTATGCCTCAATCCATGAGAAGTTCACTCCAAGTGCATGGGGCAACATGTTCGTGGTTTCCGAAAAGGGCAACCACCCACGAATCCTCAAATTGCTGATGCAGAAGAAGATCGCTCCTGAATCATTCTGTGTCTTGGACGGGATGCTCAATTTCACCAAGTCATGGAATTCAAAACTTCAAGGCGATCCTGTTTGGGAAGAGATGAAGGCACGACTGAACGGCTACAAGTCCTTCGTACTGCATTTCTCAAACATGGACAATTTGAAGGAATCGGTGCGAAGAATCCTGTCTGAATCGGCAGAAACCAACTTGACCGCAGACTAGATACCTGTATACTCTTTACATTACCCATACTCACCATACTCACACACGAAAGGACACGAAACATATGGGATTCTCTGATCTTAAGAAGAAGTCAAAGTCGATGACGGAACAACTCTCCAAGGAAATGGAGAAGTTGACCACCAAGGGGGGCTACGAAAAGGATGACCGTTTCTGGTCGCTTGAGCGTGACAAGGCAGGCAATGGCTATGCCGTGATTCGCTTCCTTCCCGCCGTGGAGAACGAGGAGATTCCGTGGGTTCGGGTCTTCAGCCACGGGTTCAAGGGCAAGGGTGGATGGCTCATCGAAAACTGCCCGACCACCATCGGCAAGAAGTGCCCGATCTGCGAGGGTAACAACGAACTGTGGAACAGCGGAGTGGAGTCGGACAAGTCCATCGCCCGTGACCGCAAGCGCAAGTTGACCTACATCTCCAACATCCTTGTCGTGAAGGATCCTGCCAATCCTTCCAACGAGGGCAAGGTCTTCCTCTTCAAGTACGGTGCGAAGATTTTCGAGAAGATCAACGACAAGATGACACCCAAGTTCGATGACGAGAAGCCGATGAATCCATTCGACTTCTGGCAGGGTGCCAACTTCAAGTTGAAGGCCACGATTGGTGATGGTGGCTATGTCAACTATGAGAAGAGCGCCTTCGACTCCGCTGAACCGCTCCTTGAGGGCGAAGATGCAGAACTAGAGGCTGTTTGGAAGAAGGAGCATCCGCTGCTTCCCTTCGTTGCACCCGATCAGTTCAAGGCTTACGAGGAACTGAAGGATCGTCTGCACACGGTTCTCTTTACGGAGGCTCCCGAGAAGAAGGCCGAGGACGAGCCTGTGCGTGAGTCCCTTTCGCAGAAGTTCGCCAAGAGCAACAAGGCCGTCGAAGAGGCAGTCAAGCCTGCGGCGAAGAAGCCTGCTCCAAAGAAGGAAGACGATGGCGACGATGATGCCCTCGCCTACTTCCGCAAGTTGGCCGAAGAGGACTGATTGTAAAACTCAAACCTTTCGCGACTGCCGCTCGGAAACGGGCGGCAGTTGTGTTTATGTGGCGATCAAAGCCCGTGTCGGATCCATGTGGTGAACAGGATTTGGAGAAAGAGCAACAGGAATTGTGTTGTTGCCTCCTCCACCGCCAGCAACATTGTTTGTCATTGACGATGTATTGTTGATGATGACCGGTGCGCTGACTGCCTTTGGTTCTGCCATTCCCATTCTTTCGGAATAAGGCATGAAAGGAGCGGTTGTCGGGGCAGCGGCACCGCTTTCCCTCAGCATTATCGCTTCAGCATTGGCTCGGAACAAAGGACTTTCTAGCCTGCTTCTTGTCCGTGATTCGGTAATCTTTCTTTCGGTTTCCTGCTCTTCCCGAATCTGCGCCTGTGTTGCCATTTCCTGCCGCTTATCCGGTTCTTCGTCACCAAACCAATCAAACCACCCGAAGATCGTTTCCTTGACGGCAGCAAAAGCCTCATCAAGGACAGCGGTGAATTCGTCTATCCATGATGTTATGTTGTCGAATGCTTCCTGCGTATTTTCATTGAGATATGTAAGCCAGTCAGAGACTGCCGTGAAGGCATCGACAATAGGCCCAAAGATCATGCCAACGAACTTCATGATTCCAACGAAGATCGGCACCACAAGGTAGTCAAGCAATGGCTTCAGCACGAAGTCATAGATCATCTTCACCACTTCAAAGACCATCTTGAACACGAACTTCAATATGGCAAGAACGGGAGTGAGAAGAATCAACACGAACCCTACCAACTTGGCGACAATTTCACCGACCTTCTTGAGAACCGTGAATATCGGCTTCAGCACATTCTCAAACAAAGATCCGACGATTGGCTTCAGCGTATCGTTCCATAAGTCATATAGTGTTCCTCCGAGCCAAGAGAACACATCCGCAAAGACCTCAAAGAAACCTGAAACTTGGGTGATGATTCCATCAAGAGGCTTGGACAATGCATCATACATTGCCTCAAAGTCAAGGATGAAGTCGCTCAATCCGAGGGTCAGGAACGCAGCAATTCCTTTGAGCAATCCCACGAAGATGGACTTGATTACGCCACCAACTCCTTCGGTTTCCATCTTCTTGAAAGCCGAAACAATGGTTTCAATCACAGACGGAATAACTGACAGGAAAGGAATGTACTTTGCTATGCTTGCACCAAAACGGAATGCTGTCTTGAAGACTCCAAGAGCGGCCTCACCGAAGATGAATTCAACGGACTGCATTATCGTCTTGAGGATTCCTGCTCCTCCGCCCGAGAACATCGATGTGATTCTTCCAAAGCCATTCGAAACGCTGCTTCCGATGCTTGAGAAAAGTCTTGTGAATGTCGGAAAGAGACTTTTGAACGAGTTGCCTATGAATGTAGTCAATTCAAGGAACTTACCACCAACACGGGAGGCTATCCCGAGGAATACCTCACCTGTCAGCCTGACCACGGTGTTGCCAATGCTGTAAATTCTGTTTGTCAAATATCGAATCCCATCGACAAAGAAGGCAAGACCATCTCCAACGACACCGAATCTTCGCAAAAACTTGGTTGTCACATCAAGCATCGAAGTGACGAACGGACCAACAGACTTGGAAAACAAGGTGAACATCTTCCCGATTTCAAGGATTGCGGTCTTGTACATGGGTATCGCCGTGGCGATGAATCCTGTAATTCCACCCAACGCACCCATCAACAGACTCACAGGCATACTGACCTTTTCTGCTCCTGCTGCTCCCATTCCGAGGAGTCCGCGAGTCCCGCCCAACAGACTGCTCCTTGCCATCAAAGCGGCAGGCAGGGCCAACGCATTATTATAAATGCCTTTCAGCCCAGTTTGTGTCTTCGCCAATTCGTTGACTGCATTGGCCAACTGTTTGGTTGCGTCTTCCGTGGCCTTGGTGCCAGCCTTGCTTGCGTCCTTGCTTTCGTCTGCTGCTTCCTTTGCTGCCGCTGCCGCCGCTTTCTGTGCATTGGCGGCATCCTCAGTCTTGTCAACCAATTCTCCTGTGTTGGTGGCCGTGGTCTGTACAGCGTCCTTGATCGCCTCTGCTGTCTGTGCAGTCATAGCAACAGGAGTCGCAGGACTTGCGCCGGGTACAGCGGGAGCAGTACCAAGAACAGCCTCAACCTCCGTTCCTGTTTTTGCATTGTTGAGAAGATCACCTATGCTTGGTTGGTTCTCTGCTTTTTCCTTGGCGGCTTCTGCTGCACCCTTTAGGGAATTTTCAAGGTTTATACCGAATTCAGATGCCTTCTTGGTCATCTCCTCGAACTTCTGATTCGTATCTTGCAGCCTAGCACCGAGTTTCGTCAGAGGATCGCTGACATCCTTGGTAGTCTTGGTCAAATCCTCGTAGGACTTCTTGGCAATCTCAAGAGTGTCCTTCATCTTCTTCAGATTCAGACGCACCCCATCCACTTCCCCCGTATTCTTGTCAAATGCCTTGGTAGAATTAGAAAGACGCTTCTCAAGGTCTTTGAGCGAAGCCACAGCATCGTCTATTCTGCTTGTTAGACCGGCTAGACTGCTTCCAAGAATGTCTTCTTCTGCCATGTGTCCTTTTCCTTATCGGTGCTTGGCTTGCTCTTGTTCCATTCTCTCCTTTTCCTCTTTCACATAGTTGATCAGCAATCCAATGTAGGTCTGCCTTTCCCAAGGCATCATGTTCTCGATTTCAGTCAGGCTGAACTCATGTTGTTTCATCATTATAAAATTAGTCTGCATCATGTTCGCAAGTGACTCATGACACATCAGGATGTAAAAAAATCTTTGATCCCTCGCAATGTGTACTTGTTGTCCTTGCTGCACTTGTGACACACGAAGGAAACTTCCTTCTTGATTGTCGGCATGGTGTTGAAGAAGTCCATGATTTTCATGAACATCGGCTGTGACAGATTTTCGATGAACTCCTTGACTTCTTCCTTCGTGAAGTCCTTGGTCTTGTATGTGTTACCACGATCCTGTATCACTTCGATGCAGGCAGCAATCAAGTCCATTGCCGCTTCCGTATTCTTCTTGGTATCTGCGGTTTCGTCCATATCGGCAGTCTGCATGTCTTCGATTGTCGGATACCGCATGAGGACGCTCAACGAATCCGTGATCTTGATCGTCGTTGAGTGGTTCTCGGGCTTGATGACCTGTATTGAAGGAAGTTCGATTTCGATGCTGTTGGTTGCCTCGCATGAAGAACACTTGATTCCGACCGATGCCGTTTCGCCAACAGAGCGAATGCGAAGTTGCAGTAGAACATACTCAAGGTCAAACGGAGGAGCCGTATCGACATTTACTTGTCCAAAGGTGCAGTCTTTGATTACTTGCTTGGTAGTGGACTGAATCTGCACCGGATCCTTGGTTTCCATTGCCAAGAGAAGAACCTTCTCCTCCTTGACGAGGAATGGTCGGTACTTAACCTTCTTGCCGGTCGAAGGAAGTTTCAGTTCATATTCTGGTGTCGCAACAATAGGTATAGCCATTTTGATCTCCGTTAGTCAGGAATACTAATATTTAGACGGTCATCTGAAGGTTAGCCACGCTGGAAGAACCCGCCATTGTCCATGTCCTTGGTAATGACGGCTCCGTTGGAAGCGACATTCTTGTCCCGCTCTTTGTCTTTTGCGAACAATCTTCTGTTGAATTCTCTGAATTCTTCGTCTTTTCTTCGCTGCTCTTCTTCCAATGCCTCTTGATCGGCATAAGGATTGACAAACAAGGGGTCTTCTTCGGACTCTATCTGTCCAAGGGATACCGATCCATTGAATGCTGCATTTTGCCCTTGCGAACGGCTCAATAGATCATCAAGACCATTGGTCAGATCAGACTGGTTGAGTCTTTCCAACTGACGCTGAACTTCTTGGTCGTATGTCCTCAAGTTTACGAATTCTCTTGTTCCGAATGTCACATTCATCAGCAATGGCTGATTCTTTGGTGCCCATTCGACAGGACCGCCGTTTATTGACATTGCCCTCGGATACGCCTCAAGAAATCTGATCCCGGATATCGTCTTGTTGCTGTATGCACTTATGAGGTCTTCCATCTTTCCTATACTGTTTGGCACAAATAGCAGGGTTATCTTGGAGTCCTTGGCATAATCGTCATAGTACGAAGCATAGCGAGTGACGGGGTTGAGTATTCCATCCATCCATCCTTGAAACAGGTTGAGTTCAAACATGTCTTGGCTGCAATAGAACTGCAAAGACAATTCATCGTAGGTCGTGGTGTATGGAATGAATCGCTTTGGACCGGCGATGTTTCTTTCATGTGTGGAGAAGTATCTTGTTGGGATATTTGCCGTAAAGCATTGCAGGGAAAGACGAGTATCTAACTTCCTGCGGACAAACTGAATCTTCTCATCCAACCACGGGTTCTCGAACATCACGATGAACCGATTGGAAATCTGATAACCAAGCCGTGAAGCCTGCCCAACAAATTCCGTGTAAGCAGAGTTTGGCTGTATGTTCGTTGCTCCAAGATTTGGCTGCAAGAACGAAGACAGGTAACTTGGGGCCAGGGTCAATGCGTTTTGGAATACGGACATTAGAGCATTCTCCTTGATTGTTTCCAGACTTCTTCCCTGACGATGTTTGCGAACCGATCTATGGGCAGGAACAGCATGAACTTCCAGTAGATAGGCGGAACTTCGGTGACTTTGGTGACGATGTTCGAATAGTAGTATCGCTTGATGCTTGGCTTGTAGAAGCCCAATGCCTTGCCCTTCTTGGATGCTCCAATGGTCTTTGCAGACTTCATGGCTCCATAGGTCACAGCAATTCTTGCGTCTGGATTCTGGTCAAACTCAGGATCGTTGATGAATCTAGCGAGGTTGTTGAAGAAATTGGCACGATCAATTGGGTGCAGATAGTGGAAATTCAAACCAAGGAACCCATCGGTTTCCCGTTGCAGAACCAAGGTCAAAGGAAATCGGTCATAGAAAGGAAGGGTGGCTTCCCCTCTTGGTCGATATCCATAGAAGTAAATCTTTCCCGGCATCAGGCGGGATATGAACTTGCCAGAGTCTTCGATGATTGCCGTTGGCTTCATGTAACCCACCGAGGCCAAGTTGTCGCGAAACCACAGGGTGGCTTCGGCAGAAGTCATGTCTATGTCTTCGGCAAAGAACTTACGAAGAACCTTGATCGCTTCTTCTTGGCTCACTTCTTGCCTCCGAAGATGTCATCCTCCGTCAGAATTTGAAATTTCCACTTGCGGTCTGAGCAGAATTCCTGAGCCGCCTTCCACTTTGCATTATTGACCATCCAATCCCGTATTTCCGTCATCTTGCCCTTGGATACCTTAGCACCCACGCCCACAGGCATCTCTGGCTTGATGGTCTTTTTCTTGGGCTTGATCTCCACAAGAAGGGTATCCAGCGTCCCCTCCTTGCTCTTGACCTTTATCCAGAAGTCAACGAAGTAACGATGTATCTTCTGATCGAACGGGGAGCGATAGGGAACGATGATCTCCTCGGATGACCATTCAATCACATTGTCGTTCGTGTCGCAGAAGACCATGAAGCGTCTTTCCCACAGAGAACGATAGACGCATTGGGTCGGATCGCCTTTGTATTTCTGTGGGTTGGTTGGTCGGTAAAACCCTTTGTAACTTCCCTTTGGAATAGGTAGTCTCCTCAATTTTGTATTTAGCAGAACTCACTAAATAACCTTACACAGGAGACTTCAAACTTTGGATACCCCCTCATTCATCAAGCGTCTTTATGGGCAGGGAAGAGCGTTCAAGGGTTCATCGGATGGGCAGGCGGATCGTGACTTGTCGCGGACATCCCCCTTCCCGTACTCTCCCGCAGAGCGTTCCTTCTATCGATATCCATTTGATCTTGGGGACTCCCCCGAACATCAGAACTTCATGGTCTTCGACATCTTTGAAAATGACGGCGAGGGTCTTAAGTCCACCCGAGCGGAGGGGCCAAACTTTGTCACAGACCTTGCCAAGAAGTCTGATCTAATCTCCAAGGGATTTGATGCAGCCGCCAAGGTTGTTCCTGAAACCGGGGTTCTGTCGGCGTTGGCTTCGGATGTAGCCAAGGGACTAGGTGGGGCGCAATCTGGTTTGGCGGGAAACCTGACCAAGGTGGGCAACATCGCACAAGGGGCAAACTTGGTGACATCGGGAGTCGGATTTGGCGCATTGTCTGCCATCAACAAGGCGGCAGAAAGTGCTTTCCTTGAGGCAGGAAGGGGAGAAGAGGGCTTCATTCAGGAGTCGCTTGGGTTGGGTGGTCAGTTGAAGCGAGCAACCAAGACCATTTTCCTTTACATGCCGGGAAGCGTGGCAAGCGAGTACGGTACAAAGTACAGCGAAGACACGGAATTCAAGACCCTCGGCATGGTTGCTACGGGCATCGGTGGTGCCATGAAGAACACCATGAGCATGGCCACCAATGCCAGCCTTGATCCTTCAACGAAGGCAGCCGGTGATGCCCTTGCCGTGCAACTTGGAATGGGAACCGTCAAGAAGATCGAAGATAGCCTGAAGAACACCGCCGAATCTCTTGGACAAGAAGGCGACTTGAATCTCAAGAAATTCCTTGAAGCATCGCAGCGAAGGGTACAGAACCCGTATGCCCTCCAATTGTTTGAAAGCGTAGAACGAAGGACATTCTCATATAGTTTTGAGTTCTTTCCGAAGAATCCCGATGAGGTTGATGAAGTCTATTCGATCATTCGGACATTCAAGAGATATGCCCTCCCCGCAAAGAGCCTTGGTGGAAGATTCCTTGACTACCCTGCCGAATTCCGAGTGACATACATCAACAAGGATCGGGAAAACCTGTACATCAATCGCATTGCAAGATGTGCCTTGACGAAGATTGGCGTGTCCTACGGAGAAAGTCCGTTTGTTACCTTCCAGCCAGATGAGGGCGGTGCTGCACCTACCAAGACAACGCTGACACTTGACATGACAGAACTTGAAATCCTCACGCAAGATCGCATCGATCAAGGATTCTGAACATGGCGTATTTCTCTTACTTTCCGTCATTGTCGTATGCCTTGGACAAGGATGACCTGTCCAAGTTGATCGTGGCCAAGGACATAACCGTCCGTGCAAAGATCAGCGAATACTTCAAGAATGCGGCAATCACCTCTTTGCCATACGAAATACAAGACGGAGAGCGGCCCGAAACTCTTTCGCACCGAGTTTATGATCGAAGTGACTTGCATTGGCTCATTCTGCTGTTCAACGAAATACAGGATCCAACCTTTGAATGGCCATTGTCTTCGGCTGAACTAGAAAGTCACATCGCACAGAGATACACAGGTTATTCAATCTACTATCCCGATACGGCAAGAATCACCGACGAATTCCAAGAGCAAAATACAACCATCCTCGCGGGGGCAAAGACAATTCATCAAATCCTATCAGGAGGTTCCACCATCAGCGCAAGCATAGTCAAGTGGAATCCAACATACAACGAAATCGTCATTACAGGGGATGATGCAGCAAAGTTTGATTCTTCGTATGAATATCCCGAATCCCTTGATGGGTATGCACGATTTCATGTCGATGGCGATGAAACCAAGACAATTGCCTTTGCCAGAACGGTTCCATATGAATATGCGGTCAACCATTTTGAAGACACGGACGGAAATGTGCTTGATCCTAGATCAGGACCACCTTCAGACCCCACAAGCACATCTTCCATTCTCAATCGCTACATCACCCAAGTAGGGTATTCCGAGCCGCTTGAGGTCACGAATCGTGTTCAGGAATTCAAAAACAACGATGATCGTCGGCTAATAAGAGTCATGAAGCCGGAATTCATCAGCCCGACACTTTCGCAGTTCAGAACCATCTTCAAGTGACATAAATGCAAGTTCCCAATGACAAGATTCTGAATCCCGGCGACATTCTGATTGACTCGCTGACCATACAGTCGGCAGCGGGTGCGACCTTGGATGTCAAGGGACAATTTGTGTCCATCAACATCTATGAGGACATGTTTGCCAACGGGGTTTCGGGATTCCTTGTCCTCATCGATTCCCTGAACTTGCTCCGTTATTTGCAGATCACGGGAAGGGAAACTCTCAAGGTCACATTCATAACGCCGGGTGACCAACCAGGAATGGATGAATACATCGACCGCGAATTCAGCATCTACAAGGTGACCACGGACCTGAAGATGGCAGGCGGCGGAAAGAAACTCGTCCGTCTTGAATTCGTGTCCAAGCCCCTGTACGAAAATACAAAACAAAGACTGTCTCGTTCCTTCAACAATATGTCCTATAGCGACATGGTTACCACGATCATGTCTGATACATTTGGCGTTGAAGTGAATGCCTGTCCGACATTGGGAAAGAGGAATATCATCATTCCCAACTGGAATCCAATGTATGCCATAAGTTGGCTTGCAAAGCGTTCCGCCGCCGAGTATTCGCCCGAGATGTGCGATTATGTGTTCTTTGAGAATCTTGAGGGAACATATCAGTTTCTTCCATTGTCGCTGCTGAAGTCAAGAACTCCAAGCGTCAAGTACCACCACACACCCACGGCAAGGAATCCCGAAACAGGCGGGATTTACATGAAGAAGGAATTCTTCAACATTCTTTCCTACTCCGTGAACTCCCGTGGCGACAAGATGCGAGAGATTGCTTCAGGCGTGTATAGCAACAACGCCGTGTCGCTTGACATCATTGGCAAGCGAGCCAACATGGAGATTTATGCCTACTTCTCGCAGCGAAAGAGAATACCGACCATTTCAGAACACCCCTTGGTTCCCACTCTCTCGGATGATCTTAGCCTGAACATCGGTGCGTATCAAAAGTTCTTCCCCAAGCATTCTTTCAGGTACGACGGCGTGGAAGACAATGATGAACTTGAGGTTGTTTCTACCAGAAGGCAGTCACAGATGAATGCCTTTAGGACACATAGCCTGACGATTGATGTCAATGGAGATTCCAGAAGAAGAGCGGGAGAAGTTGTATCAATTGACATCCCGAGCGTGGAGAATCCAAAGAACAAGGACGATTGGTTTGATCCATTCCTCTCTGGTAAATACATGATAACGAGCATCCTACATGAGATAGGCGATGGAAGTTACAACATGAAGATGGAAGTAATGAAGGATGGCTATGACGAGAAACTTGCGGATCAGCAATCCTTTGGTGTAGACGGGACGATTTGAACATGATCAACGAAATGCGAGACAATCCCAATGACTACATGGGAAAGATGGACTTCGTGTGGTGGCACGGAGTCGTGGAAGATGTAAACGATCCGCTAAAACTCGGGCGGGTGCGTGTGCGGGCGTATGGGTTTCATACAAACGACAAGTTGCTGATTCCGACAGAATCCCTTCCATGGGCAGCGGTGATGCAGCCAATTACAAGCGCAGCCATGAGCGGAAAAGGACAGTCTCCCACAGGATTGCTTCCCGGTTCATGGGTTGTAGGCTTCTTCCGCGATGGTCCCCATGCACAGGATCCCATCATCATGGGAAGCATAGCCGGGTGGCCGTTTCCCGATGTCAATACGGGAAAGTACAAGGATCAAGAGATCGGTTTCAACGATCCAAGCGGCAAGTACCCGCTTGATGATTATCTTGGGGAGCAGGATACGAATCGTCTTGCAAGAGGCGTAACCGGTGCCGATCTGGACAAGACAATCGTAAAGAGCAAGTTGGATTCAAGGATTCCCAAGGTTCCAGCAGGAATCACGGGAGAGTGGTCAGAGCCTGCTACCCCTTACGGTGCAACCTATCCCCACAATCATGTCTACGAAAGCGAATCCGGTCACCTGTTTGAGGTCGATGACACAGAAGGCAAGGAAAGGCTTCATCGTTATCACAAGAGCGGTTCGTTCGAGGAAATTCATCCTGACGGATCAAGGGTAACAAAGATCATCGGAAATGACTACGAAATAACCATCGGATCAAAGTCAGCGATGATCAAGGGAGATGTCCTGTATACCAACGAAGGCAGGGCAAAGTTCAAGGTTGGCAAAGATTTCTATCTAGAGGTCGATGGTGATGTCAGAACCTTGGTTCATGGCAATGTCATCATGCATACCAAGGGAAGTTTTGTGCATCGGGTATCGGGCTCATATACGCTTGCAAGCGGCGGAAACATGACCTTTGTTGCCCCGAGAATTGACCTGAATCCAGAAGGACTCAATCCATCTACCGTAAGCGTTGGTGGCCTCGACAAGATTCAGAAGAGAAGGGTCGAATTCCCTGATCCCGCAAACCCTGCGGCCACAACATCCGTGCCTTCTTTGCCACCCGCTTCGCTTTCCGGTGTCGTTGCCGGAAACACAAACAAGAACAGCGTATTGCAGCAGCAGTCGGCAGGAACCATTTCACAAGGCGCTATCGCCTCGGATACTTCGGCAGTTTCCGACACGGTGGTCACGACTTCTGCTACGGATGTTACGGACACCACGGCAACAGTCACATCCTTGGATGGCAAGGCCGCTCCTGCGGTCCCATCCGAAGTGGGTGGTGTGCAGTACCTTGGCTCAACTAACATTCAACTTCCGAGAATACCGACAGACATCGGGCAGATTGCCTTGCTTGCAGCGGCAGCCGGTGCCGCAGCCGCTGCTGCTTTCCAAGATGAATCCGATTCTCAGCAACAGGCAACCAATGAACCCGTTGCTGCGGTTGCATTGCCTCCACTTCCTCCCCCTTCTCCCGGAGTTCAGGATACACGGGTTGTCATGGGTTCGGCAGGAGGAACAGGAGCAGCGCAGGAAGCAACAGGTCTTCCCGGCCTGCCTACGGTCAGTCTCTATGCAGTTCCCGGCGAAGCGGCTACGCTACTTCAGGGCTACCCCGGTCAGACTGGAATCGGAAACACCGATCCTTCGTCCGACTTGCCAACAGTCACTCCGCTGCCGAGCGTACCCGTGCTTGCCTTCCCTGCGGAGTTCGCACAGCCAGTCATCCTTCCCGATGTGCTTGACGGAGGCGCATTCTGATGACAGGGGAGTATCTGTGGCAGGGGAAGTACAAGGTAATATCGGAAGTCGATCCAAGCACCTACTACCCAAACGGGATAGTGGAGTCCTCTGAAGATGAGTCCGAAGATATTCCTTGCATTCGCATTTCATTTCCAATAGCAAACAACAACGCATTCTTCAATACAGGAAATGACCTGAATTTCGTACAGATACCGATCTATTTCGAGCAACAGGACATTACCGACGATGTATTTTGGAAATTTTCGGTTATACAAAATCCTTTGTTTGTGGGAGGGGGTGGATTTGGCTTGGGTGGATGCACGGGTGTTTCGATATCAGATCCTGGTTTCTTGATAGTGACTGGCGATTTCTCCCCCGACATGGTTCTGAATGTTGACACAGGAAAGTTGACGGGTAGGACGGGAGAACTTGATTTCTACGCCTCCTCCCTGAACATTCCCCCCGACTACGAGATAGATGAACAGAACTATGGGACAGTCGGCTCGGCATCCTACTTCAGGAATGGAGTGGGGTTTGGAATCCCCGTTTCCGTCACCGTCCGTGCTTTCGACAAGACCGATCCATCGATCCACATAGACACAACCTTTACCTACACTCTGAGGAACAACTGGTCCTCCGATAGAGATAGTTTGATCCTAAATATCAAGAATCAATTCTATGTGGATGGCAAACCCGCCACCAATCTTGAATATTTGGAGGCGCAGAAGGCCAAGGGATTCTTCCCCGGGCCACCTTAAGGAACAACAATGCCAGCAGCACACAGACAAGGCGACATCTGCACAGGACACGGATGCTACGGACCAAGACAGAACATTTCTTGGTCTACGAATGTCTTCGTGAACAACAAGGGCTGGCACCGTCAATTTGACAATTGGGGAACCCATTGCTGTGGTCCGTTTTGCCACAAGGCACACACCGCAGAGGGCTCTTCGATGGTTTTTGTGAATAGCCGTCAGGCAGCACGGATCGGAGATCCCCTTTCCTGTGGTTCCGCTGTCGCCACAGGAAGCAAGAATGTCTTTTGCGGAGGATGAGAGATGTCGTCATCTGATACAGGAAATTTCGACCTTTGGATGAATGTTGGCACCGCGATTTTCGCGATGATCGCTGGAATGTTCACCGGGGCCGCATACCTTCGCAAGAAGATGACCTTCTGGAAGAAAGAGGAGGAAAAGGGTGCGGCAATCACCGTTGATGACATACGCAAGTATGGTCAGGTGCAGGAACTCATTACCACTCTGCGAAACATGACCGGAGCGGACAGAACGCAGATCCTGCAATTCCACAACGGAGGAAAGTTCCTTGATGGCTCGTCCATGAAGAGAATGTCTGTTACCCACGAATCCTGCCGTCAGGGAGTTGCCTACGAGTACATGCATATGCAAGCCGTGCTTGCAACCTTGCTTTGGGAAAAGATTGAACTGGTCAAGAAGGACGATTCTCAGATTCACTTCACCAAGAATCTCACAGATTCGACTCTGAAGACCTACTGCCGAAGCAAGGGAACAGAGGCTTTCTCCATTCTTCCGATTCGCAAGGACAATATGTTGATAGGCTTCATAAACATCGACTGGCTTGATGCGGAAGAAGTTCCAAACAAACCAATAGATTTTGCAAATGTGTTCGAGGAGTATCGCGGATACATCGAACTGCAACTCGCAAAGGACACGGCGGATGGCCACTAACTGGCGCAAAGACCCGATTCTTTCCTTTTCGGATATCGATATGGATTTGACCAAGGATCCATTGACCGAAGATGTCACTTCAATAACTGGAGAAGAAGTGGTCAAGCAGTCCCTGAAGAACTTGCTTCAATTCAAAAGATATGAGAAGCCGTTTCATCCAGAGATAGAGTCGGGCATTACCGATTTGCTGTTTGAGCCTGTTTCTCCGATCATAATGATACAGATGAAGAGAAAGATCACGGAACTGATTCAGACATACGAACGGCGGGTTCGTGCAGTACAGGTGGACATTTTCGATCTGATGGATGAAAATTCATATAGGATCGATGTTCAATTTCAGGTTCAGAACAAGGTTGATGTGTTTCGTGCCACGGTTATCGTGGAGAGGATCAGATGACAACTCCCAACTTGCCAGTAGACAATCTCGACTTTGACTCAATCAAGACAAGCCTGAAGGATTTCCTCAAGGGTCAGGACAAGTTCAAGGACTATGACTTTGAGGGTTCGGGGATGAACATTCTCCTTGATCTTCTTGCATACAACACACACTATCAGGCGTTCTATGCAAACATGGTGGCAAACGAGACTTTCATCGACTCAGCAGTCAAGCGTCAGTCGGTGGTTTCTCTTGCCAAGCAACTTGGCTATACTCCACGGTCATATAGGGCATCTACTGCAAACATCGACATCGTTTGGACGAACCCAAGTGCAAGTTTCCGTGCTAGCGTAGCCCGAGGCGAGGTTTTCATAAATCGCGGTGACATCTTCACCGCAACCACGGGAGGCTCGGTCTTCACTTTCATTCCCGTACAGAATTACAAGGTTGTGAATGAAGGCAACAATTGCGTGGTCAGAAACATGGAGATCAAGGAAGGTCGTTTGCAGACATTCACATATGTCGTGAATGAGGCAGACACGGCACAGAAGTTCATAATTCTCGACACACGGGTTGATACCTCCTCCCTGCGTGTGCGTGTGACTCGTTCGCCCAAGGACACTACGGGCATTCTAGACATCTGGACATTGGTGACCGACATCAATGCAATCGATGGAAGCACGAATGCCTACTACTTGCAGGAAACAGACAAGCAGCGTTATGAAGTGCAGTTTGGTGACGGCATCGTCGGAAGAAAGCCTGCCGATGGAAATGCCATACTCCTTGAGTATTTGGTCACACGGGGACAAGAGGCCAACGGTATACAGTCTTTCAAGTACAACGGCGCAGTAACCACCGCTGGCGTAACACCCACAGTCAGCGTGGTCACAAACGAAGAGGGAATACCGCAATCTTCCTATGGAGGCAGCGAGTTCGAGGACATCGAATCCATTCGCTACTATGCTCCGAGAAACTACCAAGCACAGGAAAGAACTGTCACCGCCGAGGACTACAAAACCATCCTGACGAGAGACTACACAAGCGCCGACTCCATACAGGTTTGGGGTGGAGAAGAAAGCGATCCCCCGCAGTATGGAAAAGTCTTGATTTCCATCAAACCGCAAGGTGCGACCCGTTTGTCCACCCTTGAGAAACTGTCGATTCAGAACACGATTTTGCAACGCAAGAATGTTCTTGGCATCACGCCCGAAGTCGTAGACCCCGATTATGTCTACATTGTCCTTGACCTTGCGGTTCGATACAACAGCAGCCTCACGACCTTGAGTGCAAAGGACATTGAACGCCTTGTCAACGAAAGCATAACTTCGTATGCATCGGAGAAGTTGGGGAAGTTCGGACTAAACTTCCGATTTTCAAAGTTCCTCGCATTCATTGATGGCATCAATCAGAGTATCACAAGCACAGATGCAAATTTGCGAATTCAGAAGAGATTCGAACCGGTCATCGGAAACCCCGGCGTTTACACGATCAAGTTCAACTTTGACAATCAACTGTATCACCCAATTGACGGCTATCCTTCAATCTTGAGCAGCACGGGATTTGGATATGTTGATCCACAGACAGGACTTGAGGTAGATGCATACATGGATGATGACGGATATGGCAACATCCGCATCTACAAGCAAGTCGGAGAGGAAAAAATCTACCTTATTAATGAGGCAGGAACCCTTGATTATTCCAACGGAACGATCAGCCTGACGAACTTCAATCCAACCTACATCCTCCCCAAGACAAGCACAGAAATCGCCCTGACTGCGGTTCCTGTTTCCACGGATGTGTTCACACGAAGGAATCAGATCATTCTGTTCGATACAGAAAATTCGAACATAACCGTTGTTCCTGACTCATTCCGAACCGAGAGAAACCAGACTGCAAGTTCCTTCCCATCAAATAGATAATATGCCATGACCACGGGTAGCGACAAGAGCCAGTCAGCAATCATCCAGCATAGATTGCCGGAGTTCGTTCAGACGAATCATCCGACTCTTGTTGCTTTTGTGCAGGCATACTATGAATGGCTGGAATCGCAGAAGGAATCGGGATACATGCGGACTCCTTCGGCGTTGGAGGGGGTTTCAGACATTGATGCCACTCTGGATGAATTCGTAACCGACTTCAAGAAGGAATTCCTACTTGGCTTTCCCGAGGAATTTGCGGTCAATGGCGAGAGCGATACAGTCGATGTGCGGAAGTTGATAAAGAACATCAAGGAATTCTACAGAAACAAGGGAACCGAGAAGACATACGAGTTCCTGTTTCGGGTGCTTTATGACACCGCCGTGGAATTTTACTATCCTGCAAGAGACATTCTTCGTCTGTCAGATGGAAAGTGGATTCAGAAATACTCAGTTCGCTGCTCAAACGACCTTGGAAACAAGATTTTCGAGGCAAGAGGAAAGACCATCACGCAGCGAAACAAGTCCACCAACAGCATCGTGGCCAGCGGAAGAGTGATCGATGTTGTCACATATCAAATCGGCAACCGTGAAATATCGGAACTGTTCCTCACCAACATCAACGGAGCATTCGTTTCCAATACCAAGGCAGGAAATGAGATTTATGGGGGAATAGAATTCACAGACAATGATTCCGTGCAAAGAACGGAACCAAGAATCTATCCCGTCCTGAAGTCCATACAAGTGACCGCAGCAGGAACCGGCTATCGAAAGGGAGAAAGAATACTCTTTTCTGCATCCGGAGACAGCGGAGTCGGTGCATCTGCCACAATCACGGAAGTCGATTCGATGGGTGGCATCGTTCGCACAAGAATCGATAACTTTGGAATAGGCTATGAGAATGTCCCGTCATACTCCATAGAAACGGCGTTTGGTGAGAATGCATCATTGACTATATCCGTTGGCTCAACTTGCACCTACCCCGGCTACTACTCGGGAAGCGATGGAAAGTTGAGTTCAAGCAAGGTGATGCAGGACAACCATTACTATCAGAACTTTTCCTATGTCCTCCTCTCGGAAGTGGTAATCGACCGTTACAAGGAAATCCTACGACGAATCATCCATCCGGTGGGCATGGGAATGTTCGGAAAGGTGCTGCTCACCCGATGCTCGGCACAGTCACCACAGACAGATGCATTGGGAAGCAAGACTGAGGTTCCCGTCATCGGTAATTATGCCCCGTACACGATATACACAAACACGGACCTGAGCGAACTGTTTTACGATGATCGTCCCATGCCGTACTATCCTTCTCTGCATGAATCCGTAATACTTGCGGCCACAGGAAACCCTGCTGGCATCACCAACCACCATGCCGTGGATTTCAACCCAAAGAACATTCCCGGCCTGAAGGTCTGGCTCAACGGCAAGCAACTGACCGCTGCCGGTGCCACGGTTTCTGCATGGGCAGACTTCAGCGGCAACGGATATACCGCAACGGCCTTGGCAACCAACATGTTGCCTTCGATCTCTCCAATGGGTGGATTGTATCTAACAGGCTCATCCGGCACATTCGGCTCCGTAATTACCACCCCCGCATTGGGAACCATGAACGACCGAACAATGTTCGTCGCATTCACCCCATTCCCCGTGTCGGATTCCGTGACCCGCCAAAGAAACTCAATGGTGGCAGGTCTACAAAGATCGGCACATGTGGGCAATACAGGTTCAGCAACGGGACAATGCTATCAGAATCATACTATTTGCATAGATTATCGGCGCAACAACATAGACGGCATTGGAGACACACAGCCAAGGATCGCCTCATACTATGGATTTGGTAATTTTGCAAGCAGCAGTTCGCAGTATGGAACCGATGGAGATGAATCTGGTGATTATATCCTGATGGAGAATGATACTGTAGCAGATCGAAAAATCCTTGCATTGAATTATGGATCGGTGATCTACAAGGAACTTCTTGACCTAGAGTCCGTTACCGCTTCCAATCAAAATACGACAATCGCTTGTTCAGTACTGGCAGACGGATATCCGACCAAGAGCATTCAGGTTTATAGCAGCAATGATGAAGTCATAAGCACAGAAAAGAAAAGCAACAATGACTTGTCACCTAGCGCCAGTTACTATCGCTATCATCTGATGGCTGAATATGTTGTTCCTGTAGAAGGTGAAGGATCATATGCATTTTCCATGGAGCAAGCGACCGATTATTCATCGGCAGTTGCAGCATGGCGTTCCGTGATGACGAAAAATGATGGTCTTGTCGTTCCGACTTCCGAAACGCTTGATGAGGTAAACAACATCATAGCGGAATGGACTTGGGCGACAATGACGGATCAATTTCTTGGTTCTGACAACTACACATTGCACAAGACAACAGCAAAAGACCTAAAGCCAGGTGATGTTGTCAGAATTTGGATGAGTCCTTCCTACAATTCCGGACTTAAGCCACTAAACTCTTCCTTGGATATAACCAAGTCGATGAAGTTTAAGAATTTCACGGTTTCCCGTGTTTTCGGTCAAGGAGAGAACATTCTCACCGTCGATGGGCAGAAGATCGGTTCTGCTCTTGGCAATCTTGACGGCATTACGGCAGGACAAAGACTTGTCCTTGGCTTGGGTCAGAACTACTTCAACGGCGTTGTCCATGAAGTGCTTGTCTATGACCGTGCCTTGGCTCCCCGCGAGCGAGAGACAGTAGAAGCATACCTCCACTACAGGTGGAAGGACAAGATAATTACCGCAACGGGACATTCCTGGAATCTCTCGGTATCAGGACTCACCAACGGATACGGAATCTATCCTGCATTGGCAACGAACGGCGGAATCACCGCAAACTCAACCACGGGAAGTTCCAACATTGGTTATCCGTTCTTTGAAATCAACATGCACCCCAACATTTCCCTTGCCGAGCAAGACACCTATGCGGTGAGAATCCTCTCGTCGCAGGCGAGTGATTTCCTTGGAGGGGGCACAGGATCAACCGGCTACTGGCCGGAATGGGCAGAGGGTTCGACGGCAAACCGACAGAATTGGGCAATAGGTCTGTCTGCACAGGGCAGTCGCCATGCGATTCTGCAATACAACACATCCTCGGAGTTCAGGAAGATCAGCGCAGACGCATTCTTTGACATGAAGGCGGGGCGACAGTTCGACTGCAAGGACGAATATGTCATCGAACCGGAGTATCCCAAGGTTCTTCTTGACTACAGCGATGAATTTTCAAATTCTTCGTTTGAAGACCCGATCTATTCGAACGGCAACATCATCTTCCACTTCAACACCGAGAATGCCGAAAATCTTGAGTATTGGACTACGGACATGCTTGAGATAGTGGTCAATGATGGCCGAGGAGAATACCTCTATCGTCCCGACAATCTTACAACCAAGACGATTTCTGGGTTCGTATCTGATGGATTTGATGCCAAGCAGTACACGGTCACGGTCAGGCTTCTTGATTTCTATGGCAAGGCGATTCCGGGTTCGGAAAATTCCGTGTCGTTCTGGTTCAAGTACCTGAATACGGCTGGTGCCTACGACACCTTGCCATAAGAACCAATAAATAAGGCAGCGAGGAAACACCTAGAATGGCCAATGTCTGCGACAAGTTTCGCCAGAATTTCAAGCAAACCTTCATAGAACAGGTTGCACATATGTTCAGCAACTTGTCGATGGACAAGTGGTTTCTTTCAATCGGCAAGCCTCTGCCGTGGGTTTCCGAATCCGGCACGGAAGATGGCTTCCCCCCTGCTGCATCCGATACAGAAGCAACCGAAGTTGATTTCTGGAGCAACATCATAGCACACAAGAGAATCACGGAAGAGGATGTTTCCATCGTGGTTCCTCGCTATGACTGGACCTTGGGAACCGTCTATGATCCCTTCAGAAACGATGTTGATCTGTTCAATGTGGATGATCCTTCGATTTTCTATGTGCTGGTGGACGAGGAACGAGTCTACAAGTGCATCGACAACAACTACGGTGCGCCATCCACGATTGCGCCCACGCACACAGACACGGACATCAAGAAGTTGTCTGACGGATATCGATGGAAGTATATGTATTCCATCCCTGAAACCAAGAGAAAGTTCTTGACCAAGGGAGGACTGCGGCAGGATGGCGTGATTCGACCGGGATACATGCCTGTGGAAAAGTTGGAAATGCTCGGCATGGAAGACGAGAGATACTTGCAGTTTGCCGTGCAGAACGCTGCTGTCGATGGGGAAGTCGTGTTCATCTACTTCCTTCCTGAGTATCGCGACTATGTGATTTCGGATGGTTGCGTTTTCTCCTCTACTTCAAATCTAGTCACATCGGATGTCTTTGTAGGTGGCACGACCGCCCACATCTATTCGGGCGATCTTGTTCCCGTTTCAAACTTCTACAACGACATGGTTATCTCCATCGATGGAGGCAACGGGCAGGGACAGAGGAGAGTAATATCTTCTTACACACCAAGCGGTGCTAACTCGGCGTTGATCAGCGTAACAAATCCATTCACGGTGAGTCTTTCTGGCTCGGTTTCTCAGTTTTCAATAGTCCCAAACATCTATCTTGAGGGAAGCCATGAATCCGGCTCAAGAGACAATACCCTCAATCCCTTGATGCAGTATGCGGATGTTTCCGTAAGATTCTCCACCACCACAACAGGACAATCAAGATATGTCGATTCGTTTGAAATGGTGGACACCGGACAGAAGTACAACACGGCTACTTTCAAGGTAGTCAAGGGTCTTACATTCGCTTCAAACACTCCATCGGCTCTTGTTACTTCTTTCGAGAATATCGCTGAACCAATCATCTCGCCCCAAGGAGGACACGGTTCTAATCCTGTGGCTGAACTTGGCGGAAGAGCCTTGATGATAAACAAGAAGTACAGCGGCAGCGAAGGCGGAAAACTCACGACGCAGAACGAATTCCGTCAATTTGGAATCATCAAGAATCCCCTCCTATCGAATCCATACTATCGCATAAGCACCGTGCAGCAGGGAACTCCTGGTGCGTTCGTGGTCGGCGCAACGGCATATCAGGCCGCAACAGGTGGATACGAAGAGGCATCGGGCAAGGTAGTTTCGTGGTATGTCGGACTCACCGGATACACGGGAACATCCGAACTTGTGGTGACTAATGTTTCGGGAATGTTTGAGGCTGGTGCCTTTATCGGTTCTTCTACTGGTTCGGCTTCGATTTCCGTGTTTGATGTGATGGAAAGAACGATTGCCGGTACAGAAGGCAGGGATTTACTTGTACTTACCCTTGCACCTTCAACCGACACCCGTTTCTCTTCTATCGTTGATGAGTTCCCAAGAGGACTCAATGCTGTCGCCGTTGGCAACCAAGACGAGAATGTGATGTTCAGCGGTTCAAAGGGAATGATCTATCGTTGGCAGCCTTCCTCGGGAATGAACAATAGCGGAAGGCTATTTCTGGAGCATTCACACGGCGATTTCATGGAAAACGAACTTGTAGGAGTCCGTGATCGTTACATGACCCTGTATTCGGGGCTGACCGGCATCGGAAAGATCATCGAAAAGACGACTGTGGCGGAGGACTTTGCCGAAATCTACGACCAGACCCACAAGTTGGTCATGAACGCCGCCGCTGGCGACACATTCTCAGATTCCTCCTTCGTGCTTGACAGCACGGTGGAAGGATTTGACGGGGCTACGGCTGTCTCCACCGGTTATGTCGTGAACTGGATACCTTCGGGAGCAACGGGAGAATTGTCCGTAATTTCCGTGGTCGGTGACTTCGTTGCCGGTGAAACCATCAAGTACACCAATGCGGAAGGAAACACGGCAAATGCCTTGGTAGATATCTTGGTTTCTGAAGTTGACCTTGTTTACAGGTCTGGCCAAGTCCAATACATACAGAATATGAGGCCCATTGTCCGTTCAGAAGAGCAGGAGGAAGAGATCAAACTCGTCATAGAGATTTGATCGGAGGAAGCAATGTCATACGATCCCGAACTATTTAACGCAGACCCATACTACGACGATTACAGCGAGTCGAAGAAGTTTCTTCGTGTCATGTTCAAGCCTGGGTATGCGCTTCAGGCAAGGGAAGTAACCCAACTACAGACAATCCTCCAAAATCAAATTGAACGGTTCGGCAACCACATTTTCGAGAACGGATCGGTCGTTCTTGACGGTCAAGTCACGGAAAACATCCTTAGATTCGGAAGAATCACGGGTCTAAGCGGCACCTCCACCGTTACCGACTTGGTTGGTGCCGTGGTGGGCAACACAGGCAGCGCACAGGCACGGATCGTCCATGCGGAATCTGGCTTGTCTTCGTCCACGGTGGACGGCTACAATGTTGTATTCTTTGAGTATCTTGGCGGCGGGACCGGTTTTACCGCTGGAATGTTCGTTTCCGGCACGGCAGGAACCACTCCCGTGTCCTTCTCCCTGAGTGGCAATGCAACTGTCGGTGCAATAGGTGAAGCCACCGTGGTTTCTGTTGATTCGGGCGTTCGCTATGTCGATGGATACTTTGTTCTGCATGATGCACAGATGATTGGTGCTTGCAGCACCACGGGTGCATCCGGTTCTCAGTATCGTGTCTACAGCAATCCGACCACACGCATAGGTTTTGTGTCCAACAAGTCGTTCGTCAATGCCAACGAAGACACTACACTCAACGATCCGGCCTTTGGTTACTACAACTATGCGGCACCGGGTGCCGACCGCTTCAAGATCGATCTTGAACTTGCACAGTACGCCTTCAATCCAACCGATGTAACCACGACTTCCAACTTTGCACGGGAAGACTTCATTGAATTCATCCGCATCGTGGATGGAGAGACTGTCAAGAAGGAACTGTATCCTTCATATGCAGCCATAGAGGATACGCTTGCTCGTCGCACATACGACGAAAGCGGAAACTACACGGTAGACCCGTTTGACCTCACCCTGACCTACCGTGGTGTCACGGGCGGAGCAACCGGAAATACCCTCACCGCAGAACTTGGTCCCGGCAAGGCTTACATCTTTGGCTACGAATTTGAAACTCAAGGCGTGACACCGATCACCCTTGCTCGCCCAAGAACCACGAAGAGTTACACCAATCAGACGATGATTGGCTCAATCGGGCCTTCCATCCTTGTTTCTCCCGGACTTACCACCGCTTCTTTGACGGGGTTCAATCTCACGAATCAGTCTCTGATGTATCTGTCGGACGGCGCATCGGGTGCGACCTTCAACAACATCGGTACTGCCCGCATCCGAAGCCTCAAGTACGAATCGACCAATCTGTACCGAGCATATCTGTATGACATTTCCCTTACTGGTTCATACACGATGGCAAACGCAACCCGCTTGTTTGTTGCGGAAAACGCAAGACAGGGAGGAGCAACATCGCAGCCTGCTTTCAACATCCAATGGCAAGGAGCAACAGGAACTCTCTCCAATGTCGTGGATACGGGAATGCTGTTCCTTGTTCCCAAGGGCGACCGAGTTGAGGGAATCGATGGTGTTAACTATGCAACTTCAAACTTTGTTGCATTGAACCTGAATGGATCGGGGTTTGGCTCTTATACCACCCCTAGCGCAAACATCGACTTGCCCAGCGTTGGCAGTCAAATCGTAAATCCTACGGCTGAGTTCTTCGTTCTTTCTGTTTCGGGTGCTGCTGTCGGATTTACGGGACAGATCGAGAATGCAAACAAGTTCTCGCTCACGGCATCCTCCGCTGCCAACCAAAAGGTATATGTCTTCTTCACTACAGACATTGATTCTGCTTCCGTTCGCAGAAACAAGACACGGGTTACCGAGACTTTTGGGTTGACATCGGCTTCATTGCAGACAGATCCAAAGACAGGAAAGAGATTCTTCTACTTCGTGGGCACGACCGGCCCATACAACGATGTGGTTTCGGTGATTTCCATCACGGGATCGTTGAGTGGATCGTCGCAGCAGATTTCCAATCTTCTTACGCTCGACAATGGGCAGCGTGATGATTACTACGATTGGGCAAGATTGCTTGTTTCTGACAACACGACAGTCAGCAGCACGGCGGGACCAAACACTATCACCGGACCCTATCAGGTCACGGTCACTCGCTACACGCACAGCGGCGACCTTGGGCCATTCACGGTGGATTCCTACAGCGGCGAATACAAGGATATTCCCTCGTACACAAGTCCGACAACCGGTAGAACATATCGCTTGTCGGATGTCCTTGACTTCCGCCCGACAAAGACAACCGATGGTTCGCTCACGGGACAGTACCTTGTTCCTTCCGAGACAGCCGCAAACGACAGGAAGATCGACTATACGCACTATCTGCCAAGAACTGACAAGATTGTCCTGAACCGCGACCGTTCCTTCAAGGTTCTCACGGGCATTCCCGCAATAGATCCCGTTGCTCCTGCCGATGATGCGGATGCAATGACGCTTTATTCCATCACGATGAATGGCTACACCGTTGACAACACCGATGTGCAGATCAAGCGAGTGGAAAACAAGCGGTACACCATGCAGGACATCGCTGAACTTGAGAACCGCATCGACAATGTTGAATATTACACCAACCTCAGCCTGATAGAGCAGCAAGCCAAGAGTTCTCCGTTCCTTGATTCTGATGGCATTGAGATGCCCAAGAAGGGAATTCTTGCCGATGGATTCCGTGGACACTCCATCGGTGATGTACTTGACCCGATGTATGCTGCATCGGTGGATTTTGAGAACGGTGAGATGCGTCCTGCCTTCAGAAACCGTGTTTTCCGCATGAACTCATCGTCCAATGCAGTCAATGTCACGGGTTCTGCCGATGGAATCTTCACACTCGACTACACCACGACACCGCTCATCAATCAGCCTTTGGCAACGACAAGCATCGTAGTCAACCCATCGGGCGTATTCAACTACCTAGGCTTCGTCCGTTCCACGCCTTCAAGCGACTTCTGGATGGATGACATTAACTCTCCTGTTGTCCGCATCAACACCGAAGGAGAGAATGATTCGTGGGCATACGGAATTGCATCTGGCACGGGCCCGGGAGAGGCGAAGGGCTTTGGAAGCCAATGGAACGATTGGGAATCCAACTGGTCGGGAATCGAAAGAAATGATTATGTCGCTCCTGACATAACCGTTGCCAATCGCAGCATCTTCGTGACTTCCTCGGGAAGCAGGCTCTCTGCTCCTGCTTCAAGAAGTTCTATCCTTCCCGACTCAATCGTGGATACGGTTGGCAGCCTACAAGTTCGCAAGGACATTCAGCCATACGCAAGAAGCATTGCCGTCACCTTGAATGCCAAGAATCTCCGTCCCAACACATACATGAACTTGTTCATGGATGGAGTTTCCCTAAGCACGGGAGCAACTTCGGATGCCTCGGGTTCGCTGTCCCTGACATTCACTATTCCTGCTGCAAGTTACGCAACGGGCAAGCGGCAGATTCGCCTTACCGACAGCGCAACAAACACCCTGTCCGAGACAACGACTGCCGCAGACTACATCCTGCCAATCGAAGGGACATGGGGAACATTCAAGGATGGCGTAGTTTCAACAAGAAGCGTACAGACTCGTCGCGAAACCGTTCGTTCTGAAAGAATCGTCACGAATGTATTCGGCAAGAACCTACAGCGTTCGGAATCAACCAAGTTGCTTGGCTATACCGATCCCCTGTCGCAGAGTTTCTATGTCGATCCGACCATCTACCCTTCGGGAATCTTCCTGAAGAAGGTAACCCTGTACTTCAAGTCCAAGGATTCCAACAACAATTCACCGATCACGCTTACCTTGCGTCCGGTCATCAACGGGTATCCTCATCCTTCGAAGTTCGTGCCGCTGTCGGATGTCACGATCCTCTCGTCGGCAATCACGACTTCCACGATTGCTGCCACGGGAACGGATTTTGAATTCACAAGCCCGATCTATCTGCCGCCGGGAGAACACGCCTTCTCGCTGACAACTCCAAGCAACAACTTTGAAATCTATAGTTCGGAGATCGGGCAGTCGGTGATCAAGCAGACCACCACGGAAGCCACAAGACGGGCAACCAAGCAGCCCTATGCAAGGAGCCTGTTCAAGAACCAGACTTCCACGGGATTGCAGAAGAGCGAGGTTCAGGATGTCAAGTTCCTGCTGCACCTTTGCAGTTTCAAGAACACGCAGCCGACGAGAACCGTCACCATACAGAATGCTGCCTCCACATATTACGGTGCATCATTCGACATCGATGTGATTCGCTACAACTTCCCCGTGGTGACTCCCGCAGGGACAAGCATGATTGTTAAGGAAACGGGAATCGTCGCAGATTCGCAGTCAACTATCAATCTCAATCAGAACATCATCTCGGTCAAGTCCACCCCGCCGAATGTTTCGGGAAGTTCGCAGTTCACGCAGTTGGACATCACCTTGGATTCCGATGATGAATTCGTGTCTCCTGTGTTTGACATCGACCGTGCAAGCGCATACTTTGTTGAAAACAAGATCAACAATGTTGTTCTCAACACCGCCGGGGAAACAGGTGCCACCAACCTTTCTGTGGCTGCGGCAAACAGGACGGCTTCTCGCTTCATCACCAAGCGGGTCGTACTTGAACCCGGCATGGAGGCAACCAACCTTCGTGTGGAGATGCTTGGTTCCTATCCCGCAGAGACAAATTTCAAGGTCTATGCAAGGATGTCTCCCGAGAACGGAACAGGATTGCCTTTCGATCTCCGTGAATATGTGGAAATGACAGCATCCTCTTCCTATGCCAACACAGCCGTGGATTCGTTCCAGGAAATGGCTTACACCTTGACGAATCAGACTCCGTTCCGTGTGTTTGCCGTCAAGATCGTCATGACTTCATCGGACGGCAGAATCGTCCCAAGATTCAAGAATTTGAGAATCACCGCAGCATGAGGCAACTTCGCGTAAAGGGTGAAACCGGCTTGGTACGGGATGTTCAGTCCCGTGCCTTGCTGTTTACGGATCCAAAGGCGGTAGATGCCTATCGGAAGAAGAAAGCACAGAACGAAGAAATAAATACGCTGAAGAAAGAGGTCGCGGAATTGAAGAACCTTGTCCAACGCCTCATTGAACGGCAGGAGAACCCATAATGTCGCTTACCGGCAACATCGTAAATGTAGAAAAGATACAACTGACCGACACTTTTCAGACTTGGTTTGAGAAGACCAACGAACTGATCGATGCGGTCAACCCCATAAACATCTACGATCTTGATGCCGGAAACGGCACAAATGTCACTTATGGCTTGTCGGGAACCGAATACAACGGCGTAAAGTCCGTAAATGTCGAAGCCGGATTTGGCGTTGCCGTTGGGGCAGGAATCACGCAGGCATGGAGTGGATTGGTATCTCTTGATCTTTCAAGTATCAGCGGCAATTCCTTCACCCTGACAGGAAACGAAGCCTTTACCTTGACAGGTGCTGCTCCAAGAGCATCCGAAGTCAATATCGATGACTATTACACGATTCTTGATGCTTCGGATACCACACAGAGCGCACAGGGAACGACAAAGCGGGTAAAGGCAAAGCATATGCTTCCCCGCGATGTCTACATCCCAACGATGAATTTCTGGGGCGACTTGATCGTAAAGGGAAACTTCAATGCCGTAGGTGCTGCAAGCACATCGGTAGGAAACCTTTCGGTTAACTCTCAGTATCTTTACCTTGCAACCACAGGTGCCATCACAGGTGGCGCATATGCAAGCGATGTTGCATTGAACCAAGCCGGAATCATAGTGGCAATGACAGGGGGTGCCCCAATCAAGAGCATTCTTTGGAACCACAATAGCGGAAACCCATACTGGGCCTTTGGCAGCACATACGGGGCAAATGATCCAGACTATTCTTTGGTAAATTCCAAGTTCATTGCCAGAAACTTTGTAAGTGGCGACACAAACAACAACAACACATTTGTCTTTGAAGCCGCAGGATCGACTTCCACGAGAATCTGGCTGACCGAACTTTCATCGAATCCATACTTCGGCATCGTCAAGACATCGGCTTCGAGCAATGTGAATTTCAATGTCTACAATGGTGCAGGCGTGACATCGATTGCACACTTCATTGCTGGTGCAACATCTGTGTATCCAGGCGTTACCGCAAATGTGTTCGTGCAGAACGCAAATGTGGACATGCTTGATGGCGCACATGCAGTCACGGGCGCAAGCGCATGGACGATTCCTGTTGGTGATGCTTTGGGTCAGATGCACCCTGATCGCCACAATGCAGGACAGATTCGCCGTAGATTCACGCAAGTCGGTCACGGGCTGACAACGGGCGAGGCAGTCACGATTGTACCGACAGGATATGTGACCGCAGGCTCTCTCACTAGCGCAAATGCAGGAAGTGCCCTATTTGAGGCTATCGGCATCGTTGATCGGGTAATCAGCGCCAATGAAGTCTCGGTGACCATGAAGGGGTACATCGAACTTTCGGCCAATCGCCTGAAAGGAATCGGTTCTCCTGCAACGGGCCAATATTACATTCTTGATTGGGTGCAGCCGGGTGGATTGACCACAAACATGGCTGTTCCCACAAGCAAAGTATATCAGCCCGTCTTCCTTGCTTTGACTCCCACTACAGGAATCGTCTATGGCAACGAAGGCGATACTGTCTTTGCGACTACTACGGATCAAGTTTACCTTAAGAGCCTTGTTCCAATCGGATCTGTACAGTCGTATGCAGGAAATGTTGCAGGACTGACGATGGGTCTGTCGGGTGGATCACTCTCGGTCAGCGATGTTTCTTACAACGAGAACTGGCTCCCCTGCGATGGTCGGGCTATTTCCGCAACCGGAGCCTCGGGGTTTGTTGACCTGTTCCAACTGCTTGGCTACACCTACTCTGTCCGTGGAACGATGGTCAGTTCCAACGGAGAAGCAAGATTCAGAATTCGTACCGACCGCGATACTCGCAACCTTTCGACCCTATCGCTTGGTTCGGGAACTACAAGGATCATACAGCGTTCGGGTGCAAGCGCCGGAACTCAATTGAACTTTGCATATTCTTCCTTTACGGCGGATTCAAGTACGGTCACCATCGTTGGCACGGGTCTTACCACCGAAAGCGCACAGATTGCAAGCGGAACCCTTGTGGACATCGTTACGCCCAAGGTTGACAACATATTCTTCGTTCCCGACCTTCGTGGACGAACTCCATTCGGTGAACTGTCTGCTCTTGGTGTTGCAAGAGGAGAGAATTTCAACCTTGGTCTTACGGGTGCCACCGGAGCAAGTGCTTCTGGTCAAGGTGGCCTGTTCACAAACTACATCATCCGTGCAAGACGGGAATCGGATGCCCTGATCCTCACAGGCCACAACCACGATTCGCGATATCTTCGCAAGGATGTCAGCGATTCTGTAACCCCCGGCATCAGCACCATTCTTGCAAACACCATCGTCAGCGGTTCTCTGAATGCTGCCTCTGGTCTAGTGGTGACAGGTGGAGCAAGAATCGCCGGAGGCATCACCTCAAGCAACAACATAAACATCCTTGGTGCCAATGGATTGTTGTTCAACGATTCCGACAACAGCAACTGGCTGCAACTCAAGGCTCCTTCCGTCGTTGCAGGAAATGTGACTTGGACATTGCCAAGCACCGATGGCACGGCAGGATTTGTGTTGCAGACAAACGCATCAGGAACCTTGTCTTGGAAGGAAACACTTGCAGGCTCGGACATGCAAGTTCAATACAACCAGAATGGGGTCATTGGCGCAACTGGTAATCTTCTGTTCCACTACAACGGAGCAGGCGGATACAGCGCAGGAACATTGGGTGTAAGCGGCGGTGCCTATGTCCTTGGCAACATGGGAATCGGGATAACGGGCCAGAACATAGGCGGCAGGATCCTGCAAGGCTCGGGAGCAAACACCGCAAGAGGCAAACTTGAGGTTGTCGGTGACATTCGAATTCCTTCGGGCGGATTCTTCGTCAACTCAAACATCACGATTCCTTCCGGCCTGACTGCCACGATTGCCAATGGCGAAAATGCCTTGATGGCAGGCACATTGACGGTCGAATCGGGTGCAACCCTGCTCGTTCAGACCGGCGGGACAATCATAGTTCTGTGAAATAAATAGAGGATGCCATGGGAAACATAAAAGCCGATTCAATTCTGCCGACAAACAATGGAAACAATCTGATCCTGCGGACAGGGGTTGGTGATGTGGAGCGAGTGCGAATCAGTCCTTCTGGTGACATTACGGTGAATGGAAGTTTCTCGACAAGCGTTACAGGCAACATCAATGTTGTTGGCAATGTCGAAGTAACTGGAAACATGAATTTCGTTGGGGGAGCAACCTTTAGTGGCAAAATCACTACTGCAAGCACCACCGATTCTGATTCATCTGTGACATTAACAACCAAAGGGTATCTTAACGGATTTGCGCCAAAAGTATTCTGCACAATAAACGCATCAGGAACAGTTGTTACTCAAAAAACAATAACTGGGGAAACTATAACTTGTTCTAAAGGTGGAGCAGGAGTTTTTAACATAACAGTTCCTTCTGGAATATTTGCAGATGCAAACTACACAGTTCTTACTACTATTTCGTCTGATGGCAGAACAGGTTTGTTTTGTCCTGTTGTTACTGCCAGAACAGCAACTACCTTGACTGTAAGATGTATAACATCAAGTGCTGGGGTAGAAGACCCTACATTAATAAATGTTGCAATCTTTGACATATAATAGAGGTAACCTACTTGTGTATACAAATGAGTAAAAGAACTTCCCTATGAGCAAAATAAAGACAGACATCATCGAACCGGTCGGATCAACGATATCCATCAGCGGCAATGCCAGCATTTCAAATGGTGTGTCTGTTACCGGAAATGGATCATTCAGCGGCAAGATCACAACTGCAAGCACTACGGGTTCGGATTCATCCACGACATTGACCACCAAGGGGTATGTTGATTCGATCTTCAATCCTCAAGGCGGGGGTCTTTCTGCCAGTTACACAAAACTTGGAAATATTTACATCCAATATGGACTTGCTGCGCTGGTGGAATTGACTCTTGATACTACCAACAACCATTATGGTCGTGTTGCATTTGGTCTTACATTTGCATCAGCACCATATTCGATCCAAGTTACTCCAAGATTTAGTGCATACAATGCTCAAGGGGATATCATGGGTCAAGCGGCTTCTCCGGGAACAACAGGATTTACATTGGTAATAAATGGTGCATCAACTGGGACACTAACGAACTTAGCGGGTGCATATTGGTTTGCGGTAGGACCAGCATAAATTTGACAACACTAGTTAAAAAACAACTATGAGTAAAATAAAGACAGACATCATCGAACCGGTCGGATCAACGATATCCATCAGCGGCAATGCCAGCCTAGTATCGGGCACTATTTCTGCAAACGGATATCGCCCGTTGGTACAAATATTCAGATTCGTCGGTGATGGTTATGCTAGTTCCGCCCTGCAAGATATCTAAAACACACATACCCAACTGGCAACAACCGTAAATCTGCACCATAGCGAAAGAAACCAATGAGTACCATCAGAGCAACCAACATCCAACCACAGAGCGACAGCGATCCTCTTGTCTTTTCCACCAATGCGACGGAGAAGTTGCGTATTCCTTCCACCGGTGCAATTAGTCTCACGGGCGGTGCTACCCTAAGTGGAGGCTTGAGTGTCACGGGAAATGTGTCCACAAGCGGCAATCTGACTTTGGGAAGTGCAACTCTTTCCACTCCTAGCGGAAATGCACCACTATATGGGGCACGGGCTTGGGGACAAATTTCTCATACCTCTACTCAATATGGTCAAAATTTTACTGCAACTGTGTCTTCTGGCGTTTATACAGTAACCTTAACAACACCGATGCAAGACACCAATTATGGTGTAATTGCAACCGCTATTGGTACTATACAAACCTGTGCAACAATAGTAAACATAACTAGCGCAAGCCAATTTACAATTAGAGTATTTGGCGGAACTGATAATTTGAGAACAGATAAAAGTGTTATGTTTGCTGTATTTGCGTAAAATCCATGCTTTAGACAAGCAGTAAATTTATCCATAACACCCAATGGCAACAACCGTAAATCACGACATGGATCAAGGAACGAACTTTGCGTTCACGATACTCGCAAAGGATGGAAACAACATTCCCATCGATCTCTCGTCGGGCTATACGGCACACGCACAGATGCGGAAATACTACAGTTCCTCGTCCTATGTGACCCTTACGGCATCAATCACAGGAACAACAGGCAACATCACGGTTTCCCTTGGTCCGACAGCAACCGCAGCCATCAAGGACGGAACATGGTTCTACGATGTCGAACTTCATTCCAACAACGGATCAACCGTACAGAGAGTCGTTCAGGGAATGATCACAGTATATCCTGAAGTAACAAAGTTGTAACAAACACAGCCCTTTATCATGGCATCCATAGCGGGACCAAGAATAATAGAAGATGGCCTGATACTTCATCTTGATGCGGCAAATCCAAGAAGTTACCGTGGCCCTACGGCATTCAATGCTATAAACAGCGCCGTGAATTCATTCCCGATGACTGGGAATTCTTGGGACACATTTCAAGTAAACCAGTACAACAGCAATCAATATTTCTCCATAGGTGGGGTGCAAGATATCACAAACAACATTGTGACGATGACCGGGCCGCATCCTCTGCGTACATATGATGCAGTCCGTCCACAGACTAGCGGCGGGGGAGTCACGGCAGGGATCGATTACTTCGTCAAAAAGATAAGCGCAACAGCCTTCAGTCTTCATACTTACAGCAATGTGCAGAATGGAACATTGGGGTTTTCGGTTCTTGATCCCATATCAAACGACCAACGACAATCACTCACGGCAACAAACTTTCCGACGATGTGGTGGGGAGCGCCACACCTTCCCAACTCCGACACAATCAAGACCATACTTCCAAGAGGATTCGATCTTGAAGGAAGAGTGCATGATTGTGTTCGCATCAACTGGTTCCGTCCCGATGGAGTCGGCTGCTATCTGACAAGAGGAGGAATGGCATATGGCGTAACCCCTGTCCTAGATGCGGGAACCACATATACATGGTCTTTCTATCACAAGGCAGGAAATGAAAGAAGTCTAGGTCAGACAGGGCAATTCCAGATATATTTCAGCAGCAATGCAACATCAAGATTTGCTAGTTTCGTGCCCGGAGCGCAATGGAATCGTCTTTCGTTTTCTGCCCAAACTCCAGGAATAACATCATCTACCATCCTGATGTATTGGTTCACAAGCACGGGAATATCGATAACATCAGGACTTGCCTACGACATAGCGGAAATACAGGTAGAAAAGAGACTAGATTCTACTCCATTTCTTCCAACAACAAGAGGAAGCACGGCGGGTTCGGGAGGCGGATTCAATGATCTTACGCCAAGCAACAATCAACTTGAGGTAGTGAATGGAAGCGGGTACACGGCACAGACCGGCGGTGGAATTGTCCTTGATGGAATTGATGACTACATCATCACCACGGAAGCAAAGGGTCTTCCTTTAGGGAACAGCAGCAGAACTATTTCGATATGGACAAAGTTTTCTACACTCAAGAACAATTTTGTGCAACTTGGTAGCGCACCAGATCAAAGGTACATATTTGAATGTGCTGACTTTTCTGGCACGGTATATCTGTTTACCGATGGGGTAAATGGAGGAAACAATATAGTCATCAGCGGTTCGGAGATTCCTGCATTGAATGTGTGGAACAATCTTGTTTTCTCGAATAGTGGACAAAATTGGAAATACTACATCAACGGCTCGTTGGTTAAGTCGGGAACATTCCCGATAACTCTGAATACCGGAGGCAACAAGATATTGGTGGGTGAACGGGACGATATCTCATATGACAACATGAACGGAACGATTTCGATGGTGTCAATATACAACAGGGCGTTGTCTGATGGGGAAGTCAAGCAGAACTTCAATGCATCAAGAAAGAGGTTTGGAATCTGATGGCTCTTTCGCATGGCCCAAGACCAATCACCGATGGACTTGTTGTCTCCCTAGATGCAGCAAATCCAAAGTCATATCCCGGCGCTGGCTCAACTTGGTATGACATCAGCGGAAACGGAAACAACGCAACCTTGAATTCCGCTGCTTTCAATGTGACCGGAAACTATTTCGAGAACTCTGGGGCGACATCAAATTTTTTCCATCTAATCATATCAAACAGCACGACATTGCAAAATGCATTCGAAAGTCGTTATGGTGGTTGGACAATTGAGGAAACAATCTGGACCAACAGCGTTACATATCCTGAAGCCGATGCAGGAACCGTCGTGTCCTCAAACGCATATGGAGTGGGAGCAACAGGATTCGATTGGAACCACGGAATAGGGTTGACGGGATTTAGGTTTGGCATGGGAGTGGGCAATTCCGCAACCTATAGTGTAACCAATGACATAACAATTCCATCTCCATATGATCGGGCAAACATATGGAGAGTGAGATGCATGGTATGGGATCGATATCTCAACCAGAACAGATTGTACATAGACGGAAATTTGATTGGTTCGGGTTCATCGATTGCCGTTCAAGGCTTGTCCGTCTATGACGGAGGAGGAATGTCGATAGGAACCTTGTATGGATGGAAGCACTATGGCAGGCGAGCAACATTCAAGGTTTACAACCGCGTACTGACATCCACCGAAATAAAGCAGAACTACAGAGCCTTGGGAAGGCGGTTTGTTCAGTAATGGGAATTGCGTACAACACTAGGATAGTGACCAATGGATTAATTCTGTGCTTGGATGCTGCAAACAGAAAAAGTTATCCCGGCAGCGGGACAACTTGGTTTGACTTGAGTACAAATTCTCTTGCTGGTAATTTTGTCAATGGTGTTGCATTTGACCCTGCAAATGGAGGCAGTATTGCCTTCGATGGAGCCAATGAGGCAGTTACATTCCCAATGTCAACATTACGGCCTACTAGTCAAATAACGCAGGAATGTTGGTTTTCGATATCTCAAAATCAATTTCAGGTATTCATTGGCGCTCAGAGAGGAAGTAGTTTTGACAATTCTTATGTACTTTGGTTAAATGGTGCAAATGTATTGGCGGCAGGGATCAATCCTGGAGGTCCAGAAGGGAGCATAAATTTAAACTATCAAACCATAAATTTTACGCTTTCGACAAATAGATACTATCATTTTGTACACACTTACAATGGTTCTACTCAGCAAATCTATATGAATGGAGAAAGTGTTTTTTCTTGGGCGACTACTGGTTCTTTGGTTTATGACAACTTGAACACTTTGCTTGCAATAGGAAATGACTGGGGTAGCGGATACGATCAGGGTCTTAACTCTGGTTGTAGGGGGAATCTACCTATAGTTAGGATATACAACAGGGCATTGACTCTTTCGGAAATCCGACAAAACTTCAACGGCGTTAGACGAAGGTTTGGCATCTAGTGGACTTGAAAAGAAATTCAGCAACATTTATAGCATGAGTCAACATCATTGCTAAATACACCTGACCGTTAAACATGGAGATTCAAAATGACGATCACGATTGAGCAGACCACACCTTCCGCCGTAGTTTCCGCCACGGCTCCCGCAACCACCAACAAGAAGACGAAGACTGTCACGCTGTGCATGATCGTGAAGAACGAAGCACGGGTGATTGAGCGTTGCCTTGCTTCGGTGCTTCCCATCATCGACCATTGGGTCATCGTGGACACGGGTTCCACGGACGGAACGCAGGAGAAGATCCTGAAGTTCTTTGAGAATGTCGGCATCCCCGGCGAACTGTACGAGCGTCCGTGGAAGAACTTCGGGCATAACCGCAGCGAGGCACTTCAACTGGCCAAGGACAAGGCCGATTATTCCTACATGATTGATGCCGACGAGGTTCTTGTCTTTGAACCCGGCTTTGATCCCGACAAGTTCAAGGAAACACTCAACGCCGACCTGTACAACATCTTTGCACTCTACGGCGGGACTCGCTATCACCGTCCGCAGATGACGAGCAACAAGAAGAACTTCTACTACCGTGGCGTACTTCATGAGTATGTCGATTGCCATGATCCAATCGAAACCCGAGACTTTGCCCGTGGCTTCATGAACACCCCTATTCAGGACGGCAATCGCTCAAGCATGGAGAAGAAGTACGAGCGAGATGCAGAGGTTTTCGAGGAAGCACTCAAGGGTGAGGTCGATCCCAAGGACTTCAACCGCTATCACTTCTATCTTGCACAGTCCTATCGCGACTCGCAGCAATGGGAGAAGGCTCTTGCTGCCTACATGAAGCGGGCGGAACTTGGCGGATGGAACGAGGAAGTATTCTACTCGCTCTATCAGGCAGGACGCATCATGGAAGTTCTGAACAAGAACATCGATGACATCATCAAGGTGTACTTCAATGCCTATCAGGCGGCTCCCTATCGTGCAGAGAGCCTTTGGGCCGCTGCCCGTCTTTGCCGCATGAACATCCGTTTCGATCAGGCATATACCTTCGCAAAGCAGGGACTCAAGTGCCGTTGCCCCGAAGGTGCCCTGTTCATCGGTGCCCCGATCTACGAGTGGATGTTGCTTGACGAGTTCGCCATCGCCGCTTACTGGACAGGTCATTTCAAGGAGTCTCGAATGGCTTCGATTCAGTTGCTCAACAGCAACAAGTTCCCTCCCGATCAGAAGGAGAGAATCGAGATGAACCTCAAGTTTGCAACCGAAGAACTGATGAACGGAGGCTGATTTGCCTTCCTTTCCCGGTCATTTGATCGGCTCCTCCACCAAGGAAACCAACTCCATTCGGTCAACGGTTTCCTTGGGCAAGCCCGCACCTTTCGCTTCCGGCATAGTGGTCTGTGTCGGAAGCGATGGTGTTTTGCGGCCATATGGCAGGAGAAAGAGCAGCGACCCCATTCTCGGAGTGGTAGAAAGGATTCATCCGCCCATGAACACGGAAGTTGATGTTGTGCATCATGGAATCGTGCATCTTGCTTTTATTGAAAATGGCAAGACTTATTATCTTCAGGATGATGGTTCCTTGGCAACCAAAGGACATCTTCCTCTTATTCGCGGCATCGGTGAGGGCAAAGGAATGTTCTCCATTCCACATGAGGGCGTGGGTGCGGGAGTTCCCACGGGAACCATGATGCAAATATGGTCTGATGTCGTTCCCTTGGGATGGCTTGAGTGCAATGGTTCCTTGGTGTCTGCCAAGCACTATCCTGCATTGTTTGACAGCACAAGAAGTCTCCGTGGAAGCATTCGTCTTTCCGTGATTACTGGTTCACATTCCATGCTTTCGCTTTCCTATAACGGGTCCATCCCCGAAGGAACAATTCTGACCATCCCCTTGCATGGAACCGTGCAAGTCCTGTCCTGCAAGGATGGAATGATTGTAGTCACATCGGAGAAGGAATTCTCTTGGCTGTCCTGTGCGCCAAACGCCAAGCATGAATTGGTATGCAACGATCCTAACCTGTTCTTCCTGCCAATACGGTCGGAACCACCGTACAAGTGGATTGTTAAAACCTGACCCATCGATTTCAAAGTCTAAATAGCATCGGAGGATTCCGATGGCTGTAGTAAACACTAGGCAGAAACTTGTGGATTATTGCCTGCGCCAACTTGGTTCGCCGGTCGTTCAGATCAATGTTGATGACGAGCAGATCGATGACCGTGTGGACGATGCCATGCGCTTCATGTCGGAATACCATTTTGATAAAGTTGAAAGAGTCTACCTGAAGTACAAGTTGACTCAGGCAGACATCGACCGCAAGTACCTGTTGCTCGAAAGCGACAACACCGAGAGCCTTTCCGCCGATGATCGTTTGCAGACAATCACCGAGGAAGGGCAGTCCGGCACCGTTCCCATCGACAACCTGATTACGAGCGTCACCCGAATTTTCCATATCTCGCAGCAGACCATCGACATGTTCGATGTTCGCTATCAGTATGCCCTGAACGATCTTTATACATTCGGAACCATCGATCTTGTGCAGTATGACATAACGCAGCAATACCTGTCCTTGCTGCGAATGTTCCTGTCTCCCGACAAGCAAGTGGAGTTCAGCCGTGTTACCAATCGTCTTGAAATTCACATGGATTGGAAGATCGTCAAGCCGGGTGGATATCTGATCATAGAATGCTATCGAATCCTTGACCCCCGTGTATACCCCGAGATATACGAAGATCGTATGCTCAAGAAATACCTGACATCTCTAATCAAGAGACAATGGGGCATCAACATGAGCAAGTACAGCGGAATCAAGTTGCCCGGTGATGTCACCCTTCGTGGCGTTGACATCGTGAACGAGGCACAGAAGGAAGTGGACGAAATCGAAAAGGAAATCATAGCGAAGTACGAACTTCCTGTTGATTTCATGATGGGATGACATGGCACTAAATCCATACTTCAACAAGTTCAACAATCTTCCTGAGCAAAACCTCATCGAAGACTTGACTATTGAGGCCATCAAGATACATGGCATCGAGATGTACTACATCCCGAGAACCATGTTGCACAAGGACGATTTGTTTGGCGAAGCGCCGTATTCACGCTTCGCATCATTCAAGATGATAGAGATGTACATGGATACGACAACCGCCTTTGAAGGCGGAGACACCTTTACGAAATTTGGCTTTGAAGTGAGAGACAGCGTGAAGTTCACGGTTTCCCGCAAGAGGTTCAAGCGGGAGACAGGGATGGCTAGACCCATGGAGGGTGATTTGCTTTTTCTGCCCTTGAACAGAGGTCTGTTTGAGATCAAGTTTGTAGAGCATGAGAACCCATTCTATCAACTAGGCAAACTTCTTTCGTACCAGATGACTTGTGAATTGTTCCAATACAGCGAGGAGAAGATGAACACCGGAATCCCGGCAATCGATGCAGTCGAAGAAGTCGCCTTCAAACTTCAACTCACACTAGGAGCAACAGGTGGAACAGGAACTTTTACAAAAGGCGATCTCGTTTACCAGCCTGCGAGTGGGACGACTTCGGGAGTCTTTTCGACGGCGGCTGCAAAAGCAACCGTATATGCTTGGAGTGCGTCAGAACCGACAAACCTTGTTCTTGTGGATCCGGTTGGCGGCTGGAGTCTCACAGGAACAAATCGATTTGTAACCAAGTCGGACAACACAGCATACTACAGAATGGTTGTTGGGGACGAGAAGTTCGGAGAACTCATCGACCATACCAACGAGGCCATTCAGGACGAGGCCGACACCTTCGTCAATTTCAGCGAGAAGCATCCTTTCGGAGAGCCATAAGCAATGTTCAGGTATTTCTACCATGGAACCATCCGAAAGGCAGTAGTTACCTTCGCGAATCTGTTCAACAATATGTACATCGCAAGGTACGACGAAAACAATGTCGAAGTGGAACGAATCAAGGTTCCCATTGCCTACGGCCCAAGACAGAAGTTCATTCGTCGCCTTGAGCGCATCGGCACGGACTTCGACCAAGCCAAGGTGAAGTTGGAAAACTACCTGCCTCGTCTTGCATTTGAGATGCAGAACATCACTTTCGATCCATCCCGAAAGTTGTCTGCCATGAACCAAACAGTAATCTACAATTCGGCAACGAATGCCTTGCGTAGATACGAAAGAGTTCCATACAACCTAGAACTGTCTTTGAGCATCCTTGCCAAGAACACCGAGGATGCATTGCAGATTTTTGAGCAGATCATCCCGTATTTCCAACCCGAATACACGGTGACGGTTGACATGAATCAAACCGACAAGGCGGTATCTGTTCCTGTCGTATTCAAGAACGCCGTGCTTTCGGAAGGAGATGACGGAAGTTACGGAGACTATGGTACGAGAAAGGTCACCATCATGACCCTATCGTTCACCATGAAACTGTATCTCTATGGCCCAATCAGCACACAGGGAATCATCACATCCTCGCAAGTCAACATGTCAAGTACGGGACTTACCTCGGGGTTCGGTCCATCGGGTTCAGGTACATCTGTGGTTTCCAATGCTGTCACGGGAGGGGCTACGGGCTGTGGTGCAACAGGCACCGTCAGCAGCAGCACGAATACATACTAATCAAGGGATTTTATGAATCATGAGTGATGTTGATGATAATCTATCCAATGCATTGAACTTGCCCGAACCAATCAAGGAAACACAAATTGTTCCTCCCGTGGTTGGACCCAAGGAAATAGAGGCACGGGTGGTAAAGCCCGATGCCGAGCGTGACTATGCCGAAGTCAGGCAGAATCTCAAGCGCATCATCGAGAAATCCGAAGAGGCCGTAGAGAACATCCTTGAGGTTGCCGTTGAAAGTCAGAATCCAAGGGCATATGAGGTGGTGGCACAATTGCTTGCGGCATCACTTGAAGCCAACAACAAGTTGATGCATCTGCATCGGCAAATCAAAGACATCAACAAGGAAGAACCGGGCAAGACCACGAATGTGACCAACAACAGCATTTTCGTCGGAAACACGGCAGACTTGCAGAAGATGATTCGCAACCTGAATTCCCCAAAGCAGTTGGAAGAGAAGAAGCCCGACGATGCCTCGTAAGCAAGGAAACACTTACCTTGGCAACCCCCTTCTCAAGGGGCCGAATGTACAGGTACAGTACACCAAGCAGCAACTTGAGGAGTTTGTCCGCTGCTCCAAGGATCCGGTCTATTTCCTTGAACACTACATGAAGATCGTGACCATCGACTCTGGTCCGATGCTTTTCAAGATGTATGAGTTTCAGCGGCAGATCATCAGGGAAATCCATTCCAATCGTTTTGTGATTTCCAAGATTCCCCGACAGAGCGGAAAGTCCACCGTGATGTTGGGATACATTCTGTACAGCATTCTGTTCACTCCCAACTACAAGGTGGCAATCCTTGCCAACAAGTTGAAGACCGCTGGTGAATTGCTGAACCGTCTGAAGTTTGCGTATGAGAATCTTCCCAAGTGGTTGCAGCAGGGTGTAATTGAATGGAACAAATTGAGCATCACCTTGGAGAACGGGTCGAAGGTCGTGTCTTCTGCAACGAGCGCATCTGCCGTCCGTGGAGACAGTTTCAACTTCCTGCTGCTTGACGAGTTTGCCTTCGTTCCTCCGAACATTGCCGAAGAGTTCTTTTCGTCGGTGTATCCAACCATCTCGTCGGGAAAGACATCCAAGGTGGTCATTGTTTCCACGCCATGCGGCATGAATATGTTCTACAAGTTGTGGAAGGATGCCATTGCCAAGCGAAACGAATACATTGCCGTTGAGGCGCATTGGTATCAGGTTCCCGGTCGTGACGAGAAGTGGAAGGAAAGCACAAAGAAGAGCCTTTCCTCTGAAAGACAATGGCTTCAGGAATATGAATGCGAATTCCTTGGCTCTGAAGACACCCTCATCAAGCCTGCGAAGATATCGTCATTGGCATACGAGAAGCCAATCTTTCAAAATGAGGAAGGGCTTGTTGTTTATGAAGCACCCATCAAGGATCACATCTATGCAATGTGCGTTGATACTGCCCGTGGGCAGGGTCAGGACTACCATGCCCTCACCGTGGTTGATGCGACAAATATTCCCTACAAGGTAGTTGCCAAGTTCAGGAACAACACCATGCCCGTCATGGTATTTCCCAATCTTATTGAAGTTGTGGGTAATCGATATAACGAAGCATACGCCCTCATCGAATTGAACGACACCGGACAACAGGTTTCCGACATTCTGAGAGAAGAACAGGAATATGAAAATCTCATAACCATCACAGTCAAGGGAAAGAAGGGACAGAAAGCAGGCGAAGGATTCGGTGCAGGAAGGGTGCAGTACGGCATCAAGATGTCCATACAGACAAAGAAGACGGGATGCCTTGTCCTCAAGGAGATGATCGAAGGAGATAAGATCATCCTCAACGACTTTGACATCATTGCCGAACTTTCCACCTATATCGCCAAGGGTGCCGCTTACGAGGCAAGTTCGGGCTACAACGATGACCTGATATCTACCCTTGTTATGTTTGGTTGGTTGACTACGCAGCCATATTTTAAGGATTTGGTGAATACCGACATACGCCGCAAACTGTTTGAAGACAAACTCAAAAAGTTAGAAGATGACCTCGTTCCGTTTGGCTTCTTGGAGATGGGAATGGACGATGATCGTAGCGAGGACGAGATCGAATTGTCCCGAGAACTTTCACCAAAGCAGAAGCGATTGCAGGAGAATGACCCGTTCATGGACGAGGACATCATTCCAAGGGGTAACTGGTAGAAATGCTAAATACCTCCGTTCGCATCTTTTCAATAATCACAGGAGACAGCGCACATGGCATTTCAACTTAGCCCCGGTGTGTCAATCACAGAGAGAGACTTGACCACAATCATCCCTGCCGTTGCGACTACGAATGCAGGCTTTGCAGGTTACTTCCGGTGGGGTCCAGCCGATCAGCGAGTGGTTGTGAGTGATGTTTCCAACCTCGTCCAACTCTACGGAACGCCCGACGACAACAACTTCAAGCATTGGTTCAGCGCCGCCAACTTCCTTGGCTACGGCAACAACCTTCAGATCGTTCGTGCCTGCCACACCGGTGCGGCCAACGCAAGCCAGACTACGGGTGCTGCTTATCTTCCCAACAACGAGTCCGACTTTGCTGGTACTTCTACAGCCATCTACGGAATGTTTGCTGCCCGTTATCCGGGTCAACTTGGAAACAGCCTTGCCGTGGAAATCTGTGGAGCCGATGCTGGCGTGACTTCGTTCAATACTTGGACTTACTCGTCTGAGTTTGACGGTAAGCCCTCTACCTCGTTCTTTGCAGAAAATTCGCTTGGTCTGACTCAGGCCAACGATGAATTCCACATGGTGGTTCTTGACCGCCTCGGTCGCTTCACGGGAGCCGTGAATACGGTTCTTGAGCGTTTCGCCGGTCTTTCGATTGATCCTGCCGCAGTTGCACAGGATGGAACCTCGATGTACTTCAAGGCAAAGATCAACAATGAATCAAAGTATCTTGTTGCTCTTGGGTCGATCACCACTCTTGATGGCACAGCCTTCAAGATTAATGGTGTGACTGGTTCGGGTGTGACTGGCTGGAGTGGTTCAGGCACATGGGCCTACAATTCGACCGACTACACCTCCAACCGTTATGACACGGGTTCGGGTGCAGGAGCCACCGGTGGCGTGTTCCGTGTAGAGTTCCAGGGTGGTACGGGAGAATGGGATTCGACCGGCAACCGACTCTTCACCGAAGGCTACGGATATCAGTTGTTTGCTGATGCCGATACTTCCAATGTCTCCCTGCTCATCGGTGGGCCTCTCACCGCCAGCACGGTAAACAGCCTAGTAACGATTGCCAATGACCGCAAGGACTGCGTTGCCTTCGTATCTCCCGAGATCAACAATGCCTCGGTATCCGAAGCATCAAAGTTGGCAGCAGCCAAGACTTTCCGTGATGCTGTAGGAAACTCCTCCTACACGGTCATCGACACGGGCTACAAGTATCAGTACGATTCTTACAATGATACCTACCGCTATGTCCCGCTGAACGGAGACATCGCCGGTCTGTGCGTCCGTACCGACCTGACCAATGATCCTTGGTACAGCCCCGCCGGATTCAACCGTGGCGTGATTCGCAACACGATTCGTCTTGCTTATAACCCAAACAAGACCCACCGTGACGAACTTTATAGTTACGGCATCAACCCCGTGATTACCCTGCCCGGTGAGGGAACCCTTCTGTACGGCGACAAGACCGCACAGACCAAGCCCTCGGCATTTGACCGCATCAATGTCCGTCGTCTGTTCATCGTCCTTGAGAAGGCCATCGCAACGGCTGCCAAGTACAGCCTATTCGAATTCAACGATGCCTTCACACGGTCGCAGTTCCGTTCGATGATCGAGCCGTTCCTCCGTGATGTTCAGAGCCGCCGTGGCATCACCGATTTCTTGGTGAAGTGCGACGAGTCCAACAACACTTCGGAGGTCATCGACAGCAACCGCTTCGTCGCTGACATCTTCGTCAAGCCTGCCCGTAGCATCAACTTCATCCAACTCAATTTCATCGCCACTAAGACCGGAGTATCGTTCACCGAAGTAGGTGGATGATAACCGATAAATAAGGCAAAGGAGACACATCGATGGCATATAGCCAATTCAGCCTAGACGCTTTCCGAGCGAACCTTATCAATGGTGGAGCGAGAGACAACCTTTATCTCGTCACGGGTTCATTCCCAAATGGCGGAAGCCGTTCGATCAATGCTGCGGCAGGAATTGCAGGAGCAATCTTCGGAACTGCTGCTGCCGGTGCCGTGTCTGCGGTTGGTGGGTTGGTAAACAATGGAAATGCAAACGGTCAGATCACCTTCCTGACGAAGGGTGCCAAGATTCCGGCTGCCAAGATGTCCGAGGGGACAGCCAACTTCATGGGTCGTACCCTGAAGTTCCCGGCTGACAGGACTTTCGACAACTGGACAATCAATGTCTACAACGATGGTTCCTACAACCTTCGCAAGGCATTCGAGTCTTGGTCGAACCTGATCAACACCTATGCAAGCAATGTTGGTCCCAACAACTTCAATTCCTTCTTGATGGACTGGTCCGTACAGCCCCTCACTCGCGAAGGAAACGCAATCTGCACCTACAAGTTCATCGGCTGCTATCCTGCAACCGTTGGAGAAGTGAACCTGTCCTTCGAAGCAAAGAATTCGATTTCGGAGTTCCAAGTCGATCTGTCGTATCAATACTACGAACTAGTCGGAACAACCACCTGATAGTCAGGCAACAAGGAGAGATTTAAACTATGGAGTTGTTTGGCTTCAAACTTGAACGGTCACCGAAGCAGAAGAGCGATTTCAAGGCACTAAAGTCATTCGTAGTCCCAACTACGGATGACGGTGCCATTCCGGTGGAGGCTGGTGGCTTCTACGGGCAATATGTCGATCTTGACGGTTCTGTACGCAATGACTTTGAACTGGTTGCCAAGTATCGCGAAATGTCCATGGACCCGATCTGCGAGATCGCCGTCGATGACATCGTGAACGAGGCCATTGTGACCGAGCCGGGAAAGATGCCGATCAAGTTGGCATTCATAAACGACAAGACCATTTCGCCAAAAATCAAGAATAAGATTGAGGAAGAATTCAAGAATCTTCTTCGGTTGATGTCCTTTGATACAAAGGGGTATGAAGTCTTTCGCCGTTGGTATGTTGATGGAAAGATTTACTTTCACATCATCGTTGACGAGGAGAAGCCAGAGAAGGGAATCCTTGAACTTCGCTATGTTGATCCCCTGAACATTCAGAAGATCCGTGAGTTCAAGAAGGAAACCCGTCCTGATGGAACCAAGTTAATCACGGGATTCCGCGATTTCTACCTCTACAACAAGGACAATCCCCGTGTGGGATCGGCGCAAGGTATCAAGATCAGCGACGATGCAATCGCATTCTGCTCTTCTGGTCTGTTTGACAGCCGCTATCGTCGCACCGTGGGATTCATGCATAAGGCAATCAAGCCCCTGAATCAGTTGCGAATGATGGAAGATGCCGTAGTCATCTATCGCATCTCCCGGGCACCTGAGCGCAGGATTTTCTACATCGATGTCGGAAACCTTCCCAAGACAAAGGCTGAAGCCTATGTCAAGGACATCATGAACCGATATCGCAACAAGTTGGTCTATGACGCAACCACAGGCGAGATTCGCGATGACAAGAAGTTCCTCTCCATGCTTGAGGACTATTGGCTTCCTCGTCGCGAAGGCAGCAAGGGAACCGAGATCAGCACCCTATCGGGAGCGCAGAACCTCGGTGAACTTGCAGATATCGTGTATTTCCAGAAGAAACTCTACCGTGCTTTGAATGTGCCCGTGAGTCGCTTGGAACAGGACAGGGGAATTGCCCTTGGTCGTTCGTCGGAAATAAACCGCGATGAACTCAAGTTTTCAAAGTTCGTGACCCGTCTACGCAGCAAGTTCAACGAACTGATTTATGACTTGCTCCGAAAGCAGTTGCTGCTCAAGAATGTCATCACGCAGGACGAATGGCCGAACATCAAGGAGATCATGTTCCTTGACTACCTTAAGGATTCATACTATGTGGAGGCCAAGAACGCCGAACTCCGCAAGCAACGCAACGGCGAACTGAACGATGTTGAAAAATACATAGGTAAGTATTATTCTCACTATTGGGTCCGCACTCAGGTGCTTGGCATGACCGAAGGCGAGATTGCGGAAATGGACAAGCAGATGGCTCAAGAGAGGGACAGCGGGCTTTATACCCTGTCCAACGAACCAGGAATTGTATAAGGAACGCAAATGGAAATCAATCATCTTTCAAACGCTCTTGATTCGGTCAACGAAAAGGATGCTGTTTCCTTCAAGTCCGCCCTTTCTCAGCATTTGAACAACCGTCTTTTCACCGCATTGCAGGCAAGAAAGGCTGAAGTTGCCAAGGAGATGATTGGTGAAAAGTCCGTTGTTTCTGAAGCCAATGTAATCGCTCCTTCTGCTCCCCCTACACAAGGATTTGCAAAGAAGCCCGATGCATTCAAGGTCGATCCCGCCAAGGCAAAAATCGAAATGCAGAAAGCAAAGTCGATGGTCGTGGCCAATAAGGCAAAGATGGCGGCGGTCGATGTCAAGAAGAATGTCCTTGGTCCCAAGGAACTTGAAACCATGCAGAAGCAGATCGCTGCTGTTGCTGACAATAGCGTTGACATCGGATCGCTAAAGCCTGTTCCCGGCGGCTTTGAAGTAAAGAAGGCTGCTGACGGAGGGCTTGATCCAAATCAGGAAAAGGAATACCTGATGAAGACCTTCAATCACAACGGGAAAGTTGTCGAATTGAAGCAAGTCGGCCTTGGGTTCTCCCGTCCGATCCGTGCATACATCGACGGTGTTCGTTGGAATTTCTTCCCGAGCATGGGCAAGGCCATGGAAATGACTAAGGAATACATCGAGATGGAAAGTGGCGCTGCAAAGAAGGAAGAGGTGCAGCAAGATGGGCAATTGGCCGAGAAGGTCGATCTTGACGGCAGAACGAAGATTGTTCGTGATACCGTTGCGAGAATCGAACAGTATCGCAAGTTGCGTTCGGAGAAGACAAAGCCTGCTGTGGAAAACAAGGAAAACAAGTTTGCCGGAATCTATGATGACGGCAGCGGTAAGGGAGCCTTCATTCCGCAACCAATCGACACGGGCAAGCAACATCCGTTCTTCAGAAAGACCGTGACCGAAGGTGTTCTTGACGAATTCAAGTCGATGTTTAAGAAGGAAAACATCACGGTTCGCGAGGGCGACAAGGAAGAGTACGAGCGTTTCTTCAAGGTAGCCATGAAGAAGTTTGGAATCTCAAGCCCCACCGATCTCAAGACCCCCGAGCAAAAGAAGAAGTTCTTCGATTATGTCAAGAAGAACTACAAGGGAAACGATTGATGCCCAAGTCAGTATTCAACTTCAATAGCAAGGAAGTCCTTGATGAGGCAATCGGCTATCTCTTGCCGAGAATGCCGGGTGGCCTGAAAACTACCACGGTAGATGGTGTGAAGTTGTGTGTTGAGGCGAGAGATTCCGGTCATATGGATGAGTTTCGCGAGGAACTGAACAATTTCAAGGAACTTCGCAGACTTGACAAGTTGACCGCAAAGGTGATTTCGACCCTTGCTTCAATCGTCAAGGAGAACAAGAACCACACTCTTCGACTGATGAACGGAGACTTGGTTCGTCTTTCTCCCGACAATGCAAGAAAGATCGTTTCAATTCATGACCAACTTGACCATCGGGAGAATCAGGCTGCTCTTCGCATGATGGTCATCGAAAGCAAGAAATCGCATGAGGCAGCAATTCAGTTCTGCCTAGAAAAGACCAAGGAGACTGAATAATGGCCAACTCATTCAACTACATCGTGAAGACCAAGAATCGTTGCGTGGTTTCCGTCATTGGAGATACCGCCGGTGGAATAACATTTGGAATCAGCGGTCCAGCGTTCACCCAACCCGGCGGTTATCCCGACTTCAACGATCCAAACATCACCAATTCCTCTGCCTGCCTGTCGAGAATCCACTATGGACTCAGCGGTTCTTCCTGCCTGTTGCAGTTCTTGGGCGGAACTCCCGGCAACGCATATGTCCTGACACCGGGAACCACGGAAGTCAACTTTGATCGTATGACGGTTCCAAACAACGCAGTAACGCCAAACGGAATCTTCTCGGTCAATGTCCCTGCGTCCACCGTTGTGACGGCTTATTTGGAATTCACAGCCTTCTAAACAAACGGAGCATACCAACAAATGAAACTGTTCTGCGACCTAAACGAAAGCATCGAAGTCCTGACCGAGGAGACTGCTCCCGGACAGAAGAACTATTACATCGAAGGCGTGTTCCTGCAAGGGGACATCACCAACCGCAACAAGCGCCGCTATCCGATTGAAACCTTGATGAAGGAAGTAAAGCGGTACAACGAGCAGTTTGTCAAGCAGAAGCGGGCTTTCGGTGAGTTGGGCCACCCCGAGGGTCCGACCATCAATCTTGAGAGAGTCAGCCACATGATCACCGAACTTCGCTGTGAAGGCAAGAACTTCATGGGCAAGGCCAAGATCATGGACACCCCATACGGCAAGATTGTAAAAAACCTCATTGATGAGGGTGCAAAGTTGGGTGTTTCTAGCCGTGGAATGGGTTCCCTAGAAGAGCGCAATGGAGTCAATGTCGTAAAGGATGACTTCCAACTTGCAACAGCAGCAGACATCGTTGCCGATCCATCGGCTCCCGAGGCATTTGTCCGTGGGATCATGGAAGGCAAGGAATGGGTATGGGAAAGCGGACGGTTGGTCGAAAAGGACATAGTACAGATCAAGAAGGACATTTTGAAAACCAACTCCCGCAAGTTGGAAGAAGCCAAGATAAACGCATTCAATAAGTTCCTCCGGGGACTTTAACCAAAGTATAAATAACAAGCACCCTCACTAATCAAGGAGAGAGTTCATGGACTCATTCAAGAACAACGAAGTAGAGGAAATCCTCGAAGAGGAAATCCTCGAAACCGAAGAGCAGACCGACGAGGCCACCAACGAGGCTGACGAAGCCATCGAAGAGGCCACAGATTCCGCATCCAAGCAGAAGTCCAATGTGGCTGCTGCCAAGCAAATGGGTCAGGGTGCTGCCGTTGGTGCTGCTTCCCTCCCCAAGGAGTCCCCCAAGTACAAGGGACTCTACAAGGACGGCACAGGCAAGGGTGCAATCATCCCTGAGCCAATCGACACCGATGATGTCGAGGGTGATGCCGATGTTGCTTCCAACGAGAAGCAAATGAAGAATGTGGACAAGAAGCGTATGGCCAAGGAAGATGTTGCCGTACACATGGATGCCATGTTCAACGGCGAAGAACTCAGCGAAGAGTTCAAGACCAAGGCTTCCACAATCTTCGAAACCGCCGTCAACGAGCGCATCGAAGCCATTGCCGAGGAACTTGAGACTGAATTCGAGACTCGTCTTCTGTCCGCACAGGAGCAGATCAAGAACGAGTTGACCGAGCAGTTGGATTCCTACCTCTCCTATGTAATCGAAGAGTGGATGGAAGAGAACCGCCTCGCCGTGGAGAAGGGCATTCGCAACGAAGTCACCGAGCAGTTCATCGAAGGTCTTCGTTCGCTCTTCCTACAGCACAACATCGAAGTTCCTGCTTCCAAGGTTGATCTTGTCGATGAGATGGCCGAGAAGGTCGAAGAACTCACCGGCAAACTCAACGAAGAAATTCAGAAGAATGTCGAGATGTCCAAGACTGTCGGTCAGTTGCGCCGCAGCGACATCCTTGACGAACAATGCGATGGTCTTGCCGATACGCAGAAGGAGCGTTTCAAGAAGTTGGCCGAGGGCGTAGCCTTCGAAAGCGAAGATGATTACCGCAGCAAGTTGGAAATCATCCGCGAGTCCTACTTCGGCGTTGGCTCGACCGAGACAGACTCGGAGGGCGGCGAAGAGACAGTTGCTGAGGCTTCGGATGAAGTTGGCGACAGCATCGACGGTGATGATGTTGCTGCCGAGCCAAAGGAAACCATCAGCGAGTCGATGAGTGTGTACGCAAAGGCACTCTCGCGACTCAATCGTAAGTGATCAAAAACAGTTGATTTCTAAATAATGAGTCAGTAAATTCAGTTAGCACTTTCAATCAAAAATTAACCTGTCACAGGAGACAAAAATGGACTTGACAATTTCCGAAGCACTACAGAAGAAGTGGAAGGCCATCGTTGAACACGCTGACCTCCCTGAGATCAAGGATTCGTGGCGCAAGACCGTCACGACTCAACTCCTTGAGAATCAGGAGCAGTACCTCAAGGAAGCCGCTCCCACCAACCTCTCTAACAACCTCCCCGGCGATTCGACCGGCAATGTGGCTAAGTGGGATCCGATCCTCATCAGCCTCGTTCGCCGTGCAATGCCGAACCTGATCGCCTATGACATCTGCGGCGTTCAGCCGATGAGCGGCCCGACTGGGCTTATCTTCGCCCTCCGCAGCCGTTACAACAGCCAGACTGGTGCCGAGGCTCTGTTCCAAGAGGCCGACACTCGCTTTGGTGGTTCGGGTGGCACACCGTCCTACACCGGCGCTGGTTACACCGGTGGCCTCACGCAGGGTCCGGGCGTTGATCCCTTCTTCGGTGCTGCTGATGCCTCGCTGGCTGATGGCGTTGCCGATTCGTCGGCTGTCAGCCGTGCCATGACCACCCTCATGGGTGAGGCTCTTGGTGATGCTGCTAACAATGCCTTCGCTCAGATGGCATTCAGCATCGAGAAGACCACGGTAACTGCCAAGACTCGTGCCCTGAAGGCCGAGTACACGATGGAACTCGCCCAAGACCTGAAGGCTATTCACGGTCTTGATGCCGAGACAGAACTCGCCAACATTCTTTCGAGCGAGATTCTGGCTGAGATCAACCGCGAGGTTGTTCGCACCATCTACCGTAACGCCAAGTTGGGCGCTAAGGCTGGCACGACACAGACCCGTGGAGTGTTCGATCTCAATGTCGATTCCAACGGTCGTTGGTCGGTTGAGAAGTTCAAGGGTCTGCTGTTCCAGATTGAGCGTGAGTGCAACCAGATCGCCAAGGAAACTCGTCGTGGCAAGGGCAACTTCGTCCTCTGCTCGTCGGATGTTGCTTCGGCTCTGGCCATGTCGGGCGTTCTTGACTATGCTCCGGCTCTCAGCACCAACCTTCAGGTGGACGATACGGGCAACACCTTCGCCGGTGTTCTCAACGGTCGCCTCCGTGTTTACATCGATCCGTATTACTCATCGACACTCGCTTCGGACTTCTTCTGTGTCGGCTATAAGGGTTCCAGCCCATACGATGCTGGTATGTTCTACTGCCCCTATGTGCCGCTACAGATGGTCCGTGCAGTCGGTGAGCAGTCTTTCCAGCCGAAGATCGGCTTCAAGACTCGCTACGGCATGGTCAACAACCCCTTCATCATTGGCAACGACAACTCGCCAATCGCTGATGTGGACAATGCCAACGCTGCTCGTAGCAACCAGTACTACCGTATCGTCAAGGTCAACAACCTCTTCTGATACAAGTACGGTACGACAAGTTACCCCCACACTTGGAATGGGAGCGGAGAAATCCGCTCCTGTTCTTTTTCACTAAATAGTTCGGAGGTTCCATGCACTACGAAATACCCGATGAAGGTCCGTTGGGTGCTGCTTGTTCCACTCCGACGAATACCAATCTAACCGCTCCGACGAACTACAAGTTCAGCATCAAGCGGATACCAAACATGGTGTACTTCTGCACGGGTGTATCGTTGCCGGGTTGGTCTAATCCCACGATCAATGTGCCAACAGGCTTTCCTGGTGGCAGGAATACCCTGAAGGCAAAGAGCGAATCTATCAGTCACGGGGATGCAACCTTTCGCTTTCTCGTCAACGAAGACTATTCAAACTATGACGAGGTGGCCAAGTGGTTCCGTCAATGCGTTGGACTCAATGACTACAGCCAAGTTGCATGGCGAAACTGGATGTCCGAGGAAGGATATCTGCTTGTGTTGAGCAATCGCAAGAATCCCGTCTTCCGCATCACCTTCCGTGGACTCTTCCCCACAGGAATAAGTGACCTGAATTACAAGGCAAACGAAACCGAGAATACACCATTGGTTGCAACGGTGACCATGAACTTCACCTATTACACCTACGAATCTCTACTCAATCCATGAGCATACTTGACGAAAAGGGTCTGACAGGCAAGGATTACGGAATCGCAGATCGTGATTCTTTCGGTGCTGCATGTTCCACGCCGCTGAACACGAACACAACGATCCCGACAAATTTTCTGTTCATGTGTCGGAAGATACCGTCCTTTACCTACTTCATTCAGGACTTTTCCCTGCCCGAAACAAGCAAGGAATCTATTGCGTCTGACTTCATGTTCGGACCTTCCGTGAAGTTCCCCAATGCCACTATTGGTTATGGCACCCTAACAATCAAGTTTATCATTAATGAGGATTTCTCAAACTATCACTCCATAGTCAAGTGGATGCTTGAGAATACTGGTTACACGGAATTCGTTGCTGACCAGAAGTACAACGAAGGAGCGAACGAGGAAGGAACTCTGATTCTCCTATCCAACAAGAAGAATCCGATTCGAAGAATCAATTTCGAAGGTCTGATTCCAACAGAACTCTCTGGCATAGACTTTGCTAGCGATGTCACCGATATCAACACGCTGACCGCAACATTGAAATTTGCCGTGTCGGCATTCAGCATCAAGACCGTTTCTCCTTGACTTTGTTGTGTGGGGTGTTATACTGTTCTCACCATGAACTTTGAGAAGATCAAGGAGATGGCCGAAAAAGACTTGGCCATCGATGACACGGAACTTGGCAATGAGTCAACTCGCATTCCGCAACTTCACAATAAGTATCTCGTCATCTTCCATGATGAGAGACTTGTCCTTCGCAAGGCACAGTCCGACTACAGGACATTGAGGAAGGACAAGTGGGAGTACTATACGGGAAAGATGTCTCAGGAACGACTGACAGAACTCGGGTGGCAGCCGTTTCAGTCGCGGATACTACGAAACGATCTGGATGTCTACATGGACTCCGATCCCGATCTGTCTGCCCTGCGGGTGAAGATAGAATATCAGGAGGAGAAGGTGGATTATCTGGAGTCCGTGCTGAAGGGAATATCACAGAGACATTGGGTGATTCGCAATTCAATCGAATGGCGAAAGTTCACCAACGGCATCGTCTGAATCAACCTGGTTTGGGCACCCTAAATAATGGGATGCCTGAAGTAATCGTTCATCGGCACAATACTGTTCATGTTCGTCTGTCATGCGAACCTGCGATAGCCCGTGAGATTCAGGAGTACTTCACCTTCGAAGTACCCAATGCACGGTTCACCCCTGCTTTCCGCAATCGACATTGGGACGGCAAGATACGGATGTTCCACCCAAGGAACGGACTGCTGTATGTTGGTCTGTTGGATTACCTTGCACAGTTCTGCGAGGAACGCAAGTATCACCTGACGGTTGACCGCAAGTTGATAAACCCCGTGGAGCCCTGCACACGGGAGGAATGCGTCAGCAAGATCATCAAGAACTTGAATCTGTCCGCACAAGGACAATCGATTGATCCACATGAACATCAAGTGGATGCGATTCACCATGCACTCAACAGCAATCGATGCCTGCTGCTTTCTCCGACTGCAAGCGGAAAGAGCCTCATCATCTATGTCTTGTCTCGATTTTATTCGCAGTTGCTTGCGGCTAGGGAGCAGCGAGTACTGATCGTGGTTCCGAGCATTTCGCTCGTCACTCAGTTGTTCAATGACTTCAAGGACTATGCCACGAACGATCCAAACGGATGGACGGCAGAGGATCATTGCCACAAGGTCTACGGTGGCGAGGAGAAGGACGATCCGACAAAGCAGATCGTCATCACGACATGGCAGTCTATTTACAAGTTGCCCAAGGACTACTTCGATCAGTTTGGTGCCGTGGTCGGGGACGAAGCACATTTGTTCAAGGCCGCAAGCCTGACGAGCATCATGTCCAAGTTGGTCGATTGCCCTTATCGCATCGCATTGACGGGAACTCTTGACGGTACGCAGACACACAAGTTGGCAATTGAAGGGCTGTTTGGTCCCGTGAAGCAAGTCACCACGACCAAGGAATTGATCGACAAGAAACTTCTTTCCAACCTTGAGATCGACTGCATCCTCCTGACCTATCCCGATGAAGTCTGCAAGACAATCGCGGGAATACAGTATCAGGAAGAGATCGAATGGATAGTCTGCTGCGAGGCACGGAACAAGTTGATTTCCAAGTTGGCAAATTCGACCAAGGGCAACACGCTTGTGCTTTTCCAATTTGTCGAGAAACACGGCAAGCCACTTCATGCATTGATTTCATCCGAGGCAGGGGACACACGCAAGGTCTTCTATGTGTCGGGCGAAACCGAGGGCGAGGTTCGCGAAGACATTCGGCAGATTACCGAGAACGAGGACAATGCAATCATCGTAGCATCGTATGGAACATTCAGCACGGGAATCAACATTCGCTCGCTCAAGAACATCATCTTCGCTTCCCCGTCAAAGAGCCGAATCCGTGTGTTGCAAAGCATCGGCAGACAGTTGAGAAAGTCAAGCCGCAAGGACAAGGCAAGGCTCTATGACATTGCAGATGACTTGCATTGGAAGTCAAGGAAAAATCACACCCTGAAGCATTTCATCGAAAGGGTGAAAATCTACAACGAAGAATCCTTCGAATACAAGATGGTAAAGATACCCATCAAGGGAGCAACCACATGATCGAATTCTCAAAGGAAAGACCGGTCGAAACGAAATTGGTTCGCCTGCGCTCAGGGGAGACATTGATATGTTGCTTGCAGGAATTTGAGACAGGTTATGTCGTGGAGAAGCCTATGTCCGTCACATCCGTGCCGCTTATGGACAAGCAGGGCATGGTTCAGAAGGTAGGTGTATACCTCAAGGATTGGATCGATTACACGGACGATACATACTTTGTCATCACGAAGGACATTGTTCTTGTCTTGGCAAATCCTGACAAGAAGATGGTTGAGGATTACATTGAGGCAAAGATCAAGTCTGACATACAACGCTCAGAGATAGAACTTGCCGAGACAATGCAGGAATATCTTCAACAAATGGGGTCAATCGATCAGTCTAAGTTGCAGGAAGAGCGTGACATGGGGGACGAAAGCGACTACACTCCCCCACAGCAGGAAGAACAGACAGAACAGGACAATGATGATCAAGAGGAACAGGATGAAGAGGAAGATGATGGGGATGACGGGACTCCACCGTGGTGGAACAACAATCCCCGTGTCAAATTCTGACCTAACAGTTCCGTACTGGATAAACCAATAGAACCATTCATTTCATCCCGGACACCGGTATTTAGTACCTAGACCACGACAGCACCAATAATTATTCTGGTTTCATGCGAATTTCTTTTCTGAAAAAGTGAGAGTAAAAACAATGGGTAAGAAGGCAAGTCATTACATAGACAACAAGCGATTCCTGAAGGAAATAACCGATCACCGAAAGGCCGTCAGGAGAGCCAATCGTGCAGGAGAGAAGCCGCCGGGAGTAACCGATTACATCGGGCAATGCTTCCTTGACATCGCCAACAATCTTGCAAAGAAGCCCAACTTTGCAAATTACAGTTTCAAGGAAGAGATGGTCGGGGATGCCGTGGAGAACTGCATCATGTATGCGACCAACTTCGATCCCAAGAAATCAAAGAATCCGTTCGCCTTCTTCACGCAGATAACCTTCTATGCCTTCCTTCGTCGCATAAGCAAGGAGAAGAAGCAACTCTACATCAAGTTGAAGTGCTTTGAGGACAATGACCCATCGGGCAAGTTCCGTAATTGGATGGATGAAGGCAAGATTCCCGAGAGCAGCGATGAAGTTGCCGAGATCATCGGACTTTCAGAAACAGACATGAACAACTTCAAGAACGAGAAGGAAAAGAAGTTGAAGAAGAAGAGCCGCAAGAAGAAAGACGCTGCTGGTGCCAAGAATGTCCTTGACGACTTCATGGATGAGTGATAGACTCTGACTCAATGCGTATCGCCATCGTTACGGATACACACTTCGGAGCAAGATCGGATTCACCGATCTTCCTTCATCATTTCTTCAAATTCGTTGAAGAGGTGTTCTTTCCGTATCTTGAAAAGAACAAGATTGACACGGTTCTTCACTTGGGCGACTTGCTTGATCGCCGCAAGTTCGTGAACTTTGCAACTCTGAATGAGGTACGCAAGCGGTTCATGGAACCGTTGGTGAGCAAGCATCGGGTGTATGCCATTCCCGGCAACCACGATGTGTACTTCAAGAACACGAACCAAGTAAACTCGCTGCGTGAATTGTTCCATGATGACTTGGGAGATGGACTGATCGAACATCCACGAATCATCGATTTCGCTGGCTGTCGCATCGGATTCGTGCCTTGGATCACCAAGGACAACACCGACGAATGCATGAAGTTCATCAAGGACGCTGCCGATGCAAAGGTGCCGTTCCTGATGGGTCACTTCGAACTCAACGGATACGAAGTCATGCGTGGCGTGAAGTTTGAGGAAGGCATGGATCCCGATACCCTGAAGGATTTTGAAGCGGTCTTCAGCGGACACTTCCACCAAAAGCACAGCAAGGGCAATGTGCATTACTTGGGTACGCCCTATCAGATCACATTTGCAGATTTGAACGAGCCAAAGGGCTTCCATGTCCTTGATACAGACAAGCACACCATTGAATACATAAAGAACCCGCTGACGATTTTCACTCAGTTGGTCTATGATGACGATAAGACCGATTACACAAACCTCAACCTCGACAAGTACAAGCACACATTCGTCCGCATCGTTGTCAAGTCCAAGACAAATCCCGTTATGTTCGATGCCCTGATTGACAGACTGACGGACTGCGGCGTGTATGGAGCGACGGTAATTGAGGACAAGGAATTGGGAATCACCTTGACCGAACAGGTCGATGTCGCTCAGGACACATTGTCCCTGATCAACAACGAGATCGACCAGTTGAAGGTCAAGAATCCCGGCAAACTCAAGGGCATTCTGAAAGAATTGTATCTTGAATCACTCTACTCTTAAGGAGATCAGTATGGCACTTCCCGTGAAGATTTTCGGTTTGCAGACAGGAGAACAGGTTCTTGGCCAGATTGTTGCCGAGAACATGGATAACGGCACTTGCACGATCAAGAACCCTGCGGTTCTTGTTCCTGCCGGACAGGGCAAGTTGGCCCTTGTTCCTTGGCTTCCCTACGCAGAGTACGAGGATGGCGTGAGCGTCCGTGGCGTACTCTTCAGCGTGGTTCCCACCGATGGGCTGCTCAAGGAGTACACCACAGGCTTCGTGAGTGGGTTGGTGGTTCCTTCGAACAAGATCGAAACACCGACATTGAAGATCACACAATAACAAAGAAAGGAGGCTCCAATGGAATTCATTCAGAACGCCCTTGGGACTTTCTTCTACACGGTAGTCGTGTTCATCGCTGGTGCGGTGATCGGCGTTCCGATGTGGAAGTGGCTGTCCCCGAAGATGCCTTGGAACAAGTAATCCAAGGATTCGTGATGCTGTCCGGTAGGGAGTATTTACCATGATTAGATTTGAAAAACTCCGATGGAAGAATTTGCTCTCTACCGGACAGTATTTCACGGAAATCGACCTGACAAAGGCCAACACGACATTGATTTGTGGAGAGAACGGCGCAGGGAAATCCACGATGCTGGATGCCCTGTGCTTCGTTCTTTTTGGAAAGCCTTATCGCAACATCAACCTTCCGCAGTTGGTCAACAGCATCAATCAGAAGGATTCCGTGGTGGAGATTGAATTCACCATCGGCAAGGATTCCTACAAGGTGATCCGTGGTCAGGCACCGAAGTTGTTTGAAGTACACAAGAACGGCAAGTTGATAGATCAGGAAGCAAAGAGCAAGGACTATCAACGAATGTTCGAAGAGCAGATTCTTCGAATGAACTACAAGTCGTTCTGTCAGGTTGTCATCCTTGGTTCGGCCAACTATGTTCCGTTCATGCGGCTTGTGGCTGCGGAGCGACGATCCATCGTTGAGACTATCCTTGACATCAACATCTTCAGCACGATGAATGTGATCCTCAAGGGAAAGGTTTCGCAGAACCGAGAGGAACTTGTCGAACTTGAGGGCAAGATTGCCGTCCTGAAGGAGCGTATCTCCTTGCAGAAGAAGTACATGGAGGAGAAGACCAAGGACGAGAAGGACATCGTTGAGAAGTATCAGACCGAGATCAACGAGGCATTGGAGCGAATCGAAACTATCAAGAAAGAACTTTCCGATCATCAGCAGCATCTGTCAGAATACCTTGAGAAGATCGATGACAAGCCCCTGATCGAAAGCAACAAGGCGAACCTTGATTCGTTGCAGAAGCAGTTGACAACAAAGATCAAGAGCCTGAACACAAGCATCGACTTCTACGAAAAGAACGACACTTGTCCAACCTGTACGCAGTCCATCGGGAGCGATTTCAAGGAATCCGCCAAGAGCGGACTTGCATCGAAGAAGAGGGAAGTGGAGACTGCCATGGAAGAGATTGGCAAGCAGATGACCAAGGTGGCAGAACGGATGGAGGAATTGCGGGAAACCGTCCTTGCAATGAAGGAGATTGAGTCGGACATCAATGACTGCAAGAATGAACTGTCCATGCAGAAGAAGTTCATCGACAAGACCAAGCAGAAACTTGAGGAAGCCAAGGCTCCCAAGACCGATGATTCGAAGGAAAAGGAGGAGTTTGCCAAGAGCATTGCCGATGAGGCAGAACTTGTATCCTCACGCAACGAGTTGGTGGACACTCAGTACTACTATGGCGTGGCTTCAACCCTCCTGAAGGACTCGGGCATCAAGAGCAGGATCATCAAGCATTACATTCCCGTCATCAACAAGGTAATCAATCAGTACCTGACGCAGATGGGCCTGTTCGTGAATTTCAATCTTGACGAGGAGTTCAACGAAACGATCCTGTCTCGCCATCGCGATACCTTCACCTATGCATCCTTCAGCGAGGGAGAGAAGAAGAAGATCGATCTTGCCTTGCTGTTTGCATGGAGGGCAATTGCACAGATGAAGAATTCGGTGTCAACAAACCTGTTGATCCTTGACGAGGTGCTTGACGGAAGTCTTGATGATGCAGCCTCCGAGTCCTTCCTTGACTTGCTGAAGGGATTGGACAACGACACGAATGTGTTCGTGATAAGCCACAAGCCCAAGGAACTACTTGAGTCCAAGTTCAGCAGGCTACTTACCTTCGTCAAGCGAAACAACTTCAGCAGTATCGCAAGCACGAAGGCTTGATCGTCAGTCCGACAACTTGACAGTAATCATGTACTGCTTCTTGGGTGATACCTTGAGCATTGCCGCTGCCTTCTGTTGTGCAGCGAAAGAAGTTGGAGCCTGAACCGAAATCTTCTTTCCCGAATAGAATGCGATGTAATTGTACATCTTCTCTTCGGTGACTTTGGTTTCTTCCTTCTTTGAAGATTTGCCTACCTTTTGTCCCTTACCGATCTTCTTCAACATCTTTTCTCTTTTGGCATCTGCACGAAGACCGGCTTGAACCTTGGCCTGAGCCTCGCGGGAAGTCTCAAATCCGCCACCCCAACTTCCTGCCTCGTCAAGTTCTACTTCTTCCTTCTTGATCTTCGAACCATACTTCTTGCCGAAGGAAATCATGTCCATTGCGGCGGCAAGATTGTCCTTGGCATCCTGAAGGCTCATGCCATTTTCCCTCAGTTTCTTGGGATCGTTGATGATCGACTTGAGCCAAACGACGGAATTCTTTAATTGCTTTTCTGTCGGCTGTGCAAATCCCTCGGCTACGACCATCTGATTGTCGTTGATTGCCTTGGCGATCTTCTTGCCGGAGATGCGTCCCGATGGCTTCTTGCCGGGTGCGCTCAGGCGATACATCGGCTCACCCATGTAGGAAGTGTCATACATCAGGGTGTAGACGGGACCAACCTCTAGGTTTGCAAATGCCACGGGTCGGTTCAACTTGATCATACGGACACCCTTGAGGACTGCCTTGTAGTCCTCAACCACTTCGACTTCTTCATTCTCCTCAACGCTTTCGCCAAAGAAAGTCTCAAAGTGATCGTTGACGAGATTGGCGGTGTTGAACCCCATGAACCTCTTCTCAACCCCGTGCTTGTTGAGAATGGCAGTAACGGATGCAAGACGCATGACTCCTTGAGCAACACCACCACCCTTCTGCTGCTTCATCAGAGACTTGAGTTCTGCAATTGCAGCCTTGGGAATCGAATACATGAAGTTTTCGATTGCTCTCTTGGTTGCACTCTCAGAAACTTCGACTTCTTCTTTCTTGAGCATCTTGGTTGGATTCGCCTTGAAGAGTTCTGATGCTTTGAACTGTTTTTGTTTATTGTCGGGAAGCACAAGAGTGAACAATCCACCTACCACATTCTTGGATGCGGTATAACCAATCAGTTGCCCTCTCTTGTTCATTCCAGGAATCCATAGCATCTCGCCCTTCTTGAATGGCTTTGGGAATGAATCCTTTGCTTCTGCCACTTCGACTTCTTCCTTGTGAACCTTCTGCTTCGGAACTGTGATACTTGCAGGCTCACCGACATCAACCACATAGCCACCGCCATGTTGCTGTGCCTTGCCTGTGCCGCCATCATCGAAGCGAACAATCTTGCCGCTGACCATCTTGCCCTTGTGGGGAACCTTTACCTTGTCGCCTGCCTTGAACTGTTCGGTAACCTCAACATCAACCTCAAAGCCCTCTGCCTTCACATACTTGATATGCCTTGTGATATCCCATTTTTCAACTACAGGCTTTCCACCTTCGCCTTCGTCTGTGACAATGTAGCAAACGGTTCCCTTGACATTCGCTGCCCGCCAGTCTCCCTTGCTCGTATAATCCTTTCGAGAAACACAAACTTCGTGAGGATAGCCATGACTCTTGCCCCATGAGTCCTGCGAGATGCGATATTCAAATGCTTGCTTGCCCGTCTTCTCGTAGAATCTGCCAAGGACTTTTTCATCGGGATGTGCGTATGCTTCATCGACTTCTTCCTTCACGGGATTGCCTGTCATCGCATGTTTACGAGCAGCCCGTTCGGTTCGATAAATCTTCACAACCTTGCCGTCCTTGGTGACTACTGCCTTGCCCTTGGGGTGGTGAAGATTGGTGCGAAGTCCGTTGTCCTTTGCCTCTTCGATCTCACCGTCTTCGATGATTTCCTCTTCCTCTACCTCTTCCTTCTTGCCCTGCTTCTTTGCAAGGATCTTTGCCTTCACCCCTTGATTTACTTGCTTGAGTTGGTCGGGAGTCAACTTTGTCTTTTCGGTCAGGGTCTGCTCACGCATTTCCCAAGCCTCTTCGACGGTTTCGATGATGACCCATCCGCTCTTGATGTAACTCTGCACATCCTTAGCGGCAATGACATCAAGGTCTTGGTCATCCTTGCCCCACATGATTCGGCTTCCCGGCATCCCCTGCTTCTTCTTGCGAAGTCCGCTGAACTGCTTGACGAAGAACATCGGAACCTTGTAGTGCATCAGACGGGCAACCGTGGGGTTCACGGTCTTGGTCTGTCCCGGCGTGGCTACAGCCACGGCTTCACGCATGATCTCCATCCCACGGGAGTCCTTGATAATCTGTGCAATGGCTGCATCGTCAGCACACTCAACGATGACCATTCCGTTGGCGCTGCCGATTACCTTACCGGCGGCCTGCTTGCGGATCGTGTTTGCGGCAAAGTTAGCGAGGGAAAAGGTCGGAAACTTGAAAGTCAAACGATGCATAGGATCTCCTATAGGGATGTAAAGACGCTCCCATATTTAGGAAATCCAGCGGATTACTTAAGCCACTTCTTGTGCGTCAGCAGCATGAAGTCGATGACCTGTTGGGGGGTCTTCTCCACACACTCCAACTTGTGGACATTCTCCGACAGCACCCTGTCCTGCTCTATTTCTCGTTCAATTTTTTCAATTTCTTCCTTGGACGGGGGTGTCCAAGTATGAAGAACAACCGGAGTGTTTTTCAGTTCGCTCATGGAAGGCTCAAGTCCGTTCTTGGGTATGCAGTCCCAATCAAGAATGGGCTTGGACAGCCCCATGAGCATCAGATAGACATCCCGCATCAATTCTATTACCGTTTCCCCCATTGGCTGCACGGGCTCCTCGGTGACAGCCTGTATTCGGTTCTTGTTGTCGTAGAAGACTTCGTGAATGCCGTAGGAATAATACTTCTTGCCGTTGAAGGTGGTTGTCTTACGGACGATTCTGTAATCCCAACTCATCCGTTCCTCCCTTCTCCTACGGGACAAGACAAGATTATTTAGAAGAGTCCGAATCCTAGATGCGATCCGCGAGAACATCATATACCCTTCTTGGGATCTTCCTGTGTGCCTGCGCTCGGAAGTTTGCAGGCATCTTGGAAATCACTTTGTTACTGTGCATCAGGTCGGTTTCGAATGGCCAGAACTTGCGGTACTCCCGCATGAAGTAGTGGGCATAGATGTAGCAGTTGGCCATCCGTGTGTATCTGTCAACATTCACGGGAAGGTTGTATTTCTTGATCAGGCGGATTGTACGCATCTCGCAATCCCGCTCCATCTCACGAACGACTTCGAATGCAAGATCGATCTTCTTGTTTGGGTATTGCTTGCCGTTGAACCAATCATCGATGATTGCGTTGGACTTGTCGCTGCGTCGATAGACAGGTGACTTTTCGATCCATTGAAGGAAGTGGCAGTATTCGTGTAGCAAAGTTTCAAACCACAGTATGGATCTTCGTCCCACACGAATCTCCCCATCACCGTCGTTGAAGTAACCCGATGTTCTGTATCCCCCGCAATTGACTTCCTTGCCTCGTCCCAAGACAAGGATGCAACCATGCTCTCGTAGATGCTCTCTGACATGACGCACAAACTTCCGTTGCGCTGCAAGCATGGATATCTCCTTTCCTTGTAAAGAGTTACGCTAGCGTAGCATAGTCCTTTCCATCGGTCAAGAGCATGATCTTATGTCCAATAACTGTACGAATGTACTCTTTATGTTCATCAGATAGATTATCGGGCAAACGATACATGGCCGTTTTTAAAGAATCGTAGTGGCTTTTTGTCTTTTGGCAGGAGCAGGCATTTGGGTCCAGATAATTACGCATGGCCCCCATCCAAGAATCCAAGGCATGGATCCTACCCTTCGCCAGAAGGGCTTTCTTGCCCACCAGAATGCCATACAGGGCTTCCGGCGTTTCGGCGGTCTTGGGAGGCGGTTCAGCCACCCGAACGCTCTCCAAGCCATCTATTGGCGATTGTAAACAGCCGATAACACAGAATACCCCCTAGGTAAGTTATCGGTACTTCCTGCCATTTTGAGAATGCGAAGGATGCCGCGACCGACAGGGCGACTCCGATGCAGTACGGGCAAGTTGCCCATCGGACCAGAAATGCGTCATGGTGCTGCCGTAGGTACTGTCCATAGGACAGGAACAGGTAGTTGCCGTCGAATTCTTGCAGGAAGCAGTACTTGGAATACTCCTTAAGCCGAGAAATGAAATTTGGAATCCGCAGAACCTTGAAGTATTCATAGACTGAACTCGTTTCGAACAGGACAAATAACGCCATCGCCACCCACAGCATTGCAAAGATGGTTTCCATGTTTACTCCTTCGGTGCGGCCTGAATGCCGTACTTGCTACGAGCAGTATCGCCTTCGTGATCGTTGTAGATTTTCTCAAAGTCACGCACAACAGAACTTGGTGGGACATTCTGTGCGATCAACTTTTGAATCGAATCGATGTCGCTTCCAAGGTAATGTGCCAACGACTTCCGTAGGCTGTCATCGGAAACCGGGGAGGACACACCGGCATTCTTGATCTTGAGTCCTACGAAACTCTTGATGACTCGCTGAGGAATCGTTGGACGAGGGATGTTCTTTCCCTTGGCATCCTTGACATCGATGCCAATCATGCTCGTAACAAGTGTCTTGCCGTCAAGAGGCTTGCCGTTCTTGTCGGAATAGAACACTTGTCCTTGACCGCCGCCAAGCACAAGATGGACTTCACCGTTGAGATTTGGAGGATATGCACCCTTGGCGACTTCACCCATGGTCTTGCCGACACCTTCGTGTGTCAGAAGCAGAATGTGGTCTGGAACACGGCGTGGGCGGTTGTCGTTGTTGACCATTGCCACTCGCCAGTTGGTGAGAACCCAGATGATGTGCAGATTGTTCTTTTGGTAGCCTGCGGAAATTAGGGTATCGGTGAGATTCTTGATCTCTTCGACATTCTTGAGGGTACGGTCAAAGATGATGTTTGGCAACTGACCACCGTAAGCCTTTACCCCGATCTTCTGCTTGGCGTTGGCAATGATATGCGGAAGGAGCATGGTGGCAATGTGCTTCTGCTCAATCGGCCAGTCCTTCAAGGCAAGGTGAATCTTTGAGACATCCTCGGGATTCCTGAAGTTGATGTCCTTGAACTGCACGAACTTGCTTTCCTTACCGGCAGCAAAGTGCAACTTTCCGATCTTTACGACCGCTTCCTTGAACGCATCGGGATCAACGACCTTGTAGTCGAATCCGTTCATCAGATTGGAGATTGCGTAACCCTTGCCACTACCGGCACCGCCTGCCATGAATACCACTTGACCGCTTCTTGCCCCGTTGTTGGGCATGATCAACTTTTCCTCAAGATAGTCTTTGAGTCCTTGAAACTCTTTCATGGCATCTCCTTGTTGGGGTATTTATTCCAATAGAAAACCCCCGAGTCGCATATCGGGGGTGTCGCACCGAGGAAACGGTTGGAGGGAGAGGGGTGCTTCGACCGCCTCAAGCCTCCGTATTATCTATTGATTTTGAAGATTCGGCGGTTTCGATGTCCTTGGCGTACTTCTCAAACGCTTCCTCGCATTGTTCGCGAGTGAGGAAAGGCCCGAAGAAATCCGTTGAGGCTTCGTTCCAGAAAATCCACCCCATGTGAACGGGGGAATAATCAACCGGATCGTTCTTACGCAACTTGATCACGCTTGCCTTGGGGTTGTTGTAACGCTCGTTGGCAACCTTCTGATAGGTGCTGATCCACTCGCAAACCTCAAAGTCTGCGGGGAAGTGCTTGAGCAGATTCCGTGCCCGTTGCCGAATTGGCTTTGGAACCTTCGGAGACTTCTCGGGGTCCATCAAGTCCTTCAGGAAATTGCGAGTGTTCATGAGCGAAATGTAGTTTTCGTAAGGCAGCGTCATGTCAACCTCCGTATTGGTCAGGAATCATTTCATCTGCAAGCAAGGCAACCGACAATTCTCTAATCACCTTGTATGCCCAAGTTCGCCGTTCTTCCTTCATGGAATCGGGCAACCTTTCATACGGCACGAAATTCTTTTTCATTTCCTGTGCCTCGTCTTGGTTGATCTTGCCCGAATCGATGAGATTGGAGACTATCGACAGCCAATGGGCGTGTTCGATTTCCGCCATCCGTTCGATGAACTTCGGATCATTGATCGTCTGTATTGGGCTTTGCTTCATTTGGCTTTTCCTTCGCCACGCTCACAGCGAGGACTTGTTGCAGTTTGCTGAGAGTGTTCTTGAGAAAGTCCCGACTTGGAATCACGCCGGGGCGAGGATACACGGCAGAATCAAGAACCATCTTGAGTCGATTGAGCAATGCTTCCTTGCTTTGAAGCCTTTCCTCAAGTTCGCGATAGCGAATGCGATCAGCCTCGGTTGGCTTTCCTTGCCATCCGAGCATCATGTCCCCAATTCGATTTCTGATCGTTCTCTTCATGGCGAATCCCCATCCTACACATTATGTAGGTTGTCTAACGGGAATGCCTCTTCCGTGCTGCAAAGAATACTGCAATGCCAAGGACAGCAAGGGCACCCGGCGCAGGAACATCAGGCGGTTCACAATCTGCGCCATTGGCTAGCGTCGAAGCAGCCATGCAGACGCTTTCGACCCGATCATGGATAACAGGAATGAACATCTCCTGATCCACTCCCTGAACGGTCATCACAAGCCGTCCTTCATTGTAGATTTTGTGAATCCAGAATCCTTGGAAAGATCCCATGAAGTGCTTGTTTGGCACGACAGGATAGTTTGCCACCGTGTTGCCGTAAATCGACGGTGCGATGGGTTCTGTGATCGTGAACTGCGTGTCAAACACCAATCGGTCGGTGAAGGTGACTTCTTGGTAGATTGCGCCTTGATACTCAGACCGCGAGAAGGTCTGGCCGTTTGTCATGTACAGGGTTGATGTATTGCTGATAGCCATTTGGATCAGTATAGGCACGAACGCAATTCAGGTCAAGTGTTTGCTTGCGTGAATTTGGCGATTCCGCTGCCCGTGGTGTAGTAGATGTTGTCAAACACTTCCATGCACCAAGGCAGACACTTGGGACATGGGCGACTCAGCCTTTCATTGCCGAACCGATTGAACCTGAAATTCCAAAGTTCAATGCCTTCCCTGTCTTCGCACTTTCTAAATGCATCAAGTTCAGAGTGCAGTTCATCGAAAAGGTAGCCGTACTTCTTTGCCATTGGATGGGTCTTCATCAGGTTTGTCCCAACGGAGATCACCCGTCCTCTCTTGAGGATGATGCTGCAATGGCGCTTCGGCCTGTCAATGTGCAGGCAGAGTTCCTTTGCAAGGCTGTAGATGTTGCACGGACAGTCGATGTTCTTCATGCCGTCAGGGCATACGAAGTGCTGTAATTATTTTCGAGATTTCCGTTGGTCAACGACAAATCCGACTGCTGCTTCTTGATCAAGACTTTCCCGTCTTCATCAAGAACGGGAACAAGCCCATCCTTGATGTATTCGTCCCACAATCGCCTCGCTTCTTCCCGAGTCACGGTGAGCATGGTTGTCTTTCCAATCATGCTTGTGCCGTCAGGAAGTCTCCGAATGAACACAGTCATGTGATCGGTGGATTCCGGCTTCTTGAGCGAAACGCCATCACGGAACACTTCTGCAAAAGCAAACTCAACGGTGTGTGGCAGGCTTGCGGTGTCGAAGCCAACCGGTGCCGTCAGCGTGTAGTAGAAAGTGATGACACAGAAACCGTTTGCGGGTTGGTTGTTGAATTCGCCCATTCCCGCATCTTATCAGATGTCTTCTTGTGTGTCAAGCGAGAATTTTCACGCTGCTTGGCTTTGTAAAGACCTTCTGTCATGCCACAATGCTTTCCGATCCCATAACCTCGCTTATACCCGAAACTGTAAAGCCAGATTTGCGATGCGGTCAGTAGGGTTGCGAGGGAGATTCCAAAAAAGACTGTTTCGATTACTTCCAATGCTTTGATGTTTACCATAGGACAGTATGTTGCCCTTCGCAACTTTTGAACCAAACCTGAATGTTTGAAATCAGGATCGGCGCTTGACCGTCTTCTTGGCGATCTTCTTCGTCTTGGTCTTCAACTGTGTGATGACCTCGGCTTCCTTCCGTGCCTTTCGCTTGTTGATGTACTCAATGATGATGGACGGCTCAAGCAGGCCAAAGAGGGTAAAGAATGCCCCAAACAGCATATATTCCTTGCCGTGGTTGCTGCCGAGCGAGAACCAACACATTGCCATCAGTCCGCAACCAAACCCAAACCAACGGGTAAAGATCATGTCACCGATGTTATACGAATTGTCGCCAATCTTTTCCTTGATGAGTCTCATTGTGAAGCCTCCATTGCTTCTTCTAGGGTGCATCGAACCATGAAGCCGGGTGTGCCTTCGCCCATCCATGCTCCAACTACATTGTGTTCCATCCATTCGATGGCTTCTTCCTCTGTGGGAATGCCTTGAGCCAAGAGTATACCAACACACTTCTGATAGTCATAGACAAATATCGCCGGTTTTCCGACTCTTCGAATGACTCCGATGAATGCCTTCTCAAAGCCATCGGCCTTGAGTGTTTCATTCAGGTTGGGCTTGACTTCATCCCAAGTCTTCTTGGGCTTCGCTGTCTCGCTCATAGTCGCTTTCCTTCAACTTTCTCTGGATCTTCTTGGCCCAGATTTCCATGATTGACAAAGGATACTCAATCGACTCAAACTTGAAGCCTCGGGCGGTGGGAGAATTGCGTCCCTTGACCAACTGCGTGTAGATGCCGTCCAACTTCATCGGGCTGAATTCACCGATTGGTGCAACGACATTCATACCTGGCCATGCATCTGCCCGTGTGCCGATTAGGACTGCATCCTTGCGATTGGGATCCTTGAATAGGACGCAATCCTGCCCAAACTTCTGTCCCATGCGCTTGGCGAATCCCTTCACGGCTCCTACCTGTGCAGGGCTGTTGTCCCTGCCGATGACCATGAAGGATTCCTCGGTGACCTTTACCTTCTTGTCGCCGTAATCTTCCTCGTATCGTCCGAGCATCTTGACGAACCCGAACCCCGCAGAGCGAATGTCATTTTCCAACTTTGCATTGTTGGAACGATTGGTCTGCAAGGAGATAAGTTCTCCTGTCTGCTTGTCCTTGAATCGGAACGCAGTAAGCAGGGCAAACGGGCGATCCTTGATATGCGAAGCAACTCGCGAAAGCGAGATTTCGTTGAGTGGCTGACGGTCGAATCTGTCGTTTGTATCGTCATCATGCATCGCTTGCGCTCCCGTTTGAATCCTGATTTCTTGAGTTCTCCAACTGTATGTAGAGTCTCTTGATTTCCTCAAACGCCTTGGAAGAAGTGAACTTCCCTTCCTTCTCCAATTGCAAAATCCATGCTGTCTTTCTCGCAAACTCTCCGATGTTCGCATGGACAATGAAATCTTCAATAAGCATGAAAGTCCTTTCTTTGGTGACTAGTGAGTGGAGATGAGGGGAGTCGAACCCCTGTGTTGAAATGACCTACGCAACGGCACCTACATGAATAGTCCCTGTCTGTTGTACTTGCCTTGGGCAGGGACACCCTTGGCAAGTTTTTCGCCGTTCATCTTATGAACCAAAGCACGGCGAAGGCTTTGTGTTCAAGTCCCGATGTCTTCGAATCGTACCCTATCGGGGTCAGTCACGATTCGTTCGCCGCTTAAGCAGCGAGGGCAAGTCTGCGGTTGGCAGTTCTTGTTTTGATTGCATTTTTACGAAGCCTAGCAATCTTCTTCGTCATGCTCCGTTGTTTTGCTCATCCAATCGAAACCTATTCATCCCCAAAAAGGTTAGGAGGGATTTTCACCCTCTTTCCTGCTTCATCGGTCAATTGAGTAGACCGTTTTACGCAGGCGAGTCTCTTGTCAAGACCGTGTGTTCATACCACACCGCTAACCAAACGAATCCAAGTGAATTACTTGGCAACAGCAGTCGTGACGATTTGCCAAGCGGCGGTCAGCCCCTCGGCCACAAAGTTCACGCCCTGCCAAGCGAACGGCAGCAGAGCAAGCGTGATCATGAGGCTGCGGGTAACGCCGACCTTCGAAAGAAGGCACGACAACTTGTCACAACCACCTGTGACCGGGCAACTGTTCTTAACCTTATCCATTTGAATTCTCCTTTCTGGAATGGTTAATATCTCTGGTCTTCCTGACCTTGGTACGCCTCGGCTTCTTCTTGCCGAACACAGCGTCCCAATTCTTAGACCACATCCTGTAGTCTACGGGGCGATATGAATCGCCCTTACCGGCTTCTCCGTTGAGCATCAGAAATCGACCTTCTCGCGGAAGGCAGAAACCTTGAACCGAACGGAGGATAGTTTTTCCTTAGTCATCGGATCTTCCGAGTCTTCCATGAAAATCTCAGACACGAAACGACCATCCCCGACGATGCCGTACATCATCAGGTCATCACCGATTGCCACCATCGGACCACCCTCAAAGTCCGCATAGATGAGTCGCTTGTCGTTGCTTCCGCCACGCATGAAGCGACTGTGGCCTTCGATCTTGTATTCGTTCTCCGACAACTTCCATACGGTTCTGCGATCACCGTATCGGGAGTTGAATGAGGAAACGATCCAAGGAAGGATGGTATCGGTGTTGCTCATATGGTCTATGAGTATACCCCCACCTACCAATCAGGTCAAGCCAACCTCAACAGATACTTGGTCTGATTGAGGACGGCAACCATCTCGTCGCGAATATTCAAAAGATCGCTATCGCCTTCTTTGAGAATCAAGGGAAGATCATTCATCAGATAGGCAATGTAAGAATCGATCACGGACATGGCATTCGTGTCCTTATAATTCACAGCAGACATTTGAAAATTTGTCTTGGCGAGGGTGTTGCCGTACTTACCCGAATGCACCTCAACGAATTGATCCATTAGACCGTCAAGGGCATCGTAAGCCTTGCCGAAAGCCTTGTGTTCGGCATAGGACTTGGTTTGCCAATGAAGAATCTTGAGTTGAGACTGAATGGTCAGAAAGGTATTGATGTGCATGGAATTTCTCCTGAACTTATATTTAGCACTTGTCCACGGTCCAAGTCTAGATTTTAGAAATCAGGATTTGAATTTTCAGAGAGGAAGGTGCGGCTTTCGTTCATCTGCCGTTTCTTGGCATCTTCAAGAATTTTGGTGTTGGCCTCGGTGTAACCGTGGTTGTACTCGCTCCAATATGGATCGGCATTGTTGAGTGCGCTTTCAAAGAATCGACTGGCTCGCCCCATCAGGCGATCTGTCCATCCGTCACGGAAGCCCTTTCCCGGTATGTAATCGTTAGATTGCATTTCTTCTCCTCAATAGATGACCGAGCCGCAAGAGATCATGGCCAAGTCGCTGTTGTACATGACCTGTGCCAACTTTCTCATGTCATATTCAGGAACCCATCCAAGTTCTTTTCGAGCCTTGGATGAATCCCCAAGTAGATATGGAACTTCGTTGGGACGCATCAGGCGAGGATCGACGACCACATAGTCATGCCAATCCCCAAGCCCTGCATGGGTGAATACTTCATGCAAGAAGTCCTCAACTCGGTATGTCTCGCCCGTGGCAACCACATAGTCGCTTGGATTGTCCTGCTGCAACATCAGCCACATGGCCTTCACATAGTCCATGGCATGACCCCAATCTCGCTTGGCATCAAGATTTCCTAGACGCAACTTGTCCTGCATTCCCTTGGCGATCCTTGCAGCAGCCATCGTGATCTTTCGGGTCACGAATGTCTCGCCTCGCCGTGGGCTTTCGTGGTTGAACAGGATGCCGCAGGAAGCGTGGATTCCATAAGCCTCGCGATAGACACGGACCATGTTGTGTGCATACAACTTGGCAACCGCATAGGGAGACACGGGCATCATCCTGCTGTTTTCGTTGTAACCCTTTGGTCCGAAATCCGTGCTGTCTCCGTACATTTCCGAAGACGATGCCTGATACATCTTTGTCATCGGGGAGATGGAACGAATTGCATTGAGGATGTTCTGTGTGCCTTGGCAGATTCCGTTGGTTGTGTAGTCGGGAATCTCAAAGGAAACCGCAACATGGGACTGCGCCGCAAGATTGTAGATTTCGTCAACTTCCTCGGTCATGAGCAGATGGTTCATGAACGATGCGTCCTGAAGGTCATAGTACTTCAGGACGAAGTTTGGATGTGCAATGAGATGGTCAATGCGACCCGTGCTGATGGTCGAAGTCCTGCGCTTCAATCCAATGACACGATAGCCCTTGGAGAGGAGCAGTTCGCCAAGATAGGAACCGTCCTGTCCGTTGACCCCCGTTATTACGGCAGTCTTCTGTAGATTAGAATCTTCCTGCATGATGTACCTTTCATTTCAATAACCCAATGTCTTGAGTTTCTTCAAAGTATCTTCGGTGCTGGTGTGAAGAATCCCGATTCCACCGGCAGCCTCCCACTCACGGATGTTCTGTGCAAAGTCATCAATCAGGATGTTTGGAATCCCGTTGGTCTTTGCGTAGTCTTTCTTCTGTGCCCGAAGCACAAGGTGAATCTTGCTCGGCTTGGGACTCATGTTGGCGTTGATCCAAGTCATCTTGTCTTCCTTGGATGTCGGTTGCCAAGTCCTCGTATGTGCCGACAGAATGTGTGCGCCGTGCTTTGAGATGTATGCCCACAGACGCTTGCCATCGGACTTCCAAGGCAAATGTGCGAAAAGCCTTGGATGTTCCTTGTCGAAGATGGCCTTGTGGGTTTCAAGCCATTTCTCAAAATCAGCATTGTTCTTGAAGCAGGGGATTCCCTTGAGTTTGCACATTCCCCCGATGATGTCAACCAACACACCGTCCATGTCGCAATGGATAATGCCCTGCGGCTTCTCGTTGATGTGTTGGTGAAAGTCTCTCATCCTCTTATGTAGTCGGTGGCTCATTGGGCTTGGAACGCTCGTCCTTGATGAATTCCACGCCATCGACCTTGGTGAAGGTGAGGGCATAATCCACGGCTCTCTTCCAGAGTTCGTGGTCTACTTCCTTCACATACTCGCTGAACTTGAACGAAAATTCTATGAGAGCCTTGCGGACAAGGATGTCGTCTTCGTCTTCCTCGTCTTCAGGAAATTCTTCAACATCATCTTCATCTTCTTCGTCATCTCCATAAGAGGCGGCTTCTTCCTGCGGGTCGTATTCTTCTTCGTTGTCTTCAAAGTCCATCGTTGAATTCTCCCGCTAGGATTCGAACCTAGACAAGCAGGACCAAAACCTGCTGTGCTACCGTTACACTACAGGAGAGCATTTATGCTGCCCTGCGTTGGTGATGGTTGTTCATGTGACTCATTGCGACTCAAGAATATTTAGGAATGCTCTCGGCGGGACTTGAACCCACAACCAATTGATTAAAAGTCAACTGCGCTACCGATTGCGCTACGAGAGCGTAGCGTCCCTGACTGGATTCGAACCAGTAGCCTACTGCTTAGAAGGCAGTTGCACTATCCATTATGCTACAGGGACATTTCTCTCCCCGTCATTTGCTTTCAACAATCTCACGCACCGTTTCAAACTTGATGATCGAATCGATGCGGAACGAACGCCAAGCGGACTTGTCCGTGTCCCATGCCACGATATGGTCGTTGCTTTCTGTGAGCCCACGATTCTTCTTCGTGGACGAAGAGGGTTCCTTCGGTGGCGGAAGGATTGATTCATGAAGCGTACAAGTCATGTCACGCTCCGTGCCGTCAACCTTCTTGAACTTGACTGAGCAGATTCCGATCTTCAGATTGTCGATGATTTCTTGCTTGTTCATGGTGTTACTTCTTTGGCTGCTTTGGCTTCTTCGGTGCCGCTGCCTTCTTTGGTGCCTTCGTCTTCTTCGGTGCTACTGCCTTCTTTGGCCCTACGGGTTTCTTTGGCTTAATTGCCATCTCCAAACAACCTCCACTTTCGGCTGAAAGTCTTCCACTTCGTGATGTCATCATCCTGCGACTTGATCTCGTCCTTGGGATGATACACACCGTTGTCCCACTCGGGTGCTTCCTGCTGTTCGTCCTCGTATTGCTTGAGTTCTTCCTCAAATTCATCAAGGACTTCGTGGATCATCTTGGCCTTGAACTGCAAAATCACGCAGTCTCGCTCATCGGCGTTCTTGGCCTGAAGCAATTCTGCAATGATGTCGATTGGCACCGCCACATTCTTGGCCTTGCATAGAGTGCCGAACATATCGATGATGCACAGATAAGCGGAGATGCGCTCGTTCTGACGGTCGATCAGAACCCGCTGCTTGTCCACGATGCTCTTCAGCAGGGTGTTGGAATTGTCTTCGGGGGTGGTTTCCATTGACGAAAGTATAGGTGACGCTTGATTACCTGTCAAGGATAAATACGGGCATGAAGAGCCTGTTGGAACATCTTTTGCAGGAGGATGACTGCGCCAAGATTTTTGGAAATGTGCTTTTTGGAAATCCTCCCGGCGAAGAGCGAGACAGCACCAAGGAAAGAGACATTAGAAAGGCAGTCATGTCCTTCTTCGGTGATAACTTGACCTACAAGCAGAAGCCCGAAACGGTGGTCAGAGCATTCCGTGAATTATTGAAATGCAAGGGCAAGTTCCCCGACGAACTTCAACCCAATGTCAGCCTGCTGTATCGGGGCATCCGCCTGAAAGAAAGTGAAATTGTGAAAATCAAGGATTGGAAGTTTGCCGACGATACAAAGCAGGAATTGGTCGGCACCGGGACATACAAGTCCAAGTATCCGATTCAGTCATGGTCGGCAAGCAAGATCCGTGCAGAGTTCTTCTCAATCGACTTCCCCGAATGGCGAAGACAGAAGATGCTGCCTGCAATCGTCATGGCGGTTCCTGACAAGTCCGAAATGCTCTTCAACACCAAGTTCGTCATGGAACTGAAGAAGAGCGCAAGAGGAACGCAGAAGTACTACATGGAGCAGGAGATCGTCCGTGTCAGCGAGAAGAAGATCAACTGCAAGTTCTTCCTACCCACCCAATATGTCAGGATGGTCGATGGCCTGTCACGAAAGACAATCGATCACCTCGTCAGCACGGCAGGTTTCCGCCCGACAGCCTAAAGAATGTTCTTGGCCTTGAGCCGCTGCACGATCTGATCGAACTCTGTATTCTTGCCGTCGATCAGCAACTGAGCCGCATCGGCAAGGGCAAGAAGTTCCCTCAAGGATTCCACGGTCTGGTTCACGAAGGGGTATGTCACCTCCATGAATATCTTGTTCCTCTCCGATTTCTTCTGCATCGCTGCGGCACTCTCAAGGCGATCAGCAAGTTCTCGGGCGGTGTGGTGGTGTCTCATGGAACCTCCTTGGGTAAGACATGGCAAAGAGAACAAATGTATTTAACACGAAGCCATCTGCGGGAATCGAACCCGCGATCTGCTCATTACAAGTGAGCCGCATTACCACTCTGCTAAGATGGCGTGAATGGGAGCGGAAGGATTCGAACCTTCGTAGCCAATGGCAGCAGATTTACAGTCTGCCCTCGTTGTCCGCTTGAGTACACTCCCTGAATTCAGAATGTCCGCAGGGCGATGATGAGACTCATCGTCATGAAGAATGCCGTCAGGATCGTCGTTGTGACGAGGGGATGATCGAATGCAAAGTACTGCGCTTGCGTCAATGTCTTCACCGTGTCAAACTTCTTTTTCATCTTTGTAACTCCTTTGGTGTCATGGTTCGCCAAGTGGTCAAGGGCATGGGAGTGCCTTCGATTCACTTCTTCTATTGATCTCAGCAACTTTTCCTTCGGTCGCATATGTCGTTCCTATTCGCCGTCCGTCTTGCGAAATTGACTGTTGTTTGCGTTTGCCTCTTCCAACTCAGCGAGTTTTTCCGATGCCCACTTGCGAACGGCTATCTCCCGATCAGTCGGGGGAACCTTGGTAGTCCCGTACACAACCATCTTTTCGTGGACTTTGCGAATCTCATCGGCTACCAACTCGGCAAGGATCGGCTCACGGATTCGATATTGGTCTTCCATGAATTCGTCCGTGATACGCATCCATGTATCGGTGGATCGATTCACCATGTCATACTTCACGAAGTACATGAACGGTGCGGTTTCGATCTTGATGAGTCGCCGCTCCAACTCACCGATGGTGTGATATGCCTCGGAAAGAGTCTCAATGACTTCAGGAGCAAACAGATCGCTGCGCTTGGTCAACTCGCGAATCTTGTACGCGACCTCTTCGACTTCTTTTCTGTTCATGGCGTATCCTTGTTTTCTTCAGCAAACAAAAGATCAAGTCCGTTCTTTGTAGTGCGCTGTCGTGCAATTCTACACGCTTCGGGATTCTTGTCAACCAATACAAATTTTCGATTCATCTGCATCGCCGCCTCTCCCGTTGTTCCTGATCCACAGAAGAAGTCAAGGACAAGATCGCCCTCGTCGGTGTAGGATTTCAACAATCGCTTGAGCAATTCCAAGGGTTTCTGCGTTGGATAACCGTTTCGTTCCTTGGCGGTCGTTGACAGAATTCCTATCTGCCACCAATCATTCATGATGCGTCCATCGGGATGGAATCCATCTCGGTCGCCGTAGTCACGGGGATAGGGTTCACGCTGAACATTGAACTTGCACTTATCCGCATCCTTGGAGAACACGAACAGGTTGTCATGCTTGCGTGAGAAGTGTCGCTTGGACGCACCTCCCGAAGAGTAGCACCAAATGATCTCGTTTCTGAAGTTGTCCTCCCCAAACACTTCCTCCAATGCAACACGGACATGATGCGCCCCGTGCCAATCGACATGGACGCAGATGTTGCCGTGATCCTTCAGCACCCGCTTGGATTCGATGAACAGGGGCTTGAGCATCGATATGTACTCGCCCACATTCTCCCAATTGTCGTTGAACTGCCCGAAGTCCCGTTGGCAGTAGTAGGGTGGATCGATATAGATGAAGTCATACTTCCCATCGGGTTCACCGATGAGAAAGTCGATTGCATCGGATTGGACAATCATCAGTCCATCCACTTCCCATGCTTGAACAGGTGCCACAGTCTATGGGACAGGATCGACCAACCAAGGCCAATCCAAGTCTTTGACTGATACACGCCTGCGGGACAGAGCATCGTGTATCTGCAAAGTTCCATGTCACTCATGTCTTTGATGCTTTTCTTCTTGCTCACTTGCCGTCCTCCTGTTTGAAGCAGTCCCAGCCACGCCGATTCGCAACTTGATTTGCCGTGCATGGCGGTGATGGTGAAGGACGATATGCTTCATCCCTGCATACCTCCCGCCGTGCCTCATCACGCTCATTGCGAAGTTTTTCAATCTCAATGCGGCAGTCGGTCACGGTAGACCGCAGCAACTCAATCTCGCCCAATGCCTCGTTCCGTTCCTTCATCAGACGCAGAGCATCATCTTCCCATCGCTCTGCCTGTTCGGTCAGGTATGCGATCTTCTTGTGGAGTTGTTCGGTTTGTGCCATCAACTCTTGATTTCTCATGAGAATGTCCTCGTACTCCATGCCCGTGTTCATGGTGCTTCCTCTCTTGACAAATCATCCCCGCCCGTACTCATTCTTTCGTTTATTTGTTTCATTGCTGCATTTACAAGAGTATCTTCAGTATAGCCCGAAGATCGAAGACAAACCATAAACCGTCTAATTGCATTTGAGAAAGTTGGATCGTTTTCCTCCGCAATTGTCAATGCTGTCAGCATATCCAACGCATACATTGGACTCATGCTGAACTGAATTCGTGGAATTTCCTCGTTGTCGTTCACTTGGTTTCCTCCTTTGTGCCAAAGCAATCCCAACCAAGTTCCGCTGCATAGTCTTCCTTGGTCATCTTACTTGCCGGTGGTTGATGCTGTGCATACATCTCGCAAAGTGTTCTCCTCGCCTCGTCCCTCTCTCTTTGCAACTCATCGGCATTTGGAACTGGAACGATGCTTGAGCCGTATCCATCGGGCAGGAATACCATCCTGTTTTTGTACATCTCTGCATCGGTGTAGATTGAATTGTGGATGTCAAGGTATCCACAGTCCATGCCGATTGAGTATGCATCGGGACCAAACCCGAACACGGTGTAAAGCACATAGCGATACGAACCGCGATCCTCCATGTCTCCCTTGTGAATTCGCTTGCAGACGCTGTAGAAAGCCTTCAGGCGATCATCGTAGGAGAGGCCGTTCCAGAATGCATCGGCGGATGCGGAGAATGCCTGCTTGGACTCTTCAAGCCGGTCGGCCAAGGTCTTGCCCTCGCTGTCGGGACGGTTGATGATGTCGATGATGTCTTTCATGGTTCCCATCGTGTATTGTCCTGCATGTCGAAGATTCGGTCACGCAGGGATTCGATCTCTGCCTGCATGGAAAGAAAAGACTCCTTGAGGAAGTTGAAGTTCTTGCGCTCTGATGCCGAATATGCCTCCCTGTCGGCAAGAAGGCGGTCGATCACTTCGACGGGATTGACCTTCTTCTTCGGTTCCGGCTTGGGCTTGGGAGCATCCCATTCGATGTGGATGCCACGCTTGAGGCCGTTTGCGGTGCGAGAATTCCGTGGACGGTTGGGTGCGGTTGCCATGGTGAAATCATATCACCCATGGCCGAATCAGTCAAGCAAAACTTACCCGCACTCCAATTCGTAAATTGCACGAATCTCCTGCTGCCGAATTGTCCTCTGATTTTCAAATTCCTGCCACTTCAGGAGTTTGGCGACGATCTGTTCGTCGGTTGCCAAAGTCAAAGATTGAATCTCGGGCTGTTGCTCTTGCATATGTCAGGTATTGTACTGCAAAAGCCAGACAAGGCAAGCGATGTCGATGGTAGAAAGTTGGCTTCCCGTCCAGTTGGCTTCCATCTTTGAAACCGAAGACCCCTTGTATATCGCTCTTCGCGAGATGTTGTAGAGCGCCGTGCTTGTGCCTGCTCCCTTGTAGACGAGATTGCCCTTGATGGTGTAGAGGCAGTTGCTTGTGCCCGAGCCCGAGAAGACCTGGTTTCCGCGAAGGTTCATCAATGCCTTGGATGTGGACGATCCAAGGAAGACGATGTTGCCACGAATCTTCAGCAATGCGTTTCCCGTGGATGACTGGTCATAGAAGATGTCACCGTACTTCTTGACGAAGGCGGTGCTTGTGCCGAGTCCCTTGTATACCTGTGTCAGTCCCATTTCGTCCTCATTCCTCGTTGACGGGCTTTCGCGGATCAAATGGCTTCTTGCCCATCATCAGGCCGCTGTATATGTTGTTGTAGACATTCTGCATCTTGGTGCCATCGGTTCGCTTCATGTTGGCGATTGCCTTGTTGAATTCCTGAACGGTAGGAACCTTGCCCTGCGCCATTCGGGAATTGTACTCGCTGATGATGTTTCTGACATCCTGCAAGAGCGAAACGGTTCGCGACAGGAACTTCTCCCTGCGCTTGGGTTCCTCAAGGAAGAACTTTGCCGTGCTGTATGCCTGCCACGAAACGAATATGAGGCAGAAGTTGCCCACCGCACCCATGTTGTACTTGTCGAGCCCGAACTTGGTCGCATGTTCCCTTGCCCAAGGCTCCGCGATTGCATCGGACATCTTCCGATACAGTTCCGCGACCACCACCTCGGCAACCTCCTTGCACCTTGCGGTGGGAGTCATGGTGTTGAAGTTTGAATTTGCGGCCAATGCCTTTGCGGCAGAGCGTTCATTGGTGGCAGCGATCAGGAACGACTGCACGGCATTCTCAACGATCTCAGCCGCACTCTGAAAGTATGCATTCCACTCCGCATCGCTTGTGTAGTAGTCCTTCTTGAAGACATCCTTGCTGTCATATGACGCATCGATTCCACGCTTGATGTTGCCGGGATGGCTTGACTTGGACTTGTACCGAAAGTCATCGAACAGGTGGATGAATTCGTGGATGTAGATGTCAGCCGTGTTGGACAATTCGGCCTCGAATTGGTCAAGCCACTTGTTCAGGGGCCGTGCAAGTGCCTGAGCCGACTTTCCCTCAATCTTGCCACGAAGAGTCTGTATGATGGCATGGTGGAAGGGCTTGTCGGGCTTGAACTGCAATGTCTCCATGTGGTGAATCTGAACCTCGGGATTGTTTCGTCCCATCTTTCCCGAATGGTAGGTTCCCTTGGCATTGCCGCTGCTGAACATGGACCGACCCGTGGTGCTTCGAAGCGTTGTCTGCAACAGGACGATGTTTCCCTTGTCAACCAACTGACGATACTGCTTCATCGTGATGTAGGAAGGCAGCACCATCTGCGACTCGTCCCTGATGCACATGGCGATCACCACATCCCATCCGTTCTTTGTGGCAAGGACAAAGTGCGAGGAAGGCTGGTTCAGCGTGAAGGCATGGATCAGGTTGTTGGCAATGGTATGGTCGCTGTCCATGGTGTAGTGGAAGACTCTGTTCTCTGCCATGTCCTTGACGAAGGCGGCGACCTGCCTGCGGAGTATGACCATCAGGTTCTTCTTGAATCTTTCAAATGACTTCCTTGCCGCATCCCGTGTCGGGCGGTCAAGTTCACGCTCAAGCAGCAGGGCTTCCATCATCTCTTCGAAAGTCTTCATCGCTTGCCCTTTTGCCCTATTCCGTACTTTCTGAAAATCTCGTCCCGCTTGGCCTGAAGTTCTCTCTGCCGTGGAGAACCCGCCATGGCACGAAAGATCAACTTGGTCAGTCGATTGGCTTCCCGACGATCCTCGGGGGACATGACAGCCCAAGGATCCTTGAAACCCTTGAATGAATGGGAAGAGGAAGCCGACGAAGCCGACGAAGCCTCAAGGATGTGCTGCCGAAAACTCTGCATGGCGAGGGTATTTAGAAACCCATGGTCCGCAGCCCGTAGGCAGCGACCATCTCGCCTGCAACCAAGTCGGAAGGAAAGTGGACTCCAAGGATCATTCGGCTGTCTGCGATCTTCCGTGCCATTGATTCAAATTCTGCCTTATGCTCAGGATGGAACTTGGAGAGCATCCCTGCCACGAAATGAGAATCGGCAGCATGGCCAGACGGATACGATGCGGTGTCGATGTTGCCGATGAGGCTCGAAAGCGTTCGGTTCATGTACGGGGCTATCTCGTAGGGACGAGGACGGCAGTACTTGATCTTGAGATGGTTGGTCAGCCCGTCAAGCCTTGAGGCATGGTCACGAAGCCAGCCGTAGCCATAGCCCTTGCCGGTGAGTCGGAAAGCCTCACGATCAAACCATTCATAGACTTCAAGAATGTCATCCATCTTTCTTGAAAATTCAATCTCTTCGTGAGTGGCATCTGCCTGACGCTGAATCACGATGTCAAGTTCGATGCGAGTCTCGTTGGAGGAGTTTCGTGGAGGATCGGGAATGTGGCAGGGTTCATTGGAATTCAAATGATGCCACAGGGCCGTCGATGAATCCTTGGCCTGCCGCTTGACCTTGCTGACATACTTTGCAATGTCCCCGTCATGGCGAAGGGAGTCAAGGAAAGAGATGTGCGAAAGGTGAGGCAGGCTCATGGAATTATGTATCGGAAGGCGGTAACTGACTTGCCCCATTACCACTCTTTTTCAAATACTCAGGGAAAGAATTGTTGGAAGCGGTCATATGGGGGGAGAGTATAGGTCAAGGAGGGAAAGAAGTCAAAAACCACTCTGAGACATTGCAAATGAGGTTTGGGGGGAAAACGATTTGAAGAAAGTACTCTGCGCCCCCCGTGGGGGAGGGTGGGGGAATATGGGGATGAGTGGAGATGAATGGGGAAGAGGTGGGGAAAGAAAAGGTAAGTGTCCGTCTTAGGGGCCGAAATCCCGAGTCACTTCGGACGAAAATTTCACGAAATCCGTTGGGATTTTCCCAGAATTTATTTTCCGTTGTAACTCGTTGTTGCGGCGTAACTTACGCTCACACACTCCCCCGAATTCTTGTCACTCAGATTTCGCCCTGCACTACAGCGCCGATGAAGGCACGAAACTTTTTCTCGTCGGCTCCGTTGGCAGTCACGAATCGCTGAAACACTTTGCCACTCTCCAAGTCAACCCATCCACAGTTGAAAGTGTACGCAGGATTCCCATAGAAATCCTTGGTGTTGTAATGCTTGAGTATCTGTAGGAAGACATGCGGAGGAATCTCCACGAATTCCTGAGTCCACAAATCCTGAGCGATGAAGACGGTGCTTTCGTTCATTGGATGTATTTATGACAACCCCCCTATGGTGAGGGGGGTGGCTGTGAGAGGGGGGGGGTGGTATGCCCTAGGGGGTAGGGTTGTTGTAGTTGATGGGGTGGTACTGGGAGCGGTGGCTCCTGCGTGGCGGTGGGGGTGGGGTGGCCGCAGGCGGGGAGGAGTTGTCGAAGGCGTAGTAGGGGCCACCGAAGTACTTGTTGGCCGACTGGATCGCGATATCGATGATGTGCGGCCACGCCATCCCCCCGTCATGCAACTTCAACAGTTCATCCTCAAACTCCTCGGCGGTGTCCACGGTGCCCATGGTGTTGGAACCCTTGCAGCGGTAAGTCCACTCGGCATCGATCAGGCTCTCCCACAGGGAACGGGCGATGGGGGTCGGCAGGCTGTTGCACACACCGTGCTTGTGGGGCAGTCCTGCTGCCTTGATCTCGGGGAAGGCATCCCACATAGGCGGGTCTTTGCCGTCACAGGTACGGTAGATGACCGTCATCTCGCTGGTGTCTTTCGGAAGCAGGACACGGAGTTTCGTGAAGATGAGGAAGATGTTGGAATTGGTGGGATGCCACATTCGCCAGAAAGCCATGGGGCGAATCTTGTTGTGCAACAGATGGTTGCTCCACTCTGCCCTAGGCATGGAGGGGTAGGTCAGGAATCTGGCAGTCGCACTCTTGTTCACTTCTGTCTCTTGGCCAGCAGGCGGTAGTACAGGCTCGGCAGGGCCATGATGGTGAAGCCGGTGGCGATCAGGGCATTGGATGACCAAAACCCGTAGCCACGGTCACGCAGGAATTGGTAAATTCCAAAGAGCAGGCTCTGCCCGATGAAGACCACCGATGCGTACAGGGGAAGCACGACCAACATCGTGGTCAGGGTAATCAGAATGGGCTTCTTGGAATTCACTTGTTCATCTCCTCAAAGAGAAAGCCACAGACGACAATCCACAGCAGGATGATGACTGAAATCAAAAACAGTCCCAATCCCATGTTGAAGACCACCGAAAGAAATGTCATCACGGCTTCAACTCCTTCGTGAGAGTGCCAGCGAACGGCGGCAGGTTCTTCACCCACATCAGAATCTCAACCAACTCGTCAGGACTCACATGGCCCTTGACTTGCTGATCGTCGGAAAAGAGGATGAAGTCCTCGTTGGGATCGAAGATTGCAACTTCAACATTGGCAGCAGGCTCAAGTTCAAGATGCTCACTCGGTGCAGGGTACTTGTCCCTCTCATAAGTATTGCTTCGATGGGGTTCGCTGTACATGCCAACCCCATACACGACCGAAACCTTGTAGCCGTTACGGAAACGCATCACCATCGATCCCTTGGGATACTCTCCGGGACCGTGGCGTTGAACCATGAACAACTGCGGGAATTCTTGAATATCCATGTTCAGTCTCGCTTGCTCACTCGGGCGGCGATACGAGCCATCAGCGGACGGCTCGACTTGTTCTTGGAAATCTCGTCGGAGAGGGCACGGGCCAACTTGGCCTTCGTCGCCGTGGTGCCGTCGATGGCATCAAGGTAGTCCTCCTCGTCGGCCTCAAGGTCGGTCAGGCCGAACCACTCGGAGTAGCCCATCCACTCCTCGCCCGAAACCCAACCCTCGTCGCGGAGGAACTTCTTCTTGGCCGCGATGTAGGCCTCGCCGTTGACAACGGCCTTGGCATACTCCTTGGTCTTCTTGCTCATTCGGGCCACGCAAGTCTGCATGTAGGAGTTGAGGGCACGGGTTCCGTCGATGCGGAAGCCGATCACATTGCAGTCAGCCTCAACCCGAAGGTAGCGAAGGTAGGCATCCTCGGCACCCGTGTAGGCTTCCACCGCCCGCTTGCCCTGAATGTTGACTTCAGCGAAGTCGCGGCTGTAGCCCGTGGGCGAGTTATCGTCGGTCCACACATTCACCCAACGGTCAGCCACATAGCGGTAGCCCGTCCGATCCGTAGCCTCGCCATCGGTGAGGATGACGGTGTTCACGATCTGGACACCGGTCTTTGCACGGAACATCGGGACCACGGTAGCCATCGAAGCGATGGCCGCATTCAGCGGAGTGCCGTTGAGGTAGTACTTGGAGGCAAGGTGATCGCCCTTGGCATTCTTGCCAAACATCTCGTCGTGACGGTAGGACCGGCTGTGCTTGGCCCAAGCGAGGAGTCCCGCGAGGGCAGTACGAATCTGCACGGGCTTGGCCGAAGCCGACAAGATGTTCAGCAGGCGGAAGTCGGAGAAGATGAGTTCGCCGTCATTGCGAGTCCAAACCTTTTCCTTAACGATGCCGTGAGCATCGGAGAAAGCGTAGACTTCGCAGGGGATGTTCGCCGCAGCGCAGAACTGCACCAAGCAGCCCAACTGCATGATCGTGGGCTCAAGGATGCGATTCATGCTGCCCGACCAGTCAAGCAGGAACACAAGTCCGTGATTCTTGCCTTCCTTCTTGACTTCGTAGGAACCGAAGATTTCCTCCGAAATCCGATAGGCCCACAGGCGGCTGGGGTCGATGGCACCCGTATCGGCGGTGCGAGTGCGGTTAGCCTCGTCAGCGGCCTTGCGGCGCATGAATTCCTGAACAAGCGCCGTGATCGAACGGCGATTCTTGGCCATGAACTGCTGATAGAGGGCGAAGCCGTCACCCTTCTCGGCCATCAGCCGAAGATCATCGATAACCTCGCTGAAGGGCAGGATGCCCTTGGCGGCATCGAAGGTCGGCATTCTGACCGTGGAAGTCCCATAGTTGGAATGCTCGTCGCGGTTCTGCTTGGCAAGTTCCTCGAAAGCCGAATCCGTCACCGACTCACGGGGAGTCCGATTCTTGGATTCCTTCGTTGACTTGCCCTGAGCCTCGCCCTCGCTCTCATCGTCCGAATCCGACTCCGACTCCTCGCCCTCGTCGCTGGCGTTATCGGACTCCTCGCCCTCCTCGCCACCTTCGGTGCTTTCGTCGGCGTTTTCGTTCTCGCCCTCGTCGGCGGTATCGCCCCGCTCCTCGCCCTCTTCGGACTCGTCAGAACCCGACGAATCGCCCTGCTCCTCGTCGGACTCCTGCTTTTGGTTGTCCTGCGGACTGCCGCTGCCCTCGCCTTCCTCACCGTCCTGCGGCTCGGACATGTCGCCGTCCTCGCCCTGCGACTCTTCCTGCGAGGAGTAGTCGAAGAGTTCCTTGGCAAGGGCAACAACCTCGTCCCAAGACTTGGTAGTCGCGACCCGCTTGACAAGGGGAAGTTCAGCGGCAGAGAACGGGACATTGACCGCGAAACCAACCTTATAGTGAATGTTGATTCGGTCAATCAGCGGGAGTTCCGAAAGATCCTTGTCAAGGGCAAGCAACTTCGGGTTCGTGATCGTCAGACTACGGTACGCCTTGGCGAAGGTCGAACGCAGGCCGGGATAGGTATCCTTCATGCTGCGTTCGATTCGGGCATCCTCAACGATGTTCACATAGCCCTTGAAGGAGTTGAAGCCTTCCTTGCCGACGAGTTCGGTGAGTTCCTTCACCCATGCGTCACCCTTGGGGCTGTGCATGGCGTGGCCGACTTCGTGAGCGACGAGCATGTCGTACAGGTCGCCGTCCATCGCCTTCCAAACAGGAAGGGTCAGAAGACGGGTCTTGGTGTCAAACGATGCGGTCGCGGCCCGATGCGAGTGCTGCACCCGAATGTTTTCGGTCGCAAGCAGACGGGCCAGAAGCGAAAGAGCCTCAACCTGACGGCGGTTCAGGTTTGGCTTCGGGGTGTTGGCTAGGGTAGGGGTCACGACCCAATTGTAACAGATTCGCCCTCGCTCCGCAAGAGCCTACCCCCGTAGAAGGTTATAGGACGAAAAACAAATAATAGACGATATTGTATTCTGTAATTACCGCTATCGGACGCTGATAAGTTATCGGACTCTGTGCCGCCCCCCTCTACTATAGAGAGAGTTGACCGAAAGTTATCGGACTTTAAGAAAAAAGATTATTGGCTAGCAAAACGCACCCATGGGGATTGACTTTTGAGAATGCTTCGTTTACACTTTGGTCAGCCAAAGGAGCAATCGACCCCATGAAGCGTTCTGAAGCCAAGTCCAAGTTCCTCACCGCCGCCTACGCCATTACGGGCGGCTCCCGTGAGATTACCCGCCCACAAGTAGTTCAGGCCGCCGATGACGCAGGGCTTCCGATCCCTGCGTGGTTCGTCAACGACCGCGAGTATCGGGTCGCTTGGGGACGCTACCGCCTGCCGCTACAGGATGGCGTGGTCGCTCCTCGCAAGGCGACTGCCCCGTCCGTGACCGTCCGTCCCGCCCCCGTGGCGACTCCCGTTCAGGTGGCCCCGCCGCCGATGGTTGAGTCCGCTCCCGTGGCTCAGACTTCCCTTGACCTTGCCATCCTGAGTGGCGAGGCCGTTGTTCCGACCGTGGATCCCAACTATGTGGCTTGGGGCAACCACGACACGATTTACGAAATCGTCAAGAGCGGACGGTTCTTCCCCGTCTATGTGTGGGGTCTGTCCGGTAACGGCAAGACCTTCACTACCGAACAGGTCTGCGCCATGCTTGGCCGCGAGTACTATCGGGTGAACATCACCCCCGAGACTTGCGAAGACGATTTGCTTGGCGGGTTCCGACTCGTCAGCGGCGAAACCAAGTTCGTGTACGGGCCGGTGTCCCTCGCGATGGAGCGGGGCGGCGTTCTCCTGCTTGACGAGGTTGACCTTGGGTCGGATAAGATCATGGCGCTTCAGCCCGTCCTTGAGGGCAAGCCCGTGTATCTGAAGAAAATCAACAAGTGGGTCCGTCCCGCCCCCGGCTTCACGGTCGTGATGACCGGTAACACCAAGGGTCTTGGCGACGAGACTGGCAAGTTCGCGGGAACTCGCATCCTGAACACGGCCTTCCTTGAGCGAGTGAACATCATGCTCAAGCAGGAATACCCCCGTCCCACGGTTGAGAAGAAGATTCTCACGAAGATGATGGAATCTTCGGGTTGCGTGGACGAGAAGTTCGCTGATGCGCTGGTCCGTTGGGCCGAGGCCATCCGCAAGACCTACGACGAAGGCGTGAGCGAGGAAGTCATCACGACCCGCCGCCTCGTCCAGATCGTCAGCGGGTACTGCATCTTCAAGGATCGCCTGACCGCCGTTCGTCACGGCGTGGGCCGGTTCGATGATGTCACGGCTGAAGCCTTCCTCAATCTCTACCAGAAGATTGACGCTGAGGCTACCGCCGCCGATCCCGATGCGTCCAAGGCGGGTGCAGCCCCTGATGAACACCTTCAGGCTCACGCTGCCGCCGCTGCGGCCACGGCTTCCACGACCAAGGCTCCCTTCTGAGAAATTAAGAAAGGCAAGCCATGGAACTACCTGACGAGCGTACATTCTCCGTAACTGACTACTACCAAGGAACAGTCAACCTTTGGATGCATTCTGATTGGCAGGATAATCCAAAGAGTTTCCACAACCTCCGTTCCTTGATAGAGTACTTCGTGCTGGCCCTTGAGAACAATCCCTTCCTCTGGCTTATGGATGAGGAAGAGGAGTTGGTCCGTGCCATCGCTGAGGATGTCAAACTTTCCAAGTTCTACCCTGAACGATTTCATCCCATTGAGGAATGGGGAAACCCGCCTCAAAAATAAAACTTCCCTTTGACGAAATACCTCTTGACAAACGGTTTGTCAGGGGTACAATCTACGCAACATCTCTTCGGAGAACTTCACCATGACGATGAACACCATCAACCTGAACAAGCGCCAGATCAACTTCCTCGCCGCCTTTGAGGCCGCTAACGGCCAGCCGGACACGGTGACGAGGCAGGAACTGCTCAACTTCAAGAATTCACTTGGCCCGAATCAGACTGGCCCCCTTGGCTATGTGATTCGTTGGCCTGCATGGCTTACCAACAGCGGCACCTTTACCACTTCCCGAGCGGTCTATACCCTCCCGTGGGGGAAGTACAACGAATGGAAGGCAGCAAACGCCGCCTCCGTCACTCCCGCCGCCGCTGTTGCGTGATGAGGGTCGCTTCAGATCAGAGCGTAGGGGTCATGCTCTGATCAATCGTCGTGTGGAGAGGGAAACCTCTCCTCACGATTTCCCAACCTAGCCAACCGTCAGGGCTGACGGATATTGGCGCAACTCTTTTAGGAGATACTATGCCCACGATGACCGTGAATGGACCGAATGTCAAGATCCGCAACCGCAGCCGCATCGCTGTTCAGAACCTCATGGAGGGCGATGAGTTCCTTCTGCGTGGTGAGCCGAGCCTGGTGGTCGATTCGATCACCCGCAACGAGGACAAGGGCACCGTCAAGGTGACCTTCGACACCGGCGAGTCTCGTCGGTTCGCTTGGAACTCCAAGGTTTCGATCAAGGAGACTGCCGAGCGTAACTCGTTCCGTCGCAACTCGCTGCGTCGGTACGGCTACCCCAACTACATGGATTACATCTACGGCGGCTAATCGCCCGTAGTCCATGCGGCGGGGCAGGAGCCAATAGATGATGGCTTTCCTGTGACGGCTCCTGCCCCCGCCGTTGGGTGACATTCAAATTTCCCTGAAGCCCTAGTCTTCTGGGTTTGCCCCGCCGAAAGGCGGGGCTTTCTTATACCCATTTTGCATTTTCAAAAGTCCGCGGCAACTGTAGCCGGGGCAGCCTGACCTGCTGTTCGAGTAGCCCCACAGTCTCAACCCAACTTCAACGCATTCGTTGGATTCAACTCCAAATGACCTCAACTTGCCCTCCGGCGGAGTCACCGGCTGTACCGGTTTTGGATGTGCCCGCCGGTCACGAGAACTCCTGCTCGCTACATACTTTCAACCCAATGCTTGAGAAACTGCTCCAATCCCTCAACAAAGCCAACGAATACCTCAACTCTTCGTTGCATTTAAACGCTGTCGAGAAGACATCGAGCGAGCCAACCAGCAGACAATCAAGCCAGTCTCAAGCCAATTACAACGACTCCAACGACGATCTCACCGAAGCCCCAATTTCAAAGATACTGAATGTAAACGGGAAGGCAGCAAAGACTCTGGACTTCTCCTCCAACCCCAACGACCCCAATGTCAATGTCTTTGGTCTAGGCACATACAGCCTTTCAAATCTCAAGAAGATGACAATCATGGATGCAAAGAAACTTGCGGAAATCATCGCAAGCGACAATGCAGACTATGGGAGAGTCCTGAAGATGATGTCTGATGTAGAGGGCAAGGACTCATCTGTCTACCTAGCCTACAGGTTGCTTGCATTGGCAGAGGTACAGCAGTACATGAAGCAGCCTGCCACCAAGAGAAGAATCACCCTGATGAAGAGAGGGTGACTCTCGCAGTCAACTGCGGAGCAGAGTGTGTGCGAGGATGTGTGCGAGGGCTTGAGTGATTTCATATTTTGGAATGCGGACCCCCACCTTATATTTTGGAAAATGGTTTTGAAGGAGTGGGGTTTAGGTCTACCGAACCTTCGCACAAAAGGGTTCCCATTCCACACTTAAACCCCCGCCCATCCCATAGTCACAACTCAACTCTCCCCGTCGATCCCCGCATATGACTTGGGCATCCCCCTCTCTCTCCCAAACCACTTACGGCTTCCCCAAAACACTTACCTAGCCGCCCCCTCTCCCCAAACCACTTATTCCGATCTCTCATTCCAATCTGTCCTTCCCATACGGCCAGATTTCCCCCAAACTGTCCTTCTCAGACGGCCACTTTTGAAACCTTCGTGAAATCAAATTCCCAAAATTTGCAAAAATCCCTTGGTACATTTTTGGCCAAAACAGGTCGCACTCCCCTCACCACATATCCCTCTCTCCTTCACCCCTTTCCTAAATATCCCTTGTCATGTTGCGTCTGCATTCTCTGCATCCCCATCTTCCCTGCACAGCCCCATGAGAAGTTTCTACGATTTCTCAAAGTCTGTCCCTGTCACTCCTGTCACTCCTGTCAATTTGAAACTTGACGAGGCGAGCAGGGTGAAGTCTTCAGAGGACTTGCAGAAATTGGCAAAGAAGATTCGTCCCATCACCGTATGCGACATCTTCTCTGATTCCACTCCCAAGCGTCTGTATGAATTGATGGACGAGAATCTTTGGCATCAGACACTTGTTTCAAATGGCATCATCTCAAGCAGGGGGTATTCCTACGATTATGATGCTCCTGCATGGATGGAAAGGCTCAAGCGTGACATCTGGTCACCCTTTGTTGAATGGTTCGAAGCCGAGGGTGGTTCCAAGCAGGGGATGATTCCCAAGATCGCGGCGATGGCCTCATGCAGGAAGAGGGCAGCATGGGCGAACTGGTCGGGAACCGCCTATCGCGGACTCAGCCGAAGCCTTGCACGGATCGCCAAGTACGAGTACACCAGCAAGACCGAGGCTGTCGGTGGCAGGACATGGCTTGTGGCAAGTGTCTCCTATCAGAGCAAGTATGCCATTCAGTCATGGACGAGTGAACCTAAGGTTGCCAAGAACTTTGCCGATGGCGGCATGGATGTTGCCGTGATGTTGCAGATGGACATAAAAAAAGGCGAGGGGTTCCTGTCGCCCGAGGTGAGCAACAGATTGGGCAAGCACTACAAGGAGAGCGAGGTGCTGCGAATCGGCAACGCCAAGACGAGGGTGAAGGCTCTGGTTGACATGAGAGACTTGCTGAACGAACTTGACGAGATCCTTGGTGTCATGCGTCTTCCCGCATCATGGGATACGATGCCCACGAAGATGCGTAAGCAGGCATGGCCCGAGGCCGTGGCGGCGAAGATGATTCGACTTGGATTCTCAAAGTCCTCTGTCGCAAGCCTCATGTCTTCGGGGCATCCATTTTACGCATCGGTGATGAAGAGGGTGCCATGGTAAACTTCAAGTCATACATCAGCGAGGCAAAGGTCAGGATGTCGTGGAAGCGATATGTCATGAAGACTGTTGATGGAAAGATTGCAGATTGGATAGAGGCTGCTTACGAAAGCAGCAACAAACGATTTGTCATCAAGAAGCACAGACGAAGTTCGACATATGAACTGTTTGACAGACGGCATCCGAGGACATCTTTTGGATCATATGAAACCCTTGATGCGGCAAAGGAGAGTGCAGAGTGGGCATTGCTGAACGATCCACGGACAGAGTGGCATCCTTCTCTGCGTGAGGGCACGGCATGAAGTCTTTCCGTGGCCACATCACCGAGGTGTTCGACACGACACACTCATGGGAGCCTGTGTCCACGGGAGGCAACCATTGGGTCTATCGCTTTGCCTTGGCAAAGGTTCGCCGTGGTTTGTTCCTTCCTGCTCCCCTGCGTGGCGAGGAGATCGTCAAGTTCTACGAAAAGCAGGGAATGAGAATCACGGGCAAGGATGGGCAGAACCGTCCCTTGGTAAACGGCAAGGACATTGCAAGCACTCCTCTTGCGGGTGCGATGTACGAGGTTGGCTTTCGTTCATTGGGACACAACATGGAGAAGTATTCCGAGTTGTTCAAGCGTTCCAACCTTGGCGGCAACGACAAGTATCTCCTGTGGGAAATAGACTTTGCACGAAACGATTCGATGCTCAAGTGGTCAAACGGAAACTGGCAATGGGACTATGAATCGAATTCAGGGGGTTCTGACGAGGATCTTGGAATCATGGGAGGCGGCGATGCTGCTGCCATACTGTCCACGGTGGTCGCCATCGCCAAGGAATTCGTCGCCAAGGTCAAGCCCATGGGAATTCTCCTTGGCACGAAGATGGACGCAAAGGGAGCAAGGAGCCGAATCTATGCTGGCCTTGCAAGCAGAAACAATGCACGGATGATTCCCATTCCCTACTCGCCAAGGTCAGGCATGGGCAATGCGAACATGCTGTGGTTTGGCAAGGACAAGGACTTCCAGCCCGTCAGCAAGGAAGGCAAGCCATGAAGTCATTCATCGCATTCATCAGCGAGGCACAGTCCTTCGCACAATGGGTTGCACGGAATGCCGAGAAGCGCAAGGCACCCGCATCGGGTTCTCCCCGCAGTTCCTTCCCGTGGATGCAGAATGCCAACATGGTTCCCGGTTGGTGGCATCCGACCAAGCAATGGTTCACTTTCGCCCACGGCAAGCAGGGCTACCATGTCACGCATCTTGTGAACAACCTCTCAAAGTTCGGCATTTCCGAAAAGGAGTTGATGGCTGCTGCGGCGAAGGAAGCGCAGAGGCCATATTGGGACAACGAATTGAGAAAGCAACGGGGACACAATCTTGTCGATGCCGAGCGGGTGATCCACATGATCAAGAACGAGAACATCGACAACTCCTATCCGATCATGGCACTAGCCTACAAGCGTGGATGGCTCAAGGCATACGGCGGGAAGTTCCACACCGGCGACCGTGGCGGCGCAATCGAAGGTTCCGACAAGAAGAGCATCAAGGCCGCGATCCGCGAGATAGAGCAGGCGGCATCCATGGCAGGAATCGATGACATCCGTATCGATGCAACGGAGCGGTCAAACACCACATACGAGCCAAAGTTCTTCGTTCTGGATTCAAAGTTCAAGCGTGATGGATACATGAGGCAATGACATGAGCAACCACTTTTCACAACTTCGTTTCTCTCCCGTCAGCAAGAGGAAGGTTCTGTATTCCTTCTATGACCTGACCATCCGCCCGATGCGGACCATGCCGCCATTCTCCTACGGTGTCAACAACATCGAAGGGCTCCGTGTCGTTACGATGACACCCGATGGCAAGGAGACTTCCAACACAGCATCCAAGGGAGACATCATCATGAGCGGGGTAAGCCGCGAGAAGTATGTCATCCGTGGGGCGAAGTTCGGGAAGTTGTATGTGGGCACCATCGGTTCCACCGTATATCCCGAGCAGTCACCGAGGATGGTCGCAAGGTATGACGGTCCCAATGTCACATTCAAGGCTCCGTGGGGCGAGGACATGGTTGCCAAGAAGGGCGACTACATCGTCCGCGAGGGCGATGGTGCAGGATTCTACCGTGTGGCCAAGGCCGAATTCGAGAAGACCTACAACCCTCTGCCGAAATAAATACAAAAACAGGAGAACGCCATGGGATTCAACGACAACTGGGACGGAGTGAAGCGCATCGACCTCAACGAAAAGTTGATCGGCAAGCAGCACAAACTTGACTTCAACAAGGACGGCAAGTTGACCAAGACCGACTTCGACATCCTCAAGGGAATCCGCAAGGATGCCGAGAAGAAGAAGGACAAGAAGGAGTCCGTCGAAGAAGTCGATGAGGCCACGAATCAGGCACCGAGACTGCCGCACTTCACCGACCTGAAGGACTTCGCTGCCAATGTCCGAAAGACAGCAATGACAGTCAAGTCTTCGGACATGCAGAACTATCTCCTGCAAGTCTCGGGTTCACTTGCTCATGCCGGTCAGCAGCAGGCATATTTCTTTGAAGGACTCATCAGTTCCCTTACGGACATTCACCGCAAGACCATGAGTCCTTCCAAGCACGGCAACATGGAAATACTGAAAGACCTTGAGATGGTGATCAAGGAACTCAAGAAGTATTGAAATAGGCATTCGTGGGGTTGCGACATTTGACTTGCATTCGGCGGTTCATGCTGTATACTTGTCGCAACCATCAAGGACAAACACCATGCAGAAAGCGGAAAATACGATTCAGCGGCTCCTTGCCCTGCGAGACAAGTACGAGTACAACGACGATATTCGTGATGTGTGCAATCTCGCGATTTCTCAACTTCAGATGTTCGTCAAGGAAGATCGAAACACGATTGATCGTTTCTTCTTCCGTGGATGGGGAAAGGGAAAGGACGAGTGATGATGGATATTGCAAGATATCGCTTCCTGTCCAATGGGACGGGACCGTGTGTGAGGCTGACGAGGGAAGAGCAAGAGCAGGGATGGCATTGGTGTTGGGAGTGGGATGACATGCTTGTCGGTCCCCACATGGCCGAGGCTTTCTCATGCACCTGTGGCGTGAAGAATCTTGAGGAGTGGAAGAACTCCCCCGAGGGAAAGAAGTTCGAAGAGGAACAGTTCAAGTGCGAACCCTTGGACGGTGGAACTTTCTGATTTCCTAAACACTTGGGTGAAAGAACCCGAGCGAAGAAACATCCGCACCGTAAACTTCAAGATCGAAGGCGGTATCTCTGCAACTCTCGCAAGCAACATGATGATCCGTGAGAGCAACCGTGCCAAGGCTGAGGGATGGGAACAGGTATTGCTTGAAGTCCACACCAAGAACAACACATTTCAGTTGACCCTGACGGGCATCAAGTACTGATTACTTGACGCAGCCCCAGAAAAGGTCTGCGCCAGCCTTGCTTGTTATGTCTATGCCCTTTTTGGCGGTAGTCTTTGACTTCGAACCCTCAACACGGGGAGCGATGGCAAAGGTCACTCTTGCCTTCTTGCTCTCTATTGTGCAAGACACATCAAATACGGACATTGATCTAGCCTGACGGTTTATGTCGGTTGCCTTTGTCGGAGTTGAGTGTACTTGTGTTATCTTTCCGATTTCTAGGTTTCCTGATGTTGCAGGGAACGGTTTCATGCTATAGATGTACTGTTGACCGTTCACCTTGATCGTCTTGCTTGATGTGTTGAAGTCCACGGCTCCTGTCTTGGCAAGATTCGACAGGACTTTCTCTTCCATGTAGACGGGCTTCCCTACCTTTATATCGTTTATGGATGCCGCTTGGATTCTTATCCTTCTTTTCAGGGCAACCGTGGTTTCGCTCAATGATCCTCGCTTGAGGCGAACCTCCATCTCTCTCGCAGAATCATCCATCTTGTCAAGTGAGGAAATCGATGGGACTGTTCCGCCAACAAACCACGAAGGAAGTTTGGCACCAGAGTAAAGAAGCCCGATGTTTTCAATATAGACAAAGTGGTCACCGCCATTCTTTGCAAGACCTTGCAAAGTTGCCCAGTAACTGTCTAGGGTGATTCTCCACTTTTCGCCGCTTTCCTGTGTCGTGTACTTCTTCAGTATTGGATTCCATATTTCCTTTGTGACCCAGAAGTGTATGTTTCCCGAGATAGTGGATTGATCGTTCATCCACTTTCCGATAGTCGGCAACATGACATCAAGTCTGGCTTCCACGGTTGTCAACTTCTTGAGTACCGACTTTCGGTTTATCTCACTCATGGAGTTCCACTTGCCAAGGGACACCTCTGTGGGGCTCCACTTCTTGTTGTTTCGATTGAGAGTGATGCTGACTCCCTGTGCTTCTTCTTTCTTCACTTCGATCACGATAGGATCGCTGAGTCTCTTTCCGTTCTTGTCTAGTTTGTAGATTGTAATGTCAGGCTGTACAGAACCAATTCCCTTGTCTCCTCCACCTTGAGAGAAATTGCTTACGACCTCTATCTTTCCCTGAAGATGCGAAGGCATTTCCTTGAGAAGTGCCTTGGCTATTTTGTTCTGCAACACACCGCCAGCCTGCCCACGAATCGACTTCTGCGGAGCCTTGGCTTCGAGGAACATACGGGCAGCAGGGGACAGCAGAGGAGAACTCTCGTCCAGATGGATGAACTGTTTTAGGGTTAGTGGCTTCATGCTCGGTATTTATCTAAATAAAAACCGAGGATACCCCCATGAAGAGTTTCAAGAAACTTAAGGAAGAGTTGGCAGGCCGTGTTCAGGTTCACTACGGATCGAAGGACGGCTTTGGTAAGGATGTCAAGATCATCGCCACGGTTCCCCCGATGACTGAACCTGCCATCGAAAACAAGTACGACCTCATGCGAAAAATTGAAAAGTACATCAAAGACATGAAGACAAAGGGGTTGATCAAGGGGAATGGCTACAAAATCGTATACCCACATGACCCACAATGGCGTGGGAGTAAGTGAGCAAACATGGGAAGAGAGCGTAAGGGAAAGATGGACAAGGGGGGCAAGAAGCCCGGACTTTCGTTGCAGGGACTGCCGAAGATTTATCCACCCAATGGTCAACCCATAAGCAAGGAACTTCGTGCTTGGGCAGAGCGGAAGATTGCCGCCAACAAGGCAGCAGGCAAGCGTTAACGGTAGCGGACGATCAGGGTCTTCTGCCAGATCGACCAAGTGACCTTCTCGTCATCGCCAACGATGTCCGAGAGAAGTTGCTCCACTTTTTGCCGAGCAGACTTGCGTAGTTCTGAATCGTCCTGCCGTTGCGAGTCACCAATTGGAATCTGTCCGTTGAGTCCCTGTATCAGGTTGAAGTCGGGTGCATTCCTGAATTCAGGTATCTCCATCATTAGCCAACTAATGTCATAGGTCTTGATGACATCGGGACACATGAGCATCAGGCTCGTAAGCAGGACGGGAAGAATCTGCATCAGTATTGCTCCGAATAGGGCTTGGCCCATGACAGGGCGATGATGTCCTCTATGCCTAGAGGATTTGCGATCCTACGCAGCACACCCTTTTCCGTGGATGTTGGCTCTCCCGGCGTACCATTACGCATGGCACGGACGCACTTTTCAAGTGTTGCCTCGTCCAAGGATTTCAAAATTTCAAGGTATTCCTCGGGAATCGAAGCGGATTCGGGGACAGCCTCGTAGGCAATTTCAATCGGAGGCATTGAGATGTTTCCGTATCGGAATCTTGGCATGGAAGTCTCCTCTGTATCTATGGGGGCAGGCGAATTTGAGGAATAGATACAGTAGAGGAATTCCCCATGGCATATGCACACAAGTTGGCAGAACTAGCCAACCAAATCACTAATCTCACCGAGGCTCCGATGCTTGCTCCAAGCACGGACACCGGCATGTTCGGCTACAGCAAGTCGCAGTTTGAGATGAAGATTCGCCAACTGCTTCAGAGAATGGGATTTGAGAAGGGCATCAACAAGATGGAGATCGGCTCCAACGGTAAGATGATGCTCCACTTCGCCAATGCAGCGAAGGCACGGGACTTCATGATCACATTCAACGGCATGGTTCGTCGCATGGCCAAGGGCGGTGCCACGGCTGCACAGATGGTGACTTCCTTCGACAAGAACAAGTCTCCCGGCACGGCTGCCGTTGTATCCGTTGACTTCTCCGTGATGATGAAGAAGGAAGGTGTCGAGGTCACCGAGGACATCTTCGTGATGCTCGAAAGCCTGCACGATTCGTTCATCAAGGAACAAACTTCTACGGAAGAATAATGCACTATCGTGACTTGAAGAAAAAGTTGGAAGAGGAGATTGCCAACACCACGGCGATCATCAATTATCCCGCAGGGTTCCAAGTAGACACGGTTCCATCTGACTTCGATGTCGAAGACTTTCCCGAGGATGATGAGTGGAGCAGAGACAGAAAAGACCTTGGCGACAAGTGGGAAGTTGCAAATGCAGCGGCAGCACGGGAACGCCGTGAGACTGTACTTCGCTGGCTTAAAGCCGCCTCTGGCAATCAGTTAAATGCGGTTGACAACAAGAGCCTCCCCAAGGTTCCCGGTTGGCAATCCGAGAAGTATTAAACTTGACACGAATTGTGGGGTGAATGTAGACTCCCTCCCTATACATACCTATCCCTATCCATTGTGGGTCGGGAGTTACAAAGGAGAAATGATGAAGAAAGTAATTACCTACGCTGCGGCTATGGTTGCCGCTCTTTCCTTCGGCCACATGGCTGCTGCTCAGGAGGCTGCTGCTCCTGCCGCTGCTCCGGTGTTCGAAGTCAAGAATTGGTACTTCCGCGAGAGCATCGATGTGAATGCCCTCAAGGATAACGGCGGCACCTTCGTTGGACTGAACCAGACCCTAGGATTCGACATCATGAAGGATGTGACTGTCGATTTCAATGTTCCCGTGTATGCACAGAATGGCTACACCTCGGTGGCCAACCTCATGCTCGGTGCAAATTGGGCTGCGTTCAAGGGCAACAACAGCGTCCTTGGTGACTGGATGCTGAACTTCGGTGGCGGTTTCTACATTCCCGTTGGTACGGAATACTTCCGCAATGCGAATGTGAACCCGTTCGTGAACACCAAGTTCGGCTTCGATCTGTGGAAGTTCGACTTCGCACAGACCGTTGACTACCGCTTCAACGGTGGAGAGTCCTACATCACTTGGCTCGGAGCCAAGACCGATTCGGATGTCCTCACCCTTGTGTCGGATCTGTCCTATGCTTGGAACGCTTGGAACTTCGGCCTACAGTTTGACCAGTTGTACTATGTCAACAGCGGCGAGTACCAGTTGTTCCTTGGTCCGGTTGCTTCGTGGGAGGTTGCTTCGAATGTTTCGTTCGACGCTGCCATCCTCATCCCTGTTGCACAACAGGTCACTAGCGCCGAGTCCAATGCCTTCGTGAAGGCTGGCATCGAAGTCAAGTTCTGATTTCAAATTTCTGCTACTTCAACGGCAGGGAGTCGAAAGACTCCCTGCTGTTTTCCTAAATATCCATATGCGTAGATTCCGAAGTTTCGTTTCCGAAGGTTACAACGGCGATGGCGATTGCATGGAAGCCGCCGCCAACCTAATGATGCGTTTTCACACTCCTTTCTTCGGAAAGCAGTTGCAGTCCAAGTCGGGAAATCCCATTCTCGTCCATGCCCTCGTCTACGGACAGGGGCCGGTGAAGAATCTTCGGTTCCCCCATGCATGGGTTGAGGATGGAGATACCGTCATCGACCAATCCAACGGTCGCGATATCCAAATGGACAAGCGAGTTTACTACGCAGTAGGCAAGATTGATCCCAAGCAGAAGGGTGCCTACAAGACATATACCTTCAAGGAAATGAAGAAGAAGTTGACATCTACAGGTCACTACGGACATTGGGACTTGGATGAGAAACTTGAGGAAGTCACTTCGCGAATTGGCAAGATGCGAAAGCCGGTTGGACGCAAGGTGATGGACATCCTGAAGGAAGCAATCGTCAGCGGAGTGGGCGGTGGCGTAAGAAAGCCGATGCCCCCTTCATCCCCCGTCAAGAAGATTGAGTGGAACGAGTTGAAGCGGCTTGAGTCGATGCTTGACAATCTGTTCGCCGCTGCAAAGTTGGACATCAAGTTCACCAAGCACTTCCTTGAGAGAGTCAACGGTTCCCGTGGGTACGGCGGCACCGTGACGATGGGTGAGATTCAGGATGCCTTCAACAAGACATTCAAGAAGTATGCAAGCGTCATTCAGAACAAGCCCGTCGATTGGAAGGCAGTCATCAACGATGTCTCCAAGAATCTCAACATGCCGTTTGCGTTGGATTGGGACGCAAGCAAGAAAAGCATGGTGATCCTGACGGCGATGAAGAAACCCAACTTTGCCTCGCCCGACCCAAAGTTGAAGGTCTGATAACAAACAAAGTTATTGGTCAAATTCCGCAGCATCCAAGGGGGTTGACGGCGAGAACGGATTTTGCTAAACTTGGGTCAGACAAATGACCACGACGATGACCGCCAACTCCCCAACCGTCACGAACCGCCCCCTGCTGCCCGAGATGCAACCGGACTTCGCGACGATGGCGGTGCCTTCGACCGCCGATTGGGATTTTGTCAGGGAAACGGTTTCTATGACAAATTTTGTCAGGGAAACCTACCGTGGTGTCGTGTTCAGCGCCAAAAAGGTGGAAGATGCCCTAGAGCAACTACGCTCTCGCGGGGAAGTCTACGCCGCCGTCATGACGGTCGATGTTGATGAGTCCCGCCCCGTATCCTCCGACTACGATCCTACCGTGTTTGGTAGGGTCTACCTTCGGGTGGCTTATCGGAACAACGCAACACCGAACAATCCCGTCGATGTCACCGCCATTCCCTTGGCTTCGATGTACACGCAGTTCTATCCGACCGCGAGTGACCGTGAGCGGCTGAGGGCCACCGTCACCGAGATGGTGGAAACCGTCAGTCCGCTGACGGATTATTGGAAGTCCCTGCTCACCACGGCCAAGTCGATGGTGGCTTCTCCCGACCGTGTTGAAGCAGCACGGACGGAATTGATCCTTGGGATGATGGAGCAAATCCGCAACGATATGCGGGCTGCTCTCAACGACAAAATGCGCCGTGGCTGCAACATCGGAGTCAAGGTCGTGAGAGGACGCAAGGTTCCTGTTGGCACCATGGGCAAGGTCTTTTGGGCAGGCAAGAATCAATGGGGTCTTCGGGTCGGGCTGAAGACGGACAAGGGAACCGTCTATTGGACCAGCGTGGCAAATGTTGAAGTCACCGACCAGCCCAACGAAATGGAAGTCCTGGCCACGGCTAGGCAGCGATACACCAACATCTACTCCGACCTGTTCGGTTCCGCCCGAGACTAACAAAAGTTTGTCTTTGCTGCCCCGCCCAAGAGGCGGGGTTTTTCTTTGTTGACATCAACCCCCCATGGGGTATAATCCCGACAATGGCACGGTAGACCAACGGCAGAGTCAGTTGACTCAAAATCAACATAGTGTGGGTTCGAATCCCACCCGTGCTACTATAGATACTTGCGAATGTAACTCAGCGGTAGAGTCTCGGTTTTCCAAACCGATGGTCGTGGGTTCGAATCCCATCATTCGCTTATATGCGTAGTTAAGCAGCAGGGGATAAACCGCTAGGCTTACTAGGGTCGCCTACTTGCAAGGGGTGATCTGATACAGAGCAACAGAGGTGCAAGTCCTCCGCTACGCTTCGATGGCCCATAGCACAACGGTAGTGCGATCCGCTGTTAACGGATAGGTTGAAGGTTCGAATCCTTCTGGGCCAGTTTATAAATAACCGTGTATGAGCCGATGTTGAAAGGAGGCTCACCATGCGGATGCGTAATCTAGCGGCGGCTGCACTTGCGGTCGCTCTTCCCACGGTAGGGCTGAATGCCTGCAAAGGTGTCAGCCCTTTGTCTTTCCATGAGTCGATGGAGGCACAGCGAACGGTGGTGATACGCAGGATAATTTCCTGCAATATTGCAATCTCGTACAACAATGCATTGGGTTCGGGTGTTGTGTATCGCAAAGATGGAAAGTTGTATGCACTTACCGCTGCCCATGTCGTTGAAGACGAACCCACCACGGTCGCAGCATTTTCGGTAAACGGTTCAGCACCGATTCCTTTCGTCACAAAGACCCACGGAACCAAGGACATACTTGTGTTTGCCGTGGAGGAAAATGGAACGAATGTGTATTATGCCTGCAAGGCAGACATTGTTCTTGTGGTTCCAGAAGAGGACATAGCGGTCTTGCAGTTGCAGGAAATACCCGGCTTGGTTGAAAACATTGGCAATTCAACTTTTGACTTTTCGACTCCAACCATTGGTGAAAGAGTCTTTGCCGTTGGCAACACCTCTTTCGAAATTGGAACTTTGTCGGCAGGGATAGTTCAGCATGGAAACAGAAAGCCCGCAGGAAGCACAGGAGAACAAAGATTCGTACAGAGCGACTGTGCAGGAGGACCGGGGATGAGTGGTGGTGGGCTGTTCCTGCAAAGCACGGGAGAGTGCATCGGAATCGTGTCCATGAAGAGCGATATCACGGGAAGCATTTATGCCATCCCTATGAGCAAAGTCAAAACTTCAATTTTGAATTCCCTTCGGAAGGATGTCTGTCCCGACTGAACATCCATTGTCTCTATCTCGTACTTCTAGCAGGAGATCACCATGCTGCTACCTCTAGCAACCACCCTGTCGCTTCTCGCCCCTCCACAGATTGCCGAAGTTCCGCAAGTGGATACCATGTTCATCCAATGGAAGCAGTCAGCAGACAAGGCACGAATACTTTCCTCGCTTGATGGCATTGAATCCGTACACCACTACGAGAACATTCCCAACCTTACTTTGGTTGACATGGTTGATGTTTCGTCAATGCAGCAGGCAACATCTAAACTTTCGGGAAATCCAAGCATTGAATTCATCGAAGAGGATCGATGGGTCATCGTTGAGAGGCAGACTTTCCCACCACCGAATGATCCCGGCTTCTCTCAATGTTGGGGTCTTCGCAACACCGGCTCAAGTGGCGGTCAGGCGGGATGGGACATGAATGCCTTGGGTGCTTGGGATGTAACCACGGGGAATCCTGCCGTCAGAGTGATGATCATCGAAACGGGAGTGGATGAGACACATGCTGACCTGAACCTAGACCAAGGCAGGGACTTTACCACAGGTGCCGTAAATGGCATCTTGGGTGGGGGGCCAAGCAATCAATGTGACAATCATGGCACAGCCGTGGCAGGATGCATCTCCGCAAGGATCAACAACGCATCAGGCACGGTCGGGATCGCTCCCAATTGCAAGGTGGTATCGGCAAAGGTAGGCATTGCAACTACGCCATGCAGCGGCTCATGGAATGGACAGATCAGTTGGACGGTGAATGCCTTGAATTGGGCAATCGGTGCAGGCATAAAGGTGACCAACAACAGCAACGATTACGGCACATCCTCCAATGCAATGAGCAGCGCATATTCGGCAGGCCGTGCAGCAGGCATCGTGCATTTTGCAAGTGCAGGCAACGGAGGAACGGAGGGCATGGGATTCCCCGCAAGATTGAGCAGCGTCAATGCTGTAGGCTCTGCCTCAAGGAATGGAACCAAGTCTTCTTTCTCAAGTTACGGCAACGGAATTGCATTCGTTGCTCCCGGTCAGTCCATCTATACAACCGACAGAACAGGAAGTGCAGGATACAATTCAACAAATTGGGTTACCATCGACGGCACATCGTTCTCGTCGCCATATGCAGCCGGTGTCGCTGCCCTGCTGTTTTCCGTAAATCCAACCTTGACTCCCACGCAAGTTGAAAATGCGATGAAGTCAACAGCCGATGACATGGGAACCGCAGGCTATGACACACTTACGGGATGGGGAATGATCGATGCAGCAAAGGCCGTGCAGGCAGTTGCACCACAGCCCTGTCCTGCCGACTTGAACGGGGATTCAATCGTAGACGGAAATGATCTTGGAATTTTCCTGAGCCTGTGGGGGCAGTCAAATTCAGCAGCCGATTTCAACAATGACAATTTTGTAGATGGAATCGATCTTGGAATTTTGCTAAACGCTTGGGGTGGCTGCTGAAAGAAACCGAGAGTGGCTTGACTTTGCTGTCCCTGTCGTTATACTGTGAGCAACACTTTGGAGAACTACACCATGAAGATCAGCCAAGACACACTCGCAATCCTCAAGAACTTCAGCACGATCAACAGCAATCTGCTCGTTCGTCCGGGAAACACCCTGACCACGATCAGCCCCACCAAGAACATCCTCGCTGAAGCCACCGTCACCGAGACATTTGATGTTGAGTTTGGAGTTTGGGATTTGTCCAAGTTCCTCGCCACCATCAGCCTGTTCAAGGATCCCGAGTTTGACTTCAGCGATTCCTATGTGGAGATTTCCTCCACCGGCAGCAAGGCTTCGGTGAAGTACTACTACAGCGAACCCGAACTGCTCGTCAAGGCCGATAAGAAGTTGAAGATGCCGGGGACTCCCGTGAACTTCACCCTCACGGCCAAGGACTACACGGAGTTGCAGAAGGCTGCATCCGTCCTTCAGGCACCTGACCTTGCATTGGAGTCCACCGACGATGACCGCATGGTTCTCCGTGTCTTTGATCGCAAGGACAGCACAAGCCACTCCTACAGCATCGATGTCGGAGAGAACAAGAGCGGTGCGGCTTTCTCTTTCCTCTTCAAGACCGAGAACCTGAAGATGATTCCTGGCACCTACGAGGTGGGCATCAGCGAGAAGAAGGTGAGTCAGTTCCGCAACAGCAACGGCATCACCTATTGGATTTCACTAGAGGCAGACAGCGAGTACGAGGCTTCCAACAACAAGATCGCCAATGTCGCTTCTCGTTGAAAAGTATCGTCCCGCCAAAATTGCCGATTGCGTCCTGCCCAAGAACATCAAGAAGATGTTTGAGGATATCGCCAAGACTGGCGACATCCCCAACTTGATTCTCAACGGCGGTGCGGGTTGCGGCAAGACTACGGTAGCCAAGGCACTATGCAACGAACTAGGCATCGACTACCTGTTCGTGAATGCTAGTGAGGACAGCGGCATCGATGTGCTGCGGACTCGCATCCGCAACTTTGCATCGACCGTTGCCCTTGGTGGAGGGAAGAAGGTTGTCATCCTTGATGAGGCTGACTATCTCAATCCGCAGTCCACGCAACCCGCACTCCGTGGGTTCATCGAAGAGTTCGCGGCAAACTGTCGCTTCATCATGACTTGCAACTTCAAGAGTCGGATCATCGAACCGCTGCACTCCCGCTGCACGATGATCGACTTCAAGATTCCAAGCAAGGAGAAGCCAACGCTTGCATCGGAGTTTCTTGAACGGGCGAAGTTCGTGCTTGGCAGCGAGGGGATCGCTTATGACGAGAAGGTGGTTGCCCAACTCATCGTAAAGAACTTCCCCGATTTCCGCAAGGTTCTCAACCTGATTCAGCGTTATTCTGTGTCGGGTGCGATTGACTCGGGCATCCTGTCTGCATCTACGGACATCACGGTCAACTCCCTCATCGAATCGATGAAGAAGAAGGACTTCAATGGCATCCGCAAGTGGGCAGTAGACAACGCCGACAAGGAGATGGCAGGAATTTTCCGCCGTATTTATGATTCTCTGCAAGACCACATCGACGCTCCATCGATTCCACAGGCCGTGCTGATTCTGTCGGAGTATCAGTACAAGTCTGCGTTCGTCGCGGATCAGGAAATCAACCTAGTCGCTTGCTGTCTCATGCTTGCTTCCGATTGCACCTTTCGATAAATAGAGAGCGAAGGGAGGTCGGTATGGACAAGAAGATCCCTAGCCTCAATGACCTGTCGATCAATCTGCACTTGATCAACAAGAAGTACAAGATCAAGGACTTCATCGCGGAGTACCGCGAGGAGATATCCAAGATCAATGATCTTCTTCGGCAGGAACTCATCACTTCGGATGGTCTGACCAATCCCGTGCAGAAAGTTGTGCAAATCAGCCAAATGCTCACGGAAGAGGAGTTGGATCAGACGATAGAAGTAGTGGAGAAGTTGTCTCACAAGTACGACTACACCTCCTACATTGAAGAGTGCGAAACCATTCGCAGAAACTTCATGGTTGACCGCGAGAACTACTTTGCGGTGAAGGCAACCAAAAGCCAAGCCAAGATAGTTGATGAAGTGACCACGATCTTTGAATTGACGGGAACCTCGGAGATAATTTTCTCAAAATGGATGGACAAGATCCTAGAGAAGATACAGCCCAAGACCCTTGAGATTGACTACGAAGACATCGACGGCAAGCGCAAGAAGGCCAAGGCAAAGCACAAAGTTGCCTCAATGAGCGATGACTTTGTTGAAGCACCACTCATTGATCGCTATCATGGCATCAATGCATACGACTCGTTCCTACTGCACTCGTTCTTTGATGTGTATCAGAACAAGTGGATTTACATACCAGTAAAGTTAATCATCTCATTGAGATGCGATGACGATATCGATGACCTTGATGTCGGTGAAGGGAAAAAATGAACCCGTTTGAGTTTGTGAAGAGCATCAACGAAAAGACCGGAAACATCCTTGAGCAGAATTCAGACCTAGAGAAGGCATACACTCCCTTCTTGGTCAACCGTGGGCTGTCGTTCACTCCCGACACGATCCTCTCTGCCAACGAGATGAATGCCGCTCCATTCCTTGACAAGCGAATGCAGTATGACTATCTGTATTCAACGGTTCGCAAGAAGAAGCGGTATGCCAAGTGGATCAAGGCAGAGCAGGACGATCTTGAGGATTTGGTGGTCGAACACTTTCAGGTCAGTCGCCGTAGGGCAGCAGAATATCTTGCCTTGCTGACCGATAGGGACTTGCAGGAAATCAAGGAAAGAAACAACAAGGGCGGAATTCGCAAATCCTGAAACACGGATTGACTAAATATCTCCTGTATGCCCAACTAGGAGATCGTCATGGATTTGTCAACATTCATTGAGGTGACCCTGCCACAGCAGGAGAACTTCCTAAAGGTCAAGGAAACGCTTACCCGAATCGGGATTTCGTCCAAGACCGAAAATAAACTCTACCAGTCCTGCCACATTCTCCACAAGAAGGGCAAGTACTACATCGTCCATTTCAAGGAATTGTTCATGCTTGACGGAATGCCAACGACATTCCCCGAGAGCGACATTGCCCGACGAAATACCATCGCAAACCTATTGGCCGAGTGGGGCTTGGTCAAACTTGTCGAAACTGCCAAGAGCAAGGAACCTGTAGTGCCCGTGTCGTATTTGAAAATTCTGCCTTACGGGGAAAAGAAGGATTGGGAATTGGTTCCCAAGTACAACATCGGCAGAAAAAAGTCACCTGACAGCGAGTGATTGCTTGACGGGGGTTGATTGCTGCGATACAATGTCTGAACTATGAACAACGATGAACCAAGGACGCTTCGTTACCTGAAGTTGCATCCGAAGGTGGCCGATCTCGCTTTGGCCACGCAGGAATCCGCCTGCTTTGACCTTCGGGCATTCTTTCATCCCAACCTCAAGAAGATCGATGGCTTTAATGCTGATTCGACTTCCATCTCCTCCCCAATTTCAACGATTGAATGGAAAAAGGCAGACAGTCCAAGAGCGGTAGTCATCAATCCCGGCGAGAGAATGATGGTTCCCACGGGGATCATCTTTGACATTCCCAAGGGTTACTCTGTTCGCATCCATGCCCGCTCTGGTCTTGCCCTGAAGGCGGGTCTTGTGATGGGCAATGCCGAAGGCATCATTGATTCGGACTATACCGATGAGACTAAGATCATCGTGCTGAACATCAGCAACATTCCGATTCGAATCAACCACGGTGACCGCATCGCACAGGCCGAGATGGTTCCTGTACTGAACTACAACCTCGTACCCACCACCGAGGACATTGCCCAAAAGACCAACAGAGCGGGTGGCTTTGGCTCTACCGGAGTTTCATAATGAACCGAGAAGAACTTCTGAATATGCACTCGACCCTCTGCGATAAGTCACGCAACCTGATGAGAAAGAAGAATGCTGACTACGCAGGAAAGCATGGTGTGGAGCCGTTTGCCAACTTCACCCGTGTGGAGTCGATGGGCATCTGCAAGACTGAGGCAGGAATGCTCGTTCGAATGACCGATAAGATGAGCAGACTGTCATCTTTTCTTGAGGCCGGTAAGTTTGAGGTCAAGGATGAGTCCCTTGAGGACACCATTCTTGACATGATTAATTATTCGGTACTTCTGTACTCCTACATTTCCGATAAGAAAAAGAGTCAGGAAAATTTCATCTCTGTGGGCGGGAATGCCGATACCAGTAATAGGGAACCCCCTGTTTACCTAACGGAGAACCATGAAAATGAAAAGTGCGAGATTGATCCTGTCGGCCCTCCTCATTTACGCAACGGTTGCTGTGGCGGCGGTGCCAACCTTTTCACGACACGAACGCCTCTTGCAGGCGATTGAGCAAGTTGAGTCGCGAGGAAACGCAAAGGCTGTGGGCGACAATGGACGAGCAATCGGTCCATTTCAGATTTGGCGTTCTTACTGGCAGGATGCCGTTGAGCATGACAAGAACATCGGAGGTCGTTACGAGGATTGCTTCGACAAGGAGTATGCCAAGCGAATCGTCCTTGCCTATTGGGATCGTTATGCTCCTAAGAATGCAACAGATGAGCAATTGGCTAGGATCCACAACGGTGGCCCGAAAGGCCACCGAAACCCGAAGACTCTAGAGTATTGGACAAAGGTAAAGAGAGAACTACTGAAATGACAAACAACCCATTCGGATACTCATACTACTTGGATATGTACAACTGCCGTGCAGGAGCAGCCGATGACTTGGAACTCACCTACCGATTCCTTGAGCGGGTGGTTGACCGCATCGGCATGACTCGCATGAGTCAGCCCATTGTCATTCATGGGCCTACTCATTACGGCAAGGAACTGTATCCACAGAAGGCCGGTGTGAGCGGTTGGGTTCCGCTGATTGAAAGTGGAATTCAGATTCATTCCATGGAACCAACTCACTTCATCACTCTTGATGTTTATTCTTGCAACAAGTTCGACAAGAACATCATTCTTGAGTATGCCAAGGAGTGCTTCGATTTCACCGACTTCGAAGAAAACTTCTTTGTTCGTGGCAGGGGATACGGCAATATCGTCTGATGCGGGGTGAGGTATGCCGTATAAAGACAAAGAAAAGGCGAAGGCTGCTGCAAAGGCAAGATACCTTGCAAACAGAGATAAGAAAATTGCACAAGCAAAAGCATGGGCAGAAGCCCATCGTGAACAGGTAAGAGAAAATCATAGAAGATGGCAGAAAGAAAACAGGAATCGGGTTAACAGATCAAAGAGGAAATACGAATCAAAAGATCCCCAAAAATGGAAGAAGTGGAGAAATAAATGGAGAAAAGATTGGTGGAGAAACAATCCCGAACAAGCAGCGGAGTTGTGTAGAAGAAAGAAATATCGGAAAACCCAAAGTTTAGTGCCACTTACAGTTAAAGAAATACAAGCAGTTCTTTTACTAGAGCGAACACGAAAGCAACTTCAAAAAAAGACAGGGCAAACCTACCACATAGATCACATTCTGCCGATTATTCACGGCGGCATTCATCACCCCGTCAATTTGAGAATACTTCATGCGAGTTACAATTGTTCAAAACGACATAAACTTCTTCCCGAAGCGATTGATCTTGCACATGAACACTATAAGTTGTACTATGAGCGGATCGGTACTGAAAGAGCAGAGGAGTTCGTGAAGCAACTCGCAAAAGCCATTGGGCTGAACGAGATAGACCCGAAGAGAGGCGTTTTGTCTTCCCTTCCAAAAAGAGTAACACTAGAGGATTTAATGGAATGAACACGCATCGGATCATCCAAGGTGACTGCATCAAGGGCATGGCAACATTGCCCGAAGGATGCATTAATACTTGCATCACATCTCCTCCCTATTTTGGCCTGCGTTCATATTTGCCCGATGGTGTAAAACTCCGAGAGGATTTGACACCCGAACAGGTGGAGTATGTGTTAACTGAATTAAAAAATAGAGGTATTGACCATATTTCGGAGTGATCTTCCATATATAGTATGGAGAAACTATATGGGTCAAAAAAGAAAACCTGATGGAACATTTGAGAAAAACAGCCATTGGAGAACCCCCAATAAACTGTGGGACAAACAATGGCTTGAAGAACAATATTTGTCAAAGCAGCGATCCATGCAAGACATAGCATCCGAAATGGGTGTATCAGAACCTGCTGTTCGTCATTGGATCAAAAAGCATCAAATACCATCACGAAAAATATCCGAAGCAAGAGCAATCAAATATTGGGGTTCGTTTGGAGCGGACAATCCAATGTGGAACCGTAAAGGTGAACTAAATCCGAACTGGAAAGGTGGGGTAACACCAGAAAGACAGGCATTCTATACGAGCAAGGAATGGAAGACTGCCTGTAGAACTGTTTGGAATCGTGATGGTGCGTGTTGTAGAAGATGTGGATTGCATAAATGCGAAGCAGAAGATGTTCCTTTTCACATCCACCACATAAGACCATTTAGTGAATCGATTGAGTTAAGAACAGATGTCAACAATCTTGCTTTGGTTTGTGAAATATGTCACCATTGGATACACTCAAAACAAAACACACAGAAAGAGTTTTTGGTATGATCTATAAGAAGTCTGACATCCCCGATGATCTCATGAAGTTTTTTGAACCCGCCGAGATAGGGCAGGAGGACACCGTTGAGGGATATGTAAAGAAAATGGTTGAAGTCTTCCGTGGGGTTCGTCGCATTCTTCGTGATGATGGAACTTTGTGGCTCAATTTGGGGGACTCTTACATGTCGGCTACTTGCGTTCCTCCTCCACAGACGGTGGCAAATGGCAACAATCGTGGGATGCCAACCGACTCCATCCCTGCCAATCGACAGAAGCAGAACGGTCTGAAGCAGAAGGACTTGATCGGCATTCCTTGGCGGGTGGCACTTGCTCTTCAGGCGGATGGTTGGTATCTCCGTCAGGACATTATCTGGCACAAGCCAAACCCGATGCCCGAAAGCGTGGAAGACCGTTGCACCAAGGCACACGAATATATCTTCTTGCTGTCCAAGAAGCCAAAGTATTATTATGACCACAATGCAATCAAGGAACCACACAAGTGGAGTCATGTTGGGGAAATGCGTAAAGGCAAGGAAAGTAAAAATGGAGGAAGCATCGAAGAACCCATAAAGGGCAGAGGAAACACCACCGGCAGTTTCAGAGCCTTTGGGGAAGGCGGCAAGAACAAGCGTTCTGTTTGGACTGTCACCACCAAGCCTTTCCGTGGGGCACATTTTGCAACTTTCCCAAAAGAACTTATCGAACCTTGTGTCTTGGCAGGATGCCCCAAGGGAGGAACGGTATTCGATCCCTTCACGGGCAGCGGCACAACGGCGGTAGTTGCATTGAACAACGAAAGGAACTATATTGGTACGGAACTGAATCCCGACTACATCGCCCTTGCAGAGGGCCGCATTCGGGATGAGGTGACTGCCAGCCTTTCGGAGTTCCTTGCTTGAAGCCCTTCTATACGAACATCTCTATTCGTGGCAACAGCATCCTTCACCGTGGCTATGATGCCAACGGCAAGCGGGTGCATGAGAAGGTTTCCTACAGCCCGACCCTATTCGTCCCGAGCAAGGGAGGAAATCCCGAGTGGCATACTCTTGATGGCCGTGGGGTGGAGCCGTTCAAGCCGGGAGACATCAAGGATTGCCGCGAGTTCGTGGAAGAATACCGAGATGTCGGTGGGTTCGAAATCTTCGGCAACACCGAGTACATCTACCAATACATCGGTGACACCTTTGAGGGCGAGGTTGAGTATGATCCTTCTCTCCTACGCATTGGATTCATCGACATCGAAACGGAGTCCGAGGAAGGATTTCCGCAGATCAATACCGCCAACGAGCGGGTGAATGCAATCACCCTGAAGTTCAGGGACAAGACATTCGTGTTTGGTCTTGGACAGTTCTCTATCCCTGACGAGAATGTCAAGTGCTTTCAGTACGACGATGAGGGACGGATGCTGCGGGAGTTTCTTGCGGCATGGGAGTCCCTTGATCTTGACATCATCACGGGGTGGAATGTCAACTTCTTCGACATTCCTTATCTTGTCAATCGCATCACTCGCCTGTTTGGCGAGAAGGAAGCCATGCGGCTGTCGCCGTGGCGGGTCATCAAGAGCCGAATCGTTGAGGTCATGGAGCGAGAGAACGAGGTGTATGATCTGATCGGCATGTCGATCCTTGACTACTTCGACCTGTATCGCAAGTTCACCTATGTCACACGGGAGTCCTACAAACTAGACCACATCGCATGGGTTGAATTGTCCGACCGAAAGATCGCCTACGATGGATCGTTGGCAGACTTCTACCGCAATGACTTTCAGCGGTTCATTGAGTACAACATCCACGACACCAATCTCGTTGACCGTCTTGAGCAGAAGTTGAAGTTGATGGAACTTGCCCTTGCGCTTGCTTACAGCGCAAAGGTGAACCTGAACGATGTCTTCTCCCAAGTCCGCACATGGGACGCAATCATCTACCACGAACTCTGCAAGCGAAAGATCGCCATCCCCATGAAGCGGGGAGGGATCGAAAAGGAGGACAAGTTCGAAGGTGCATATGTCAAGGAGCCCATCGTCGGGGAGCATCAATGGGTGGCATCCTTCGACTTGGATTCCCTGTACCCACACCTGATGATGCAGTACAACCTCAGCCCCGAGACAAAGACCAATCATGGCAAGCGTAATGCTTTTCCCGTGGATCAGTTCCTGTCTGGCCCGTGGCAGGAGGATTCGGACATAGCCAAGCAGATGGCCAAGTGGCAGGACAATGACTTGTCGGTTGCCGCCAATTGCATCACCTTCCGCCGCGATGTGCAGGGCATGTTGCCTTACCTCATGGAAGTGATGTATGAGGAACGCAAGATGTACAAGGGCAAGTTGCTTGATGCCAAGCGCAGGCTCAAGACCTTGGGCGATGATGCGGATCCAGAGGAAGTCAAGAAAGTCAAGAACGACATCTCCAAGTTTCACAACTTCCAACTTGTGCGTAAGATTCAGTTGAACTCGGCATTCGGTGCCTGCGGTAACGAGTACTTCCGCTATTACGATCAGGACATTGCGGAAGCCATCACGCTGTCGGGTCAGTTGTCCATCCGTTGGATCGAACGCCATCTCAATGACTTCCTGAACAAGAGCCTGAAGACCAAGAAGACCGAAGACTTCATCATTGCCGCAGACACGGACTCCGTTTATCTGCGGTTGGGAAAGTTGGTCGAACAGGTAATGCCGCAGGAAACAGACAAGCAGAAGATCACCAAGTTCCTTGACAAGTTCTGCAACGATGTATTGCAGCCCTTCATCAACAAGAAGTATGAAGACCTCGCCAAGCAGCAGAATGCCTACGGTCAGAAGATGCACATGAAGCGGGAGGCGATTGCATCCAAGGGCATATGGACGGCAAAGAAGCGGTACATGCTCAATGTCTTCATGGGAGAGGAGAATGTTCTGCTTGGCACTCCCGACCTGAAGATCATGGGTATCGAAACTTCGCGGTCATCGACCCCACAGATTGTTCGTGATGCCTTGAAGGAATCGATTCGGATCATCATGAACGGCACCGAGGAGCAGTTGATAGCCTTCGTCGCGGACTTCCATGATCGCTTCCGCAAGTCCCCGATCCACGAAATTGCCTTCCCCCGTTCCTGCAAGAAGATGTCCGAATACAGAGACTCTTCCTCCATCTACCGCAAGTCAACTCCCATCGCGGTCAAGGGCTCGCTCGTATACAATCATTGGTTGAAGGAGAAGGGATTGTCGAAGAAGTATCCTCTCATCAGCGAGGGCGAGAAGATCAAGTTCGTGTACCTGAAGATTCCCAATACGATTCGTGAACATGTGATCTCGTTTTCTTCGGCGTTTCCAAGCGAGTTGGGCTTGGATAAATACATTGACTATGATACGCAGTTCGAAAAGTCCTTTCAGGAACCCCTGCGGACAATCATCAACTGCATCGGATGGAAGATGGAGAAGACAAGTTCATTGGAAGACCTGTTCGCATGATCGACTCATTTCTGCGCCATAATGCCAAGGCTTATCTGTCGGAGTTCGCAAAGCGACTCCCAAGCGGCTATGCACACACATACGCAGGATCGGTCAGCATCTTCCACCCCGAGAATCCGAATCCCAATCTTCCATCCATGCTTGTGGCAACCGGTTGGCACGGTGATGAGGAAGCGGCTACCCTAGGTTTGATGGATTTTGTTGGTTACGATGATTCCAAGTTCTTCGCTAAGAACATCAACATTTCCTACATGCCTTTGGTTTCCGTGGAGGGAAACATGATGGGAATGCGGAACAACATCCGTAGCCAAGACCCCAACTATGCCGAACCCGAGAACCGCAAGTTGATACAGAGCGTAATTGAGCCATCCTCCGAGGCCCAAGGTCTATTTGATAATTTGGATCTTGTCCTGCGTCTTGCTAGGAATGGCTATTACACTATGCACGAAGACATGAGGAATCGCTATGGTGGTGCATACATCTACTATGCCGGGGATGATGATGCCCTGCCTTTCACGCTTGTGAACGAATTGGAGCAATGGATGGAGGTCAGCGACAGCAACACGATCATCGAAACCCACAAGAAGGGGTCTTTTGAAAGTTTCATGCACGATCAGGGGGTTCCTGAAGTGGTCTGCACGGAAACAATTGCCTGTCAGCAATGCAATGTTCCCGAACGAGTCCGTCGAATTGCCCATGTCAACTGTCTGCGAATTTACTGCGAACACATCGTTGCACTTGGCACATGATGTGATATAATCACTCAACAATGAGGTCTACACTATGAGCAACTTTCTGAAGAGCATTCTCAAGGATTCTGGCAACGAACACGCATCTCTGGCAGTCGATGGATTGGAGTCCGATGTATCGGGCTTCGTTGATACCGGCTCCTATTCATTCAATGCCCTGCTGTCAGGGACGATCTACGGCGGTATGCCCGACAACAAGATCCTCGGCATCGCTGGCGAGTCGGCAACGGGTAAGACATACTTTGCCTTGGGCATTGCCCGCAAGTTCCTAGAGGAAAAGAAGGACGGGGCAATCCTGTACTTTGACACGGAGCAGGCCGTGACAAGCGACATGATCAACGACCGTGGGCTTGATCCCAAGCGGGTTGCCGTTTTCCCTGTTGCAACGGTTGAGCAGTTCCGCCACCAGATGTTGCAGATTCTTGACAGTTACGGCAAGATGAAGGAAGAGGATCGCAAGCCGATCCTGGTTGTACTTGACTCTCTCGGGATGCTTTCCACCAGCAAGGAAATGAACGACGGTCTTGAAGGCAAGGAAGTCCGCGACATGACCCGTTCGCAGATTATCAAGTCGGTCTTCCGTACCGTGACCCTGAAGTTGGGCAAGTACAACATTCCCCTGATCGTCACCAACCACACCTACGATGTGATTGGTGCCTATGTCCCAACCAAGGAGATGGGCGGCGGCACGGGACTCAAGTACGCAGCCTCCACCATCGTGTACCTTTCCAAGAAGAAGGAGAAGGTGGACAACGAGGTGATCGGCAACATCATCCATTGCAAGTTGTACAAGGGTCGCCTTACCCGCGAGAACAAGATGATCGATACCCTGTTGACCTTCGACAAGGGCTTGGACAAGTACTATGGACTCGTCCCGCTTGCCATCAAGCACGGGGTCTTCAAGAAGAGTTCGACCAAGATCGAACTGCCCGATGGCAAGTCCGTCTTTGAGTCACAGATCAACAAGAACCCGGAAAAGTATTACACCGAGGAAATCCTAAAGGCCATCGATGCCGCAGCCTCCAAGGAATTCAAGTATGGCATGGAAGAGGTGGAAGCCGATGGAGCGGAAAAGACTGCTGATTAAGTTCCCTTCCCGGTCAAGGCCGGGTCGGTTCATGGAGACATTCGGGCTGTACAAGAACATGCTTTCGGGTATGCACGATGTCACATTCGTCTTGTCATTTGACAAGGATGACATCACCATGAACAACAAGGGGATGCACAGTTGGCTTGAGAGGCAAGGAGAGAATGTCAAGTGGTTCTATGGGGAATCCAATTCCAAGATTTCCGCAGTCAATGCTGATCTTGATCGTGGATGGGATTACGATGTTCTTCTCCTTGCCTCTGATGACATGATTCCCGTCAAGGCAGGATACGATGACATCATCATGAAGGACATGGTTCTATGTTATCCTGACTTTGATGGAGTGCTGCACTACAACGATGGGCGGCGAGGAGAAAGCCTCAACACCCTGTGCATCCTCGGCAAGAAGTACTATGATCGCTTCGGGTACATTTACCATCCTTCCTACAAGAGTGTCTACTGCGACAACGAATTCACGGATGTCAGCAGAATCCTCCACAAGGTGACCTATATCGACAACACTATCATCAAGCACTATTGGATTGACATTGGTGTCGATGCCTTGTACATGAGGAACGAGAATCCTGCGTTCTATTCCGTCGATGGGGAGAACTACAAGAACCGAAGAGACAAGAACTTCGGGCTTTGAGTGGATAAGGTAGCAGTCATCACCGGAGTGAATGGGCAGGATGGTTCCTATCTTGCCGAATTCTTGCTTGGCAAGGGCTATCGTGTGGTCGGACTGCGCCGTTCTCCGTCCTCAAGCACCCACAGGATCGAATCCATCCTGAGCAATCCGAACTTTGAGTTGGAGATATGCGATGTCAGCGATGTGTCTCGTACCAACCACATAGTGAAGACATATCTGCCCGATGAGATATACAACCTTGCAGCGCAGTCCCATGTGGGGATTTCCTTCCAGATGCCCGAACATACGGCGGAAACGATATGCCAAGGCACGATGAACTTGCTCAATGTCATCAAGTCGGTGTCGCCCAAGACAAAGTTTTACCAAGCATCCTCCTCTGAGATGTTCGGCATCAGCAAGGGATCGGGACCGAATGGATTCAACGAGAACAGCCCATTCAAGCCCGTTTCCCCGTATGCATTGTCCAAGGTCTACGCACACTATTGCGCTCAGATGTATCGATCTGCCTACGGACTCTATGCCTCAAGCGGCATCCTGTTCAACCATGAGAGCCCACGCCGTGGAGAGACATTCGTGACTCGCAAGATCACGATTGGAGCAGCAAGGATACGGGAGGGATTGCAGGACAACCTTGTGTTGGGAAACATCGATGTCAAGCGTGATTGGGGCTTTGCGGGGGATTATGTCGAAGCCATGTGGCTGATGATGCAGCAGACGGAAGCGGATGATTTCGTGATATCCACGGGGAAGGAACACACAGTCAGAGAATTCCTTCAAGTGGTATTCGATCATGCGGGACTTGGTTCGTATGAGGATTATGTGGTGGTCGATCCGAAGTTGTTTCGACCAAACGAGATACCATCCCTTGTTGGGGATTCGTCAAAGGCACATTCCATCCTTGGGTGGAAACCAGAGGTTGACTTTGCAACCTTGGCGAAAATGATGTATGATTACGACCTTTCAAAGGTGAGGAAAGACCATGCCAACAGATAGAAACAATGTCCTGTTCACCGTGATGATCCTGTCGATTCCGAGCAGGATCGAAAAGTACTATCTTCCATTGCAGGAAAAGTTGGAGAAGCAAATCACGGATGGCAGCGTGGAGGTTCTTACGCTCATCGATAATAAGTGCATGACCATCGGAGAGAAGCGGCAGGCTCTTCTTGGGGCTGCACGGGGCAAGTGGATGGGGTTTCTTGACGATGATGACATGGTTTCCAATGATTATGTCTCGTCCCTCACCGAGGCGATGCAAAAAACGCCTGCGGATGTGATCACCTTTGACCAACATTGCTCCGTGAATGGCGAGGAATTCATGGTGAACTTCAAAGTTGGCAACCCGCATGAGCCGTGGGTGCCGGGATCGGGCATGAGGACGATTCGTCGGCCTCCATACCACATGTGCTTCTGGCGCTCCAAAATCACAAAGAACATTCCGTTTCGCCCATCGTCATATGGCGAGGACTTGGATTGGGTCATGCGGATGCTTCCGTATGTGACTTCCGAAACCCACATAGATAAAGTGCTGCATCACTACCGATACAGCGACAGTACATCTGAATCCATACAGTATGCAGGAAGGTGAAATCTAGATCATGGCTCAAAATGCGGTAGTTACATACATGTCTTGCATGAGGGACTTGCCGATTCTTCATCGGAGTCTCGTCATGCTGTTCAAGAACTGGAAGTACGCACAGCAGTATCCTGTCCTTGTCTTTCATGATGACTTGAATCGTGTGGCAATGTCAAGTCTCATGGTTGCCCTGCACCGTGAACTTGGATTCATGCCAAAGATAAACTTCGAAGAGTTGAAGTGGGAGATGCCTTCGTGGGTTTCTCCTGATCCATCGAAGTACACCACATCCCTCAACGAGTTCTGGATGGGGTATCGTCATATGTGTCGGTTCTATTCGGGTGGGATCTATCGCCATCCAAGCATGGCTCAGTATGATTGGTACTGGCGATTGGATTCAGACTCATACATTCTCTCTCCCGTGGATTACGATCCATTCCAAAGAATGGCAGACAACGGATACGAGTATGCCTACATGGGAGATACTGATGAGAAGGATTTGCCCCGTGTCTGTATGGGGCTGTGGGATACAACCATGGACTTCATGAAGAAGAATGGCATATCCATGAGCAAGCAGTTGAAGGAACATTCCTTGGAAGATGGCAAGACATGGGATCACACCATGTATTACACCAACTTTGAAATTGGAAAGTTGTCATTCTTCCGAGGCAACGATTACATGGCATACTTTGACCATCTTGATCAGACGGGACAGATTTACTACAACCGATGGGGCGACAATGTGATCCATTGGCTAGGAGTCAACATGCTCATGGACGAAAGCAAGACATGGGCAGTCAAGGACATGACCTATCAGCACAACAATTGGCTGAGAAATCTGAGTTCCCTGAAGGATGGAAAGGTTTCGGATGACATTCTCCGCTATGTTGATGGGGACAGCAATCCCAAGGGAAGAAGAGCGAGGCTTCTATATGCCTTGGATCGATACGCAAAGACTGGAATTGACGGCTGCAATTGGAGCGATTAAATGCACATACTATTGAAATACCCGACTCGTCAGCGACCACAAAAGTTTGTCACCAACTTCTTGGGATACATGGATCGCATCTCCGAGAAGCATGAGATCACCGTTGTAATCAGCATGGACAGCGATGATCCCCTCATGAACAACGACAGGATTCGTGGGTTCCTTGCCAAGCAGAACCAAAGGGGTACTGCCAAGATCATGTACCATTACGGCGAAAGCAAAGGCAAGATCAACGCAATCAATCGTGACATTCCCTTGGATGTTCCTTGGGATGTTGTGGTGGCAACAGCCGATGACATGGAGCCGCAGGAAAATGGTTGGGATGACATCATCGCCAATGACATGCTCACCGAATTCCCTGATACCAACGGTGCCATCAACTACAATACCGATCCTAGGCTTGAAACCAAGATTGATGGGCGACCTGAAGGATGGAAGGGACTCATCACCCTGCCTGTGATTGGCCGCAAACTGTATGATCGCTTCGGATACATCTATCATCCCGACTATGTTTCGGAGTCCTGTGATGACGAACAGACTCTGGTATTCACGAAGTTGGGAGTGTTGCGTCATATCGACCGAAGACCCATCTTCCACAATTTCGTCCCATGGCATGATGAGTTGATGGTTCGGAACATGAGAATCGGGCAGACCGTTGATCGTCAGAAGTTCTTGGAGAGAAAGGCAATCAACTTTGGGTTGCCTGTGGAGATTTCGTGATGTTCTACTCGCAACAGTCAGAGGATGTCATTCTGTGGAAGAAGTACCTGAACTACCGCAACGGATTCTTCGTTGAACTTGGTGCGATGGATGGGGTGACCTATTCGAACACGAAGTTCTTTGAAGATGAACTTGGTTGGACCGGCATTCTCATTGAACCCGAACCCAACCAGTACAAGCGTCTGTGGGCAAACAGGCCGAATTGCAAGAACTTCAACTACGCAGTATCTGAGGTTGATGGAACGGTACTGTTCTACTCAAGAAACGGTGGTGATTCCGGTGGCGGGATCAAGGACACCCACATAGAAACGAATCTGTATGGAAAGGAACACGAAATACCCGTACAGAGCAAGCCATTCCATGCCATCCTTGCCGAGGCAGGAAAGCCCAACAGAATCGACCTCTTGGTGGTTGATGTTGAGGGTGGCGAGTATGGTGTTCTCAAGACATTTGATTGGTCGATACCGACTTATGTTGTTCTGGTAGAGTTTCATCAGAATAATCATGCCACAGAAGAATGTAAGCGAATGCTTTCTGAAAATGGCTTCGAATACGGCATGACGATTGGCTGCAACGAAGCATGGATAAATCACAAGGTGGGAAACGCATGACTGACATCAAACTTTCAATATGCATTCCGAGCATCCCCAATCGCCTGAGAATGTACTTGCATCCTCTGTATTCTCGCCTGCTCACACAGATTGGCGACAGCAAGGACATAGAGGTTCTGTCTTTGGTTGACAACAAGATGATGAGCATAGGAAGAAAGAAGTCCCTGTTGCTCTCCATGGCAACCGGAAAGTATTCATGCATCATTGATGATGACGATGATGTGGTTGGTGACTACATCGCAACCATGCGTGGACTCATCACGGAAGAAATGGATATGGATGTGATTTGCTACAATCAAGAAGCCACCATCAACGGCAAGACATGGTTGGTGAAGACGAGCCTTGACCATAACAGAGTTCATCCTTTCGACCAACTTGAAGTTGATTCCAAGGGCAACACTATTCCTTGCAAGCGTCCTCCTTGGCAATGGTGTGCATGGAAGACTTCCATGATAAAGACGGTTCCGTTTGGTGACAGCAATTGGGCCGAGGATGCCGCATTCACTCTCGGTGCATTGGAGAAGGCCAAGACGCAATATGTCTTGGATAAGGTGATGTGCGTATACAGATGGTCACCCCAAGTCACGGAAACACAACGGCCAACAGAACAGACAAACATTCAGGAAATGCGGAAAGTGAATTTGACAAATGGCTGAGAATGCCGCGATCATCTATATGTCACGAAAGCGTGACTTGCCCCTGCTTTACCGCAGTCTCAGTTTGCTTTGCTACAACTTCAAGCAAGCACGGGAATATCCGATCATCGTGTTCCATGATGACATAACCAAGACTGATGTTGCCAACCTGACGGTTCAGTTGCATCGTCAACTTGGCTACATTCCGAGCATTCGCTTTGAACTTCTTTCTTTCGAAATGCCTTCTTGGGTATCTGCCGATGAAAGCAAGTACATCGTGCCATTGAGCGAGGCTTGGATGGGTTACCGACACATGTGTCGCTTCCATTCGGGAGGAATCTATCGGGATGAGAGATTGCTCAAGTATGATTGGTATTGGAGGCTTGATTCCGATTCCTACATCTACTCCCCCATTTCTTACGATCCATTTGAGCGAATGAAGAATGAAGGCTATGAATATGCCTACATGAGTGAGGAAGATGGAGAGGTTCCTAGCGTTGCACAGGGTCTATGGGAAGAAACCGAGAACTTCCTGAAGACAAACAACATCGAAATGAGCGAGTATTTCAAGAGTTGCTTGGTGGATGGAAAGTGGAACTATCGGCTCTTCTACACGAACTTTGAGATTGCAAAGTTCTCTTTCTTCCGAGGCAAGGAGTACATGGATTACTTCGATCATCTTGACCGGACAGGAAACATTTATTATCGACGGTGGGGGGATGCACCCATCCATTGGTTGGGTGTAAAGATGTTCCTTGATCCCAAGAAGACATGGGCGGTCAAGGACATAGCATATCACCACAACGCATGGGTAAGGAATTTGAGTGCCATACCCAACAAGCAAGTCCCTGAAAAAATCTGGCAAATCTTGCAGGGAGATGACTACAGGATGAACCGTTTGTCGCAAGGGATGGCTAAATACATTTCGGGCGGCAATGATGGCCTGAATTGGGGTGAATGATGTATTCGCAAGCATTTCAAGATGAATTCGTAGACATTCTTCTGTCTCGTCCCACCAAGGGGTTCTTTGTGGATGTCGGTGCTGGATATGACCAAGCCATCGACATAAACAGCAATTCTTTGATGTTTGAGGAAAGAGGGTGGGAAGGTATAGCCATAGATGGAAGCATGGAGCGAATGTTGGGTAGAAAGTGCAAATGTGTTTCTTGCTTCATCGGGGATGGGTCAGAAGGAACAGTCCTTCTTTCCGATGTTCTCTCTGCAAATGGATGCCCAACTGTGGTTGACTATCTGTCCGTGGATATAGAAGGAAATGACTACAAGGCCATTGAGTCTTTTGTTGGTGGTGGTTATGAATTCAAGATCGCAACCATAGAACACAATTTATATTCTCGTAATGCTGGAGTGGATGAACTCAAGAGAGATGTGTTTGACCTCTTGACTCGCAACGGTTACATAAGAATCGTTGACAATGTGGGTCACATGGCGATTTCCTCGGATCTACACAGAGGATGGCCGTTCGAAGACTGGTACATCAATCCGAAATATGTGAAGTATAAAGAGACAATGAACACAATAAAGACCATGAAGGAAAATGGAGAAGCAAGATGAAACTCGACAAAGTGGTGTTTGGATGCTCCGAGACATTTAGCCCGTGGTGGAACATTCAGTCCCGTGTATGGAAGACCAAGTTCAATGTTGAACCGGTATGCCTGTTGTTTGGTGACAAGAACAAGTGTGGCATGTCTGAGAAATATGGGCAAGTAGTGGAGATGCAGTTTGACAAAGACTTGCCGGACATCATTCAGATACAGTTCTGCAAATTTTACTATCCAAAGACCGAGCCAGACAAGACATGGATCATTGGTGACATTGATCAGATACCTTTGCAGACCGAGTACTTCTTGGAAGACCTTCCTAGCATTCCCGACGATGCCTATGCTCACCTGAACTATACTCTTACTGCACAGATGCGTCCCGATGCTCGAACGGATGGATTCCCCGGAATCCCCGCCGATACCTTTATGAAGTTGGGATCGTATGCAAATGGTGGCTTTGATCTTCCCGGACATTACCATGTTGCAAAGGGTCATCTTTATGAAAAGTTGTTCTTCAACGGTCGTTCCTTCAAGGAAGTTGTTCAATATGTGATTGAAGCACAGAGGCATGGGATGATAAAGGAGGATGCCAGAAAGACCCTCAATCAGAACATTCATGGTATGTACTGGATTGCTGAGGAAGGCTATACCTCCGAACAGATATGGTATGGATTGAAGTCCAAGAAGATCAGCGGCTTCTACGGCAAGGAATACCACATTTGGAATCAGAAGATCGACAGAGTAGGAAGACTGTTTGATGCTCAGGGAAGATTTACACCTCAATGGACAGGTAGCAACTATCTGTATGATGAGAACAAATTGAGGAACAAGGGATACATGGATTTGCATTGCCATCGGCCTTATCACGAACAGGAAAGGCCCATGATGCGTATTCTTGAAATCGCTGAGATGATCTGATGGCATTCATCTGCATATCCGGCAGTTCGGGTGTGGGAAAGACCACGATATCGACTTTGATGCAGTCGGTATTGGGTGCGGAGAATTGCACCACTCTGAGCGGAGATGATCTACACAGATGGGAAAGAACAAGTCCCGTGTGGAAGATCAAAACTCACTTGGATCCAGAAGAGAACGACTTGGAGCGAGGCTATGCTGACATACGGGCTCTCATGGACGGCAAAACCATCGAACGGAGAAAGTACAACCACGACACGGGAATATGGGATTCTCCAATTTTGGTTCAACCAAGGGAACATGTTCTGTACGAAGGGCTTCATGCCCTGTACCACATTCCGACCTATAGCCTTGCTGACCTGACGATCTTTGTTGATACGGATGATACGCTGAAGACCGAGTGGAAGGTGAAGCGAGATACGAAGAAGAGGGGCTACACGGAAAGCCAAGTTCTTGAAACGATGAAGAGGCGAAAGAAGGACGAGGAATTGTACATCACGCCGCAGAAAGAGAGAGCGGATGTGGTGGTGAAGTTCACGAAGGGAAGGGACGGATCGATATCGCTAGAGTACATCTCTGTGAACGGCAAGGGAATTGCATTGATGGACAGGATGAAGGAATTCTACGATTCTCTTCGGGATTACATGAATCTCTGCAAGTGGATATCGCTTGATCCTTCCTTAGTACAGGGACCGGGAGGAAATGTTTCCGTGAAGTCAAAGAGCGGAATCATTATCAAGTCATCAGGTGCGAGAATGTCCGATGTAAATCTACATCACGGATTCAGTCTTTGTGACATAGATGGGGACTTTCCTGAATTTCAGTCGGAGGAGGAATACACGGAGTTCGTTCATCGTTCACGGAAAATGGGCAGCAGGCCATCTATGGAAACAGGATTCCATGTAGTGTTGCCCGAGCGAGTGGTAGTACATACGCATCCTATCCATCTCAATGCCATCCTTTGCAGCAAGGAGGCTAGGGGAACCATCAGGGACATCTTCCACGATCTTTCATACGATTTCATTGAATACACAAGACCCGGCATGATGCTCACCAACAGGTTGATAGAAGACATGCCAGCGAACATCATATTTCTAGAGAACCACGGACTGATCGTGTGTTCCGAAAGCCCGCAGGAGGCATTGGAGACAACCGAAAGAATAAACAACCGATGCAAGAGATGGCTTGCTAATCATGTTGAGTCTTTCGTTGATCTTGAAGATTGCAAGCAAGAATCTCTGCCACTTTTCCCCGATGCTGCCGTCTTGCCTGATGAAATGCGCTCAACCAACAACTACATACTTGGTCTGCTGAATGCAGCCTGTCTATCTCCGAATTACCTTTCGGAGGAAGAGGCAACGGCACTCAACTCAATGATTTCAGAAAAGTATAGGAAGGCTATAGCATGAAGATTGTGATTCCGATGGCAGGGACGGGGAATCGGTTCGTGGAAAAGGGTTATGCCGATCCCAAGCCGCTCATTCGTGTGAACGGCAAGCGCATTATCGATTACATTCTTGATATGTTCGACACGGAAAACGATGAGTTCGTCTTCATCTGTAATGATGTTCACTTGGCAACGACCAACATGGAGAAAATCCTTCGGGCAATCGTCAAGAATGCAACCATCATTTCGATGCCGCAGCACAAGTTGGGCCCGGTCTACACGGTTCAGGCTGCTTACGATCACATCAAGGATGACGAGGAAGTCATCATCTCGTACTGCGATAACCCACATCTGTGGGATCGCAAGGACTTCGAAACCAAGATGCATGAGGGAGGATATGCCGGTTGCGTACTCACGCACACGGGATTCCATCCACACACCCTTGCTCACACGAAGATGGCTTTCGTCAAGGGAAGCAACAATATCCTTGAGGAGATCAAGGAGAAGGCTTGCTACACGGACAATCCGATGGATGAACATGCATCCACGGGAGTCTATTACTTCAGCAAGGGTGCCTATATCAAGAAGTATTTTGACCAAGCAGTAGCCGAGAAGATACAGTACAACGGCGAGTTCTATGTTACGCTTGTCTACAATCTTCTCGTTCGTGATGGATTGAAGGTTGGATACTACGATACACCCTATGTCACGGTGTTTGGGACTCCAGAGGAAGTAGAGAATTTTGAGGCTTGGGCCACGATTCTCAAGGGAACGCAAGTGAAGAATGTCATCGATCTTGTGGCCTGCTATCAATATTGGAAGAAGTACCATGAGGAGGAAGCAACAGTACTATGATCTACATTTCACACAGAGGAAATCTCAACGGCATCAAGCCTGAACTTGAGAATGCCCCAACCTACATCGATGAGTGCATCCATCGTGGCTTTGACTGTGAGATAGACCTACGGATGCGGGATGGTATGCCTCACTTGGGGCACGACACACCCGACTTTGTTGTTTCTGCCTCTTGGCTGAACAATCGAAAGGACAGGCTATGGATTCATGTCAAGGAATACGAGGCTTTGGTGTGGCTGATGGAGAATTGCCCTGATTGTAAGTTTTTCTGCCACGAAAGTGATCGATACACATTGATAAGCAATGGATGGATATGGTCGCATGATTTGACAAATAAAATGACAGAGAAGTGCGTGGTTCCATTGCTTTCAAAAGAATCGATAGAGGCGTATTCTCAAGAACCAACATTCGGTGCAGTCTGTTCGGATTTTGTGTTTGATTGCATGGAGAAGTTCGATCTGGACTGAACCTGTCTTGACTTCGGTGTTGGGTGCTGTATACTTTGCCCAATGACTTCTGATCGAATCGAAACCCTTGTACTTCGTTCGCTGATTCACGATGATGAGTTCGCTCGTCGGGCTTTGCCGTTCATCAAGCCCGAGTACTTCATGGATCGAAACGAGAAGGTGGTCTATGAAACCATCCACTCGTTCATCACTACCTATAACAAGACTCCTACCGCAGAATCACTCTGCATCGACCTATCGAACCGTGATGGACTTTCCGAAGAAGAGTTCAAGCAGGCAAAGAAGGTAATCGAAGAGATCGCGGAGTACAACAAGCCCGACACAGACTGGCTTGTCAAAAGCACCGAGAAGTTCTGCCGGGACAAGGCCATCTACAATGCCATCATGGAGTCGATTCAGATCATCGATGGCAAGGGCAATAAGACACAGAACGCCATTCCCGAGATTCTATCTGATGCCTTGGCTGTTTCGTTCGACACACACATCGGCCATGACTTCATCGATGACCACAACGAACGGTACGACTTCTACCACAAGATCGAACGGAAGATGCCGTTTGACCTTGAATACCTGAACAAGATCACTCAAGGAGGTGTACCGAGCAAGACACTCAATGTCATCCTCGCGGGCACGGGTGTGGGCAAGAGCCTCTTCATGTGCCATCATGCCGCCCAATGCCTTATCGGTGGGAACAATGTCCTGTACATCACCTGTGAGATGGCAGAGGAGAGGATCGCAGAACGCATCGATGCCAATCTCATGGACATCTCCCTTGATGACCTGAAGAAGTTGCCCAAGGACATCTACACCCGAAAAATGCAGAGGATCATGTCCTCCACTTCATCGAAGTTGATCATCAAGGAGTATCCCACAGCAACGGCAAATGCTATGCACTTTGAACACCTGTTGGATGAACTGCGGCTGAAGAAGAACTTCAAGCCCGATATCGTGTTCATCGACTATCTCAACATCTGTGCATCAAGTCGCTTCAAGGCTAACTCCAATGTGAACTCCTACACTTATGTCAAGGCGATTGCCGAGGAACTTCGTGGCATGGCCGTCAAGTACGATGTTCCCATCTTCACGGCAACACAGACCAATCGCGAAGGGTTCGGAAACAGCGATGTGGAACTCACCAACACAAGCGAGTCCTTCGGTCTTCCCGCCACGGCTGACTTCATGGTTGCCCTGATTTCCACCGAGGAACTTGAGGAACTTGGACAGTTGATGGTAAAGCAGTTGAAGAATCGATATGGTGACCCGTCAAGTAACAGGCGATTCGTTGTCGGTGTTGACCGCAGCAAGATGAAGTTGTTTGATTTGGATGCCTCCGCACAGCAAGGCATTTCTAAAATGGGCGATGCCGAGAAGGACGAGGAGCAGGAACAGGGAGGATTCAGGACTTTCCGTCAGCGGATGGAGGACAAGTTTGTCAAGAAGAATAATTTCGATGACTGGTCTTGAACTTGTCAACATACAAGGTATACTTTACACCATGACATATCGCCTACACATTGACATTCCGATTGAAGCCTGCTCCGTGGAGGAGGCTCAAGAGAAGGCAAGAGGAATCCTGAATGAACTTTCGATTCGTGAAGATGCCCAAATGGGTCATCTCGTTGAAGAGATCAATTACAGATTGGGTCATGACGATGATCGGCAGCGTTCGAATTATCTGGACATCGATACTAGAGGGCATTGCTCAAGCAAGAAGAGCAAAGTACGGTTCAGATAAGTATCCCACCAACGGGCCGACTTGCCTGAATTGCGGCTGTGCCACGCTTCGAACATTGCGAGATCATCAGTTTGAGATCGGAAGCAGGGAAAATGCACGGACAGAACCATTGGTCAAGGCAACCATCGTCTACAACCTTCCCGTATATCAATGCGTCAATGCCAAGTGTGGCTACTACTACACCGATGAGGAGGCAATGCTCATAGTCGATCCAATCTACAAAGCCTTGCTGAAGCACATACAGAGAACCAAGTCACTTGAGTGACACCGAATGGGGCGAGGGGGTCTTTGGTTGGCCCAGGAGAGTTTATACCTCTCTGGCGCAGGTTCGAATCCTGATCGCCCTACTTGACGGATAAATACCACCACAAAGGAGATTGCCATGCTTATTCCAAATACTGACTACATCATCATCGAAACCACCAAGGAAGAATTCGAGAAGCGAACTGACAGAAGCAACGCCAACTTCACCACGGACATGCTCTACAATGTCACGGGCCGAATCTATGCTGTGGGTGACAGCAAGTTCTCTGACAGCCCTGTGATGGGAGATGGACGGTCTTTCTCTTGGGCACGGAGGCCGGACGAGTTCCCGCTGAAGAACGGCGAGGAAGTCGTATGTGGTTCTTGGGAACACGCCACGGTCCATGAGGGAAAGCACTTGTTCCTCGTCCGCAAGGACACCGTGCTTGCTGTTTATCGTGAACGGGAACAGGTCGAAGCGACTTTGTTTGACACCGCAGAGGAACAGGAAGTCCAACTTAACGCTTGAAATTCAATAAATGCACCCCGCCAGAGATAGCATCTCCGGCCCGACAGCCCCCGCTAGCAGGGGGCTGTTTCTTTAAATCAGGATGGGGGAAAGGATAAATATGACCATGATAAGGACTTTCTCAAGCCTGATCGAAGAGCGGCAACCCGTCATGGAGGCGGTGCAGTCGCAGCATCTTGATCACCTTGAGGACTTGATCTTTTTGGATGGAGGGGTAAAGAAAGCCACCGAAATCCTTAAGAATCTGGTGAAGTCCTTGGCTTCAGCCACCCCTACGGCAAAGATGGTCATCACCACGAAGTGGGATGGGGCACCGGCAATAGTGGCAGGAATCCACCCGGCAACTAAGAAGTTCTTCGTGGCACTCAAGGGAGCAACCCTTTCTGCCAATCCCAAGATTTGCTATACACAGGCAGACATCAACCGGGAGTATGGAGACAAGGCGGAACTTGCATCCAAACTTTCAGTTTGCCTGAAGAACCTTCCCTCCGTGTTGCCTGCAAAGGGAATCTATCATGGGGACTTGCTCTTCACAGACAACAAGAAGATCGCCACAATTGACGGTACATCTATGGTGACTTTCCGACCAAACACGATCATGTATGCCGTTCCTGCTGACAGCCCAATGGGAGTGAAGATAAAGGCTGCAAAGATGGGAATCGTATTCCATACGCAGTACACGGGCACGGGCAAGGAACTCAAGGATCTGTCCAAGTCTCCCCTTTCCTCGCTGCAAGGGTTCAAGCAGACAACTGCCGTATGGTTCACGGGTGCCACTTTGCCGTCCCCGCCATCAGGATCAACCTTCCTCACGGCAAGCAACGCCAAGCAGATAGTTGACCTTATTGGATTGATTGCGGCATCGGCAACCCAAGTCAACTCATTTCTCAAGATTGTGAAGAAGTCCCACGAAAAGGACATCTACGCAGAACTGATGCCCTTCATCAATTCGGGGGTTCGGGCAGGAATTTCAAAATACGATTCCGCCAAGTTGAAGGTGTTCATCGAAGGTAAATACAATGCAGCAATCGCGAAGTTGAAGACACAGACAAAGATAGCAGAGAAACAAAACGACAAGAAGAAGGCAATTGCCTTCATCGATGCATACGCAGGGCAGTTTGATCAGTTGTTCAAGGTTCACTCGTTGGTGTCGGAAGCAAAGATGGTGGTAATCAGCAAGTTGTCTGAAGTAAAGACGATAGGAACATACTTGCCAACCGCATCCGGCTTGAAGGCAACCAATCCCGAAGGATTCGTTGCCGTGTGTGGAAAGACTTGTTCAACCATCAAGTTGATAGACAGATTGGTGTTCGCAAACGCAAACATGAACATAACCAAGGATTGGAAGAAATGAAAACCTTCTCGGAAGCAACAAAGAACTTCAAGCCAAAGGGCAAGTCCGTAGTAGTGGCTGTTGGGAGGTTCAATCCCCCCACCACAGGGCATGAACTTCTTCTCAAGAAGGTCAAGGAAGTGCAGTCTGCAAAGGGTGCCGATGCTCATGTCATCTACTACAGTTATTCCAACGATCCTAAGAAGAATCCCCTGACTGCGGCGCAGAAAGCCAAGTATCTCAAGCAATTCTTCCCCGGCTACAAGTTCAAGCAGATGCCCAAGCCTTCGGCAAAGGGTTCGGGTGTATATGCCTGTATGCAGGAGTTGAGCGACCAAGGCTACACACAGGTTTATGTTGTGACCGGTGCCGATCACATGACGGAATACCAACTTGTCAAGAAGTACATCAAGAAGACCCCGACACAGAAGGACGGGTACAACTTCAGCAAGTACGAGATAATCAGCGCAGGAGAGCGTGATCCCGATTCTGAGGGAGTGGTCGGCATGTCTGCAAGCAAGATGCGTAAGGCCGCATTCGATAAGGACATCAAGACCTTCATGACGGGCATTCCTTCAGGAGTTTCCAAGACGGTAGCAAAGCAGATGTACAATGATGTCCGCAAGGGAATGAGCCTAAAGGAAGAGGTGATCGTAGAGGAAACCAAGACACCCGTGACGATCATCGCTCTCACTTCAAGCATGGAAGAGAGCGAGAAAAGCACAATCGGAAAGATGGAGGAAGCCTGCAAGAAGTACAAGGTGAACTTCCATCCGATCCGCATCAAGACCGCCACCATCAACATCGCCAAGGCAAGTCCCGACAAGATCACCATAGAGAACTTCGATGGCGAAGGAAATGATGTCACCATCATCCCGAACCAGACCCTGTGCGTTGTCCGTGGTGGCACGATGAACAGCGAAGTCGGCATTGCCCTCCTCATGTTGTTGCAGAACAACGGCGTATTCATGGTGAACGAACGAGGCGGCATGGATCTGTGTGCAAACAAGTTGCAGACTGCCATCACGCTAAAGCGACACAACATTCCTCACCCAAAGACTGCATTCGTCGCAGATGCTGAATCCATTCCCGATGCCCTGAAGCAGATCGGAGGGAAGTTCCCCGTCATCGTCAAAACCCTGACGGGAGCGGAGGGAATTGGCGTATCGATCATCGAAAGCGAAAAGTCACTTGTGTCCGTGCTGCAAAGCCTGTGGAAGTACGGTGCCGAGATCATTCTTCAGGAATTCATTCCCGGCTTCACCCATGATGTCCGAAGCATCTGTCTCAACGGCAAGATTTTCGCATCTGCCAAGCGAGACAAGGCCAAGGGAGACTTCAGAACGAATATTGCCCGTGGTTCAAAGGGCGGTTCATTCGAACTATCTGAGGACGAGATCAAGTTGGTGGAAACCGTGGCGAGGGTTTCCAAGTGCTACTATGTCGGAGTCGATCATGTGGTCGCTGGTGGAAAGCCTTACATCATAGAGATGAATGCGAGCCCCGGAAGCGGAAATGTCTACACTCTGTATGAGGACGGAAAGCCGACAAAGGATGTTGATGGCGATGAACTTGTCGAAGAACTCGTCAAGCACCTGTCCAACAAGCAGAATTGGAAGTTGTTCAGTTCCGTCGCGGTGGTCGAACCAATAAAGGTCGCAGGCGAGGAATTCTACGGCAAGGTGGATACGGGCAACAGCGGTTACAACTCAATCCATGCCACGGACATTAAGATCAACGAGAAGAACCACACAGTCACCTTCAAGTTCAATGGCGAGAAGGAGATGACCAAGCCCATACAGAGCCGTATTCGTCTTCGCCATGGTTCTTCCAAGGAAGAGGCAGTCCGTCCGACTGTCCTGTTTGATGTTGAATTTAATGGCAGGGAATTCAAGAATGTCAAGTTCAGTCTTGCCGACAGAAGCCACATGAACTACAAGGTTCTTCTTGGTCTTCGTTTCCTCGTTCAGGCCGGTGTCATGGTCGATCCCAAGGACATGTCGGCTTCGAAGACGAAGATCGATGAGGAGAAACTTGCCATGCAAGGCAAGGAAATGAAGAGTCACCTTGACGGTCTGATTTCAAAGATCAGGGAAAAGCATGGAAGCACAAATGTGACCTATTCGCAGGCTATGAAGATCGTAGGTGCGACAGGTGCTGCTCGTCTTGCTGCCCGTGGAATGATTAAGCGTGACAGCGGCAAGAAGGAAAAGGGAGAACTTGGCAAGGAATCCGTGGAGGAATCCAAGTACACAACCAAGACCGGAAAGGCCGTGTCTCCTGCAAGAGACACGAAGGCCGACTTGCCGAAGAAGTATGTCGCTGGCCTGAGCAAGACGCAGAAGGCAAAGCGAAAGGCACAATTTGACAAGCGCAAGGACATTCCCGACAGCGATCCCCGTGCATGGAAGAAGTTGCCGGGTGATCCAAAGGAAACCAAGAGAAAGTCCAAGTACACTCAATTGTTTGCCAAGAAGTTTGGGAAGAAGGTTGAAGAGGCAATCGATCAATTGATGAAGATCGATTCACTCTCCATCCCCATGTCGGAAAAGGTCGAACGAGTCAGGGAATACCAATCCAAGTTGCAGACGAAGGAAGAAAGAGACATCTGCACGGTCTTTATTGAAGTCGTCAAGAACGAGATGTACGAACCATATTCCAACATCAAGACAACCTTGGACGAGGATTTCGAGTGGATGATGTACAACAGTACGGATTCAGAGTCCACGGCAAGAATCATTAAGAAGAAGTTGCAGGAAGTTCTTGAAATCGGAACCAACGAAATCGTCAAGGCGTATTCCAAGATGACTCCGGGGCAGAAGTACTACACCGAGGACAAGGCCAAGGAAGAGCAGGATGCCCTTTACAAGGAATGGGAAAAGTTGGTCAACATGGGTCCAAAGGAGTTGGAGTCCTTCATCGATTCAGATGAGGGCGAAGAAGCAGGACTTTCCCGCAAGGAGGCTTCCAAAGCAGGAGCCAAGGGCGGAAAGATCAAGTCCGGACGAGACTCGGCCCGTGCCATTGTACGCATGTTGCAGACCAAGAAGAAGGATTGGACACCCAACGATTGGGAATGGGCACGAAGACAGGTCAATTTCATCACACGCATGAAGGGAGCCCAAGGACCGATGCGTGACGAAAAGGGTCGCCCAACAAGGAAACTTCTGGCTCTGAAGATTTGGGGCCACAACCCGGAATAATTCAAATGCAAAGATTCAAAAACTACATCTCCGAAGACAAGCCAGCCGCACATACATCCTTGGAGAAGAAGTCCAAGGCTTCAGGCATCCCTTACCGCTTCCTCAAGCAAGTCTATGACCGTGGAGTGGTCGCATGGAAGGGAGGCCATAGGCCGGGGGCTGGCCCCGAGCAATGGGGTCTGGCAAGAGTCAACAGTTTCATCGTCGGCGGCAAGACTCGTCATACCGCCGATGCAGACATTTGGAAAAAGTACAAGGGCAGCAAGCGTTAAATTTCGCTAAATACCCAAGCATCAACTTCACCTAGAGGTAAACAATGCACAGTAACAAAATCTCTGCCAATTTGCAAAATGACATTCTGAAGGTTCTTCGTGGCGAAACTATTTCGAAGACCGAACTCCCGACCGCCATCATGGAGGCCGCAAAGCAGGCTTCCATCGATCTGGGTCATGCCTTCCTTGACGAGGGCTATCTGTCGGCAGAACGCCGCCGCGACATCCTTCGCCGCAACCTCGCAGAGGGGTTGAAGAAGTGCGGATGCACTCCGACCACGGAAATGATCAACCGCTACGAGGAAGAGGCTTCCAAGCCCGTTCAGGTTGATGCTAAGAAGGAAGTTGCCGAGGAAACCAAGAAGGAAGAAGTCGTTGATGAGGCAGTAGTGACCGAAACCGAAGAAGAAACTCTTACCGAAAGCAAGGCTAAGGTCACACAAACAAAAGATGGCCGTTATTTCTTCGAATATCCAGGAATGAGTGCAACAACACGGGCTGGACTTATGCTCTGGGTAAGAGAGGTGTTTGGAACAAACGACAAAACCTACACCTCGGCTAATACTAAGAAAGCATATGACACACTTGCCAAACATGCAGATGGAATCAATGCATGGATGAAAAAGAACAATTTCGGATCATTTGCCAACGGTACGCACCCTAACTATAAGCACCTTATTGGTTATTATCTGAAGAACCTAAAGGGTGTAAATATTAAGGGCAAGTACGATGTTAAGAATGATCTCGGAGCCGGTAAGACTTTAAAGAAGGAAGAAGTCGTTGATGAGGCTGCATCCGACATGATGCTTCGCTCTTGGATTCGCAACAATTATCCAAGCGCCGACAACACCAAGTTCAACAAGATCCTCGCAGCAATGCAGAAGCAGTACAACAAAGACCCCAAGGGCTATACCTACGGTGGCGGCTTCAGCAAGGTTGCAAAGGACGCAGGGATCAAGTAATCCCTTTCCGAGAGACTAAATAACAGAGCCCCCAAAGGAGAACCATAGATGCCACTCTGGAAGAACAACAATCGCGAAGAGTCGAAGCCGTCATGGCTGAACAAGATCGAGAAGAGACTTTGCGTCCGCACCGTCCGTGGTTGGGAGAAGCCCCTTGATGGGTCTTTCTTCAGCCAAGGAACCACCGCAACCAACTCGGTTCCTGTTCAGATGGAACTCCTTGTCACCATGCCTTATGATCCTTCGATCACGGGTGGCGTAAACAGCGCATATGCCTACAGAACAGTAGGCGGGCTCTCCTCGGACAGCCGTGGCATCACTTCGTCCACCGAAGTGCAGTATTCTCCCTACTTCTCGACTCCTTTCGATGGAGACAGCGCCACCGCAGGCGGTCCTGCTGGTGTTGGAGTCACCCACGACAACATCACCTATGTTGTTCCCAATGGTGCAACTCGCGGTGCTGGAGTCGGCTACCAGTATGGCGTGAATGCCTATGGCGTGTCCACCCTCGGTGGCCTGACCGGCGTTACCGCTTACATCAAGATTGTTGCCAACGATACCAACCTGACACAGAACCTAACTATCGGTCTGTCGGGAACCTACAACGGAATGGCTCTCTACACCGGCATCGGACTGACTGTCGGCAATGCCGCTCCTGCCATTCCAGAGGTTGTGTACAACGCCTTCTTCGGTGCAACCGGAGATGATCCGGGGATCAAGCAGTATCGTCAAGACAACATCGCTGTTCTTGTTGTCGGTGGCCAGACTGCTGCCGGTACAAAGGTTGTTGATCTAATCGTTCGCGACAACTCGGGTGTCACCTTCGGCACCATCAACGGTCTGACGGGAGCAACCGGCTTTGCCGAATTCACGCTGTCGTTCGACCGTAATGCCGCCGATGCCAAGTGGATCACTTCGTACTCGAAGTAAGTAAGGAGTCAAGATGCGTTTCAAGGACTTGCGTAAGAAGATTGAGGAAGCAATGCTTCCTACCGACTACTACGGTGGGTATGTTGTCGGCACAAAGGTTGGACCCTTGGACTCTCAGGACAATGCAGTTGATGCTCCCGAGGCCAGCGTCCACAAACTCACGCATCAGGAATTGAAGAGACTCAACACCTTCCTTGGTGCTTCAGAGGACAAGGCTTACATTGATGTGAATGTAGCCATCAACAACATGAAGCAGAAGTTGCAGACACAGGGCATTTCGTTTGACTTCAAGCCCGATGATGTGATGGAAGACGGCGATCACATCTTCCCGCTGAAGCAGTTCGGCGGACGCTACGGAATGGACGGGACATCCTACAATCCAATCAACGACGATGGCATCACCCATCGTCTTGGTCACGGATTGAACCTGATGATCACCACCATGCGTCAGTCAAACGGCCTCACCAACATGTGTGCCAAGATTTGTCCTGCCAATGAAATGCCAACCTCTCCCGAGATGAAGCCCAAGAATGCACCCATGAACATGTCGGCAAGCACGGTAATGGCAAACAAGAATCCATTCACCAACCCGACATTCTCCAAGCAATAATCGAAGATATGAAGAAAGGGGCATCAGTTTCGGCTGGTGCCCCTTGTTATTTGGATAGATAATGGTGTATCAATGACTCATCATGCAATTCAAGAAACTAGACAATGACAACTACTCGCTGTATGCAGCGAAATACTACGACAATCCAACTTGTCGTGGAGTTGAGGAATTCAACGAGGATTTGACCCGCCTGATATACCTCAAGCGTCTGTTTCGCCGCTATCGAAGGACGGGTGAATTGCGTGAGCGATTGATACTGAATCATTTGATTACTTTCTACAATGTCTTTGGTGTGGAAGCCGCAACTCGGCTTCTCTTTTTCAAAATAGACCCCGATTTGTATGATGTGTTGAAGACCTTCATTGTGTTCCTGAACTACATGGACCCAAAGACAAACACCATAGATGGCATAGATATTATTGCAATTCAGTTGGATCAGACGATCATAGATCGATTAAGGACACTCGGGTGAAGAGCAAGGCACAAGACAAACTCATACAGCATCGCCTGCTTGATCTTGTGCTGACCTCTTGGACAGAACAGCCTGCCTTCATGTGGGGCATCATCAACGAGCATGGGGCGATTCTACGCAATCGTGTATCCCTTATGACCAAGGAAGAGAAGGCTGCATATCCAAGCAACTTCTATGCTCTTGCATGGAAATTCAAGAAACTCCTTGAGACAGCCAAGACTCCAACCGAGATTGCCAAGGCCATCGTCGCTCTCTACGACATCCGCGAGAAGACGAAGGAAGACATGGTGAATCCAAAGTCCATCGATGAAGCCGCAAGGATCATCTTCAAGGAAACAAACATCGACCTACAGTCGCTACTTGAAGAGAACCACGATGCCCGTCCGCTTATCGGAAAGTATGAACTAGACGGAAAGCCCGTGTCATTCGAAAAGCCAGTCATGCCGATTGATGAAATCCTTGGATTCCCAATTTACAGAAATGGTGAAGACTTGTTCCTGACTCTTGAGGCAAAGAAGACTAGCAGCGAGGATGGAGCAGCAGCCGTGGCTGTTCCTGCCAACAATGTCGGATCAGGAAACATCGCCGGTGTGTCGCCGGGTCAGGAACCGCCGGGTCCAAAGGGTGGGTTCAAGGCATTGGCCAAGATGAAGAAGAAAAGGATCATGCAACTCAGGAGGGATTCAAAGACCCTCAATGTGATTGCCAAAGAAGACAAGGAGTAAGACATGCTTTTTAGATGCTTTGCCGTGGTGTTGGGGGCAACCATCCTATTTGCAAATGGCTGCAAGAGCCTTCCTCCTGTCGAACCTTCCACGGGTGCAGCATCCGCAACCCTCAATTCCGTGGTTGACAGAACCAACGATGAGGTGGCAAACATCAAGCGAGATGCCTTGGAGATCAAGGAAAATACCAAGAGTGCAATGCTGTCAAAGAGTGGACCAGAGATGGTGTTGGGCAAGATCGACAGCGAGGCAGACGCAATCGTTGCCTCTGCCAATGACATACAGAAGGAAACCGCCAAACTCAAGAAACTCACGGCAGAGGTGACTAAACTTGAAAAGTCCCTGACTACCTTGAGGATTGCCATGGAAGAAGCCAAGGCCGCTGCACTTGAACGGCTTTATGGCTACATCACTTTGTTCTGGGTAATCGGCTTCATCTTGATCGCGGCTGGCGCTGCGGTTGCGTTCTTTCTCAACAAGACATATGGTGGGATGTTGGCGCTCCTAGGTGCCCTGATGCTTGGGTTTGCCTCTGCATCGCATCGCTATCTTGACGAGATCGCCATGGTCGGTGCCATACTTCTTGTGGCAGGGTTCATCACGGCTGTGGGAATGATTGTCTGGTCAACCATCAACAGCAAGAGAAGCAGCATTGCCGTCAAGGAAATCGTGGAGATGATGCAGATTCTCAAGGAAACCATGACAGACGATGAGAGAAATCGAATCTTCGGGCCGGATGGGATTGCAAGCAAGGTGCAGTCCGATCTGACCAAGGAGATCATCGCAAAGGTCAAGGAGAAGAATGGTTTCAAGCGGCTTGAGGAAATCCGCAATGCCATGAAGGAGTCGGAGAAGACAGGAGCAACGGGGGCAGCACCGCCCGAGTCAAAGTGACGCTATGTATGCGTGACCGTTGCTGAAAATCCCACTTTTTCGGGCAGTTACAACAATTATTTTTGCGGCGAGAAAAAGAGGGCGGAAGTCAACTTTTAGTGAGCGAATCGTTGAGATTTGCTGTTGACTGTCTTCGTTGGTGGTGTATACTTTCCGAACCACATGAGCAACTACATCGACAGCAAGTACATCAACATCATCTCCCCTAGGCTGCAACGCTTTGGGTGGAAGAAGCAGAGCCTTGCTGTCTGTCGATGCCCCATCTGTGGAGACAGCCAGAAGTCCAAGAGCAAGACGAGGTTCTACTTCTACGAGAAGAAGGGCGGATTCTTCGTCCGTTGCCACAATTGCGACTATGGCACCACCTTGGGGAAGTTCATCGAATACATCGATCCGTTCGTGTACAAGCAGTACATGCTTGAGAAGTACCGTGATGGTCTTGAGGGTCGCCATGACGGAAAGGCCGATGCCGAGAAGCAGTTCAAGTTTGAAAAGCCCGTGTTCGAAAGCAAGCGCAGGGAACTTCTGCTTGAATCCCTTGAGCCCTTGACCGATCTGCCCGATGACCACAAGGCGGTGGAATTCGTCAGGAACCGAAGGATTCCCGTGGAGCAATGGGAGAGGCTTTACTTCACGGAGGACTTTGGGTGGTGGGCCAAGCAAGTCGATCCCGAGATCGAATCCCCTCCCGACGAGCGGTTGGTCATTCCAATCATGCGTGGCAATCGATTGGTTGCAGCACAGGGAAGATCGCTGTCTTCCACGGCTTCCGGCAGGATCATTCGCTACATCACCATCAAGCGAGACAAGGACTTGCAGTCCATCTGGTTCGGCTTGGAGCGCATCGACAAGACCAAGCCCGTGATTGTGGTCGAAGGACCGCTCGATTCGCTGTTCCTTCCCAACTGCGTGGCAATGCTTGGAGCAAAGCACATCGGTGAACTGCCTGCGGAACTTGAGGGATGCAACATTACCTTTGCCCTTGACAATGAGCCAAGGAACAAGGAAGTGGTGGGAATTTATCAAAAACTCGTGGAAGACGGATACCGTGTCTGCTTCTGGCCTGAGAACATTCGGGTGAAGGACATCAACGACATGGTGATTGCAGGACACGAACCCAAGGAAATTGAAAGAACGATACGGGAAAATTCGTCAAGTGGGCTGATTGCCAGACTGAAACTGTCCACATGGCGGCATACATGAACTAAATACCAACATGAGCGAAGAATCAACAGAACAACCACAGAATGACGAAACAGAAGTTCAGTCCTCTCCCATTGGCGATCTGATCGACCGTCTGCAAAGCAAGGACTTGATCGGAGGAAAGGACATGATTCGTTCCATCCTCTTCTCCAAGTTGAGGGGACGGCTAGACACCCTCAATTCAACTACGGCTCCTATCGATGGAATCGAAGTCAATGAACCCGAGGTTGAGATTGCTGAAAGCGGCGTTGGTGCTGCCCTGACTCCTGACAAGCAGGGAACCGCCCGTAGAGGATTCAAGCCTCACTACCGTCAGTTCCCGACCGAGTTCGTGTGGACCGCCGAGAAGGATGGTCAAATCATCGACACCGCAAAGATGAACGCCGAGACTCTTGATCGGGCACAGGAAGCCATGAAGGAACTTGGCAAGATCATGGCCGAGAAGGGTGCGGAGGTCATCAAGATTCATGGTCGCGATGGCAAGGTTCTTTCGTCCATGAAAATCGGTGAGTCCGTGGAGGCCGGGGGGTGGAACCTAGGTGACTTGGACAAGATCACCGGAACAGGCAAGGCCATGGGTGCAAAGGTCAGCGACATGATGGTGAACATCCGCGAAAAGATCGTCAAGCGTGGCGAGAAGTTCGTCATCCTTTCCAAGGATGGCAGCAAGCAACTTGGCGAGTACGACAACCTTGCGGATGCCGAGAAACGCCTGCGGCAGATTGAGTATTTCAAGCACATGAAGAAGTGACAAGGAGATAGATCATGCAAGTTACTGAAGTGTTGGGTGGGCGACCGAAGAGTGTCCTTGCTTTGGACAAGGGGTTCGTTGAATATATCGATCATCTTGGCGATGACCTGACCGTGGTGAATGCGGCTCGGGTTTCGTTCCACAAGGAAAGCAGTTGGGAGTGGGAGGATTCACATGTCCCCCGTGGTCATCTGTCCGAGAAGGACCAGAAACTCATCAAGTACCTTGCCAAGCACAAGCATTGGACACCTTTCGCTCACCCACAGGTGACGCTCCGAATCAAGGCTCCAATCTTCGTTCGGACGCAACTCTTCAAGCACAAGGTAGGATTCACCGAGAACGAGGTTTCTCGTCGCTATATCTCTGAGCCGCCACAGGTCTATTACCCCCGTTGGCGTGGCAAGCCCACAAACGGCGCAAAGCAGGGTTCCGATGACTTTCTGCCCGTCAACGAAGAACTCAATACCATCAATCGACACTACGAGATGACGGTCAGGGAGTCTCTTCTGACCTATCACGAACTAATTGATCGTGGGGTTGCACCCGAGCAGGCACGGGCGGTCTTGCCGCAGGGAACCTACACGGAGTGGTGGTGGACTGGATCTTTGTCCGCATATGCCCGTGTGTATGCACAGCGCATAGACGCACACGCACAATGGGAAGTTCAGCAGTATGCACAGGCCATCAATTTGATTATTGCGCCTTTGTTCAAGCATTCTTGGGCGGCACTCACGGAAAAGCCATCTGCGGGTATCTAAATACCTTGCATGGCCAAATTCCGAGACTTCATAGGCAAGGAACCCGATCCCGAAGGGTTGGAAGAACTGTACAAGGAATTTCAGGAGTTCATGGAGGCTCCTGAGCCGGATGTAGTCTCGTCTGCAACATCCAAGCAAAAAATCCGAGTAGTGAGGGGTTCACCCGGCCCGAAGGGCGAAAAGGGTGACAAGGGAGACACCGGCGAACGGGGTCTTCGTGGTTTGCGTGGAATCACAGGCCCAAGGGGCGAAAGAGGTGACCGTGGCGAGAAGGGCGACAAGGGCGAGCGTGGCGAAAAGGGTCCGCAGGGCGAAAGAGGTCCGCAAGGCGAGGTCGGCCCCCGTGGGGAAAAAGGAAGTGACGGGAAAGCGGGTGCCCAAGGCACACCTGGACCCCAAGGTCTTCGTGGCGAAAAAGGTGACAAGGGAGACAGAGGAGAAGCAGGGCCGCAAGGACTGAAGGGGGTTGCTGGTCCCAAGGGGGACAAGGGAGAGAAGGGCGATGTAGGCCCACGGGGTATCGCTGGCCCCAAGGGAGACAAAGGAGATAAGGGCGATAAGGGAGACAAGGGTGAGCCGGGTCTTCAGGGAATCGCCGGAGTCGCGGGAGCCAAAGGAGAGAAGGGTGCTGTTGGTCCAGTTGGTCCGCAGGGCAAGCGTGGTTCCAAGGGACAAAAGGGTGACCGTGGAGAAAAGGGCGAGAAGGGTGATGTTGGTCCTGCCGGTCCACAAGGTGAGAAGGGTGCCACGGGAGACTCTGGCGTTCTTCATGCAATCTATCCACTCAAGTACGATCCCAAGTCAAAGACACTCAAGGTAGACCTTACCAACCTGAATCGCGGAACCACCGTACTGGGCAATCCCGGCGGCGGAATGGGTGAAGCATTCAAGTTCGTTGAAGTCGCAGGACAGCCCGGTCTTACTGCCATCCAGTATCAGGCAGAGACTCTTCGGTTCGATGCAGGCAACAATGTACAACTGATCACCAACCCTGCGACGAACAGCATAACCATATCCTCTTCGGGCACGAACTTCTTCTATCAGCCCGATCCCCCGACATCGGGATTCACCGCCGGTTCACGATGGATGGATTCGGATGATGGACAGGAGTACATCTACATCAATGACGGCAACACGCAGCAATGGGTGCAGCCCACGGTGAATCCTGCAATGGTGGTTGCCGTGACATCGGTAACGGGAAGCACATACCTAGCCACGGGTAGGGATCACTACATCGGTGTCAACGCAACCGGACCCGTGACGATAACTCTTCCTTCCCTGCCGTTCACGGGAAGGGAAATCATCGTCAAGGATGAGTCGGGTCGGGCAGGAGAGCCTTATCGATACATCACCATAGTCGGTGCAACGGCGGCAGACACGGTTGACAACCAAGAGTCCGCAACCATCAATCTAAATAACGCAGGACTGCATTTCATATACAACAATGGGTGGAGAATAGTATGAGTTACCTTTTCAACGATCAAGTGCAATTCAAGGGAAATGCAGTAGATGCCTTCAACCGATTGAAAGTCTCTGCACCTTTCACGCTTTTCGACAGCCAGAATCGCTATCAGATGAACGACAAGTGGGACACATTCGGTGCCACCGGAGGTACTGCCACATTCGCAGTACTTGAAAGCGCCATCAACATGACCGTGGGAACAACGGCAGGAAGCAAGGTCACACGGGAAACCAAGAGGGTGTTCCCCTACCAACCCGGCAAGTCCCTGCTCGTCCTCAACACCTTTGCAATGAACACTCCCAAGGATGGTCTGTTGCAGCGGGTAGGGTATTTCGGCATCACGGGAGGGGCGACCGCATCCGTTCCCTTCAATGGCATCTACTTGCAGCAAGACGGGCTCACGATGTCCATGTGCTTGGCTAGTGCGTCACTTGGCAACACAATCACGGTCAATCAGTCAAATTGGAATGGAGACAAGTTCGATGGAAACGGAGAGTCGGGAAGGACTCTTGATCCAACCAAGGGAAACATAATGTGGATGGACATTGAATGGCTCGGTGTCGGTGATGTGAGGACAGGGTTCATTGTAGATGGACGGCCAATCGTTGCCCATACATTCCACAACGACAACCTGAATCCAACGACCTACATGACAACGGCGATATTGCCGATTCGGTATGAACTGATGAATACCAAGGGGCAGACCGGAAGCAGCACGATGAAGCAGATATGCTCATCCGTGATAAGCGAGGGTGGATATGAAGGATTCAGCCGCAGACACAATGTCACCCATAACGGAGCAACCCTAAAGACCCTGACCACGGCGGGGGTGCAGTATCCGATCATCGCACTTCGACTCAATTCCAATCGGCTCGACAGCGTTGTGGTTCCTTCCAACATCAATGCCGTGATTCAGGAAACCAGCAACAACAAGCCCAACACGGCACAGTATCGCATACTGTTCAACCCATCGATAAGCGGCGGTTCATGGGTCACCCACTACAACGGAAATGTTGACTACAACAACACAATGGCAAGCATAACTGGTGGAACCGACATCATAGGCGGATACATCAGCAGCAGCGGATCTTTGGTAATATCGGATGTCAATGACTTCAATTTCCAAATCGGAAGAACCCAACTTGGAGTTAGCGATGTGATCGTGTTCACCATGACACCAATCTATGATGGTGCAAAGATATGCGCTGACTTCTCTTGGTTTGAGATCATCTGATGCCCTTGGACTTTCCGTCGAATCCCTTCCTAAACCAGGTCTATGCTGCCAATGGCAAGGCTTGGCGATGGAACGGAGCCGCATGGGAGACACACAACGCATCCCTTACGGTTGATTATGTCTCGGACATTAACGGCATATCCGGCAGCGTATCACTCACGGCTGGTGCAAATGTAACCATCACGAAGTCGGGACAGACCCTGACAATTGCGTCTAGCGGAGGCGGCGGTGGAGGAACAGGAAGCGGCGCAAATGGTGCCACAGGAGCAACAGGTGCTACTGGTCCTGTGGGTGCCACAGGTCCGCAGGGTGCTACTGGTTCCACGGGTCCGCAGGGTGCCACGGGTACACAAGGCCCAACAGGCCCACAGGGTGCAACGGGTACACAAGGCCCAACAGGCCCACAGGGTGCAACAGGTCCTCAAGGAGAAATTGGCCCTCAAGGCATTCAGGGTGAAAGTTTTTACTTTAGAGGCCCTTACGGTGGTTCAGAGATTGTTTATAATCTCAATGATGTAGTTACATTCATTGGCAATTCTTATATTTGTTTAACTAATGGTCTTACTGGCTCTCAACCAGATTCTTTAGTGGGTTGGGATGTATTTGTAGAAAAGGGTTCAACTGGCCCACAGGGTGCAACAGGTCCGCAAGGTGCAACTGGTGCAAATTCAACTGTTCCCGGCCCAACAGGCCCAACAGGTCTGCAAGGTGCAACGGGCTCACAGGGTGCAACGGGTACACAAGGCCCAACAGGCCCACAGGGTGCAACGGGTACACAAGGATCAACAGGCCCACAGGGTGCAACAGGTCCGCAAGGTGCAACGGGCTCACAGGGTGCCACGGGTGCTACAGGAAGAATAGCGTTCACCTATGGTGCAACTGCTCCATCTTCGCCTCAAATGGGAGATCAATGGCTCAATGAAGTCAATGGAAATCTTTATACTTGGCTGGTCGATGAGGGAGAAGGAACAGGCCAATGGGTCAACTACAACACAAGCATCACGACAATAGGTGGCGATGGTGCAACAGGAGTCAACAAATTTACCTACAGTTCTATGGAACCAACTGGTTCCACATCTGGAGATGAATGGCTGAATTCTGTTGACGGGAAACTCTACACCTACCTTGTGGATGCAGGCGAAGTGACAGGACAATGGGTAGAACTTTCCGTGATTCCCGATGCCATAAACACATCGTTCCGTGGACCATCAGGAAACACCTTGGGACCATTGACATTCTCTCAGCAGGCTACATCCGACTATACGCTTGTCATTGGTGATTCTGCCAAGACCATAGAGATGGTATATGGTTCTGCCAACACATTGCAGATTCCCTCATACTCCAATGTTGCATTCCCCACGGGTACTCAGATCATGGTCATGCAGGCTGGGGCAGGGAACACATCATTGACAGGGGCTGCCGGTGTTACCCTGAATTCAAGAAATTCAATGTTTTCTCTGAACGGCCAATGGTCGGTCGTGACTCTTGTAAATAGGTCAATAGATACTTGGGTCGTACACGGAGACTTGGCCTGATGGGAGCAGAAGATATCATCATAAAGTTGAAGCGTGGTGTTTCGGGTGGGGCAGCACCGACTGGCCTGACCCACGGTGAACTTGCCATAAACACCACGGATGTCCGTCTGTATGTTGGTTCCTTGACTGGCTCGGTTCTGGCGATAAACAACAGGTTCTTCACCGGGGCTACCGCTCCCGATTACCCAATCGAAGGAGACAGATGGTACAACGGCACATATGAAAGTGCCTACATCTCTGGTTCTTGGCAGGCTGTGGGCGGTGGAGGTGGAACTGGATCATTCAATCCTGCAAACTTGCTGATGTTTGTCGCTGGGGCAAGTGGTTCTGGCGGAATTACCTTCTCGGGAAATTTTACGATCACCAACAATCTTGGTGGAACTACTGAAATTCTAAACGGTCTGACCGTTGTTGGGGGAATCACAGGAAGCATTCTGACCGCAACCCAACCAAATATCACCTTGGTGGGAATCCTTTCCTCGCTTACTGCATCGGGGCTGATCTCTGCAAACGCCGGTCTGTCGGCAAGCAACCTGTTTGTTACCAATGGTGCCACCTTTGGCTCCAACATCTATGCGCCAAACATGGTCACGGGTGTCAATGGAATCACAGGTGCGGTAACCATCACATCCGGTTCCAACATCACGATCACTCAGTCGGGCAAACAGATAACAATAGCGGCTGCTGCAACTCCCGCAACTCTTGCCACCTCAAGTGTTACCGGTGTTGCCTCTTTCCGTGCAGCGGACTTTGATGTATCTGTGACTGGTTCGGTGAGTCTCACGGGAACCGTGGCAAGAACCAATGTTTCTCAGACATTCACCGGATTGCAGACATTTGGTTCCGGCATTTCTGGCAACGGCATCACGGGAACTTTGCTGACTTCGACGCAGCCAAACATAACATTGCTTGGTTCGTTGTCTGCGCTTACTGCTGCCAATGTTCAGGTTTCTGGCGGTGGGCTCAGCGTAACAGGCGGAATCGCGGGAACAATAGTTACGGCTTCTCAACCCAATATTACTGCAATAGGAACTCTATCTTCTTTCAGTACGGCAGGACTTACCTCGTTCGAAAGAATCAACATCACCAATGGTGGACTTTCTGCCTCTGGTCCTGTCTTCATTCAGTCCAATGGCCTAAGTGTAACTGGTGGAATCGCAGGAACCCTGTTGACCGCTGCACAGACCAACATCACATCGGTTGGTGTACTCAACGGATTGTCTGTCAACAACGGACTCAGCGTCACGGGTTCTCTGGTTGTGACGGGATCAGCAGACATCTTTGGTGGTCTATTCATTGACTCCGGTGGCTTGAGTGTTACTGGCGGCATTGCAGGAACAATAGTCACACCATCACAGACCAACATTACATCCGTTGGTGTTCTGAACGGACTTTCTGTTAACAATGGTTTGAGTGTCACGGGTGGAATTAGCGTAACTGGTGGAGTTAGTGTTGGTGGTGGAGGACTTAGTGTAACTGGCGGAATCGCAGGAACCCTGTTGACTTCTGCACAAACCAACATCACATCAGTTGGAACCTTGTCGAACCTGACGGCAACGAATGTTCAAATTTCAAGTGGTGGACTAAGTGTCACGGGTGGCTTGAGTGTGACTGGTGGTGAAACCCTCTTTGGTGGCTCAAGGATTCAAAGTGGTGGCTTGAGTGTCACGGGAGGCATTGCCGGAACTCTTGTAACTGCTGTACAGACAAACATCACTTCGGTTGGAACCTTGACTTCCTTGTCCACAGCAGGACTCACTTCCTCTCAGAGGATCAATATCACCAACGGTGGTCTATCGGCAGCAGGACCAATATTCATCCAATCCAATGGCTTGAGTGTGACTGGTGGCATTGCGGGAACACTATTGACCGCTGCACAAACCAACATCACATCAGTTGGAACCTTGTCGAACCTGACGGCAACAAATGTTCAAATTTCAAGTGGTGGACTGAGCGTCACGGGTGGCTTGAGTGTGACTGGCGGATCTACTCTGTTTGGGGGAGGAACGATACAAAGTGGTGGCTTGAGTGTCACGGGAGGCATTGCCGGAACTTTGCTCACAGCAGCACAACCCAATATCACATCCGTGGGAACCCTGACTTCACTCAATTCCTCGGGCCTGATCTCTACTACTGCGGGTCTTTCTGGGAATAGCCTTAATATTGCTGCCGGTGCAACATTCAATGGTGCGGTAAGGATCTTTGGAGACTTGTTGGTGAGTGGTGGAATCACCACGACCGTTAGTGAAAATGTCCTGATCGAAGACAACTTCATCGTCCTCAATTCCAACGCAACTGTAGCAGACAGCGGAGGCATAGAAGTTTATCGTGGACCAGCCGCTACTAATCGTATTCTTAGGTGGAACGAGTCTAGCGGTACATGGCAATACACAAATGATGGAACCACCTATTTCAACATAGCGGCTGCCGGTGCGCTTCCACTAGCATCCGCTACCGTTACGGGTGTTGCCTCGTTTGGCAATGAGTTTGTCGTATCCGCTCTTGGTGCAGTAAGCCTGACAAGCAATTATGTGCGATCCGTGAATGGTGTAACAGGTGGTGTTACCGGTGTCGCCTGGAACTTCCTGCCACAGACATTCACAGGGTATCAATCCTTCTCAAGCGGTGTTTCGTCTTCAAACCTCTATGTCTCCACGGGTGCAACATTTGCCGGTGGAGTAAACATAAGTTCTGGTGGCTTGAGTGTCACGGGAGGAATTGCCGGAACTATCGTAACTCCAAGCCAGACCAACATCACGACTGTTGGTTCCTTGGTGTCCTTGTCAACGGCAGGACTTACTTCTTCACAGAGAATCAATATCACCAATGGTGGTTTGTCTGCTGCCGGACCAGTATTCATCCAATCCAACGGGTTGAGTGTAACTGGCGGAATCGCAGGAACTTTGTTGACAGCGACACAAACAAACATCACATCGGTCGGTGTACTCAACGGACTGTCTGTAAATAATGGCCTGAGTGTCACGGGTTCGATGGTTGTCACGGGATCAGCGGACATCTTTGGTGGTTTGTTTGTTGACTCGGGTGGTTTGAGCGTAACTGGCGGCATTGCCGGAACTCTTCTAACTGCTGCACAGACCAACATCACTTCGGTTGGAACCTTGACTTCCTTGGCTTCCGCAGGACTCACTTCCTCTCAGAGGATCAATATCACCAATGGTGGTCTATCGGCAGCAGGACCAGTATTCATCCAATCCAATGGCTTGAGTGTAACTGGCGGCATCGCAGGAACCCTGTTGACCGCTGCACAGACCAATATCACTTCGGTCGGTGTACTTAATGGTCTTTCGGTTAACAATGGATTGAGTGTAACTGGTGGAATTTCAATTACGGGTGGTATTCTTCAATTTGGACCATCAAGGATTGCTGATGGCTTGAGTGTCACAGGTTCGATGGTGGTAACCGGAGGTGCCGACATCTTCGGTGGACTATTTGTTGACTCTGGTGGCTTGAGTGTCACAGGTGGGGCAAGCATAACGGGCGGAGAAGCAATCTTTGGCGGATCAAGGATTCAATCGGGTGGCTTGAGTGTGACTGGCGGGATTGCGGGAACCTTGGTAACGCCATCACAGACCAACATCACGGCTGTGGGTTCCTTGGTGTCTTTGTCAACGGCAGGACTTACCTCGTCCGAAAGAATCAATATCACAAATGGCGGTATCTCTGCGGCTGGTCCTGTATTCATTCAGTCCAATGGGTTGAGTGTGACTGGTGGCATTGCAGGTATTCTTCTAACTGCTGCACAGACCAACATCACTTCGGTTGGTGTACTAAACGGTCTATCTGTCAACAATGGTCTTAGCGTTACTGGTGGAGTAAGTATAACAGGAGGAGAAACGATCTTTGGTGGGTCTAGAATTCAATCAGGTGGATTGAGTGTTACGGGTTCCATGGTTGTTACAGGATCAGCAGACATCTTTGGTGGGTTGTTTGTTGACTCGGGTGGCTTGAGTGTGACTGGTGGCATCGCTGGAACTCTAGTCACTTCATCACAGACCAACATCACTTCAATCGGAACTTTGACTTCCTTGTCTACGGCAGGACTTACCTCGTCTGAAAGAGTCAACATTACCAATGGTGGTCTGTCTGCTTCTGGTCCTGTCTTCATCCAATCCAATGGCTTGAGTGTGACTGGTGGCATCGCTGGAACTTTGTTGACCGCTGCACAGACCAATATCACGACTGTTGGTTCCTTGGTGTCCTTGTCTACCGCAGGACTCACTTCCTCTCAGAGGATCAATATCACCAATGGTGGTCTATCGGCAGCAGGACCAGTATTCATCCAATCCAATGGCTTGAGTGTAACTGGCGGAATCGCAGGAACTTTGATCACGCCAAGTCAAACGAACATTACTGGCTTGGGTACATTGACTTCACTAAGCACAGCAGGACTTACTTCATCCGAGAGAGTAAACATCACCAATGGTGGTTTATCCGCAGCAGGACCAGTATTCATTCAGTCCAACGGTTTGAGTGTAACCGGTGGAATCGCCGGAACTCTTCTAACTCCTGCACAGACCAACATCACATCGGTCGGTGTACTCAACGGACTGTCTGTAAATAATGGCCTGAGTGTCACGGGTTCCATGGTTGTGACTGGTGGCGAATCAATCTTTGGTGGATCAAGGATACAATCTGGTGGATTGAGTGTCACGGGTAGTGCCACAATCACGGGCGGATTGAATGCGTATGGTCAATTGAGTGCTTACAATGGCATCGAAATACTACAATCGGGGTTGAGGGTAAGTAAAGGAGGAATCGATACCAATCTTGGTGTAACTTTCGGAAATCCCGCATATGGTTTCGGGGATGATCCTGTAATCAATCTGTATCGTGGCACCAACGAATTGCTGAGAATAGGTGCAGCCCGTGGTGGAAGTTTCCTAGGTGGACTGAACAATGTGTATGTCTTTGACATCTTGGGTCCAAATGCCGCACAGACAAGAGCAATCAACTTCAGAAGAGGAACCAACTTTGACGGGGCATCGGCAAGCAACCATGTGACCATCATGTCGTTTGATACGAGCGACAATGTAGGCATAAGGACTGCATCTCCGGGTGCTACATTTGATGTAGCGGGAACTCTTCGTGCTAGCGGAATCGGAACATTCACAAGTGGACTGACAACCAACAATCTTTATGTCTCCCAAGGAACCACATTTGCAAGTGGTATCAACATTGCTTCGGGAGGCATTAGCGTCACAGGTGGTATCGCTGGAACAATAACCAATCCATCACAGAACAACATCACGGCTGTGGGTTCCTTGGTATCCTTGTCCACGGCAGGACTTACATCTTCGCAGAGAGTCAACATCACCAATGGTGGTCTGTCTGCCGGTGGTGGAATATGGGTACAGAGCGGTGGAATAAGCGTCACGGGGGGTATCGCTGGAACCCTGTTGACCGCTGCACAGACCAACATCACATCGGTTGGTGTACTTAATGGTCTATCTGTAAACAATGGACTCAGCGTGACTGGTGGCATTAGTATCACGGGTGGACTTCTTCAGTTTGGTCCTAGCCGAATTGCAGATGGACTTAGCGTTACTGGTGGTGTAAACATTACCGGTGGTGCAAACTTCTTCGGCAACATCATTGCAAATGGTGGAGTCACGGCATATGGCGGTGTATCGACTCCTAGGATATTGTTTGGCAACACAGGTGCAAATTCCATAAGCGCAATCTATGACTTTGATACCTATGACACCCTCTCCTTTGAGGGATCTGCCGGACAACTATTCTCTATTTACAACAACTTGTCCTCGGGAACAATATTCTCCGTAAATGACATTTCGGGAATACCGAGCATAGAGGTAAATGCAGATGGAACTGTGTTGCTTGCAGGATTTACGGGAAATGTAGGCATCGGCATCACTTCTGCATCTGGAACTGAAAAAGTCCATGTCGGTGGTTCCTTGCGGGTACTGGGTTCAGTCAATTCTAGTGGACTGAGTGTCACAGGCTCTGCCATAATCACAGGTGGTGCCGATGTGTTTGGTGGATTGTTTGTTGATTCAGGTGGCTTGAGTGTCACGGGAGGTATTGCAGGAACTCTGTTGACTGCTGCACAACCCAACATCACATCAGTTGGTGTACTCAATGGTCTATCTGTAAACAATGGACTCAGCGTTACTGGTGGATTAAGTGTAACTGGTGGTTTTGTTCTCTATGGTCCTTTGACTTTGCCAGAAGGGACTCTGAATCTATCCATTATTAATGCATCTAATGCGATTTCGATAACGGGAAATCTTTTCATCACGGGTGGCAATCTCACCGCAAATTCATTGTTTGCCAACCGTGCATCATTCTTGCAACCATTGACCATCAGCAATGCCGGTGATGTGTCCTCGATTGGGAGCAGAAGCATAACATCTCATCATTTGAACTCCGATGTTCTCTATACGAGATCAATTGTTACAAGCAGCCCAACAGGAAACATCTACCTTGAAGGTCAAAATGTTTGGGTGAGAAATTCTGTGCTTACCATAACTGGACCGCATGGATTCGGAGCAGGAGCATCCGCTTATGTCTTGATAGACAGACCCGCTTATATCACGGGAAGTTCCACTCAATCCATTCGTGCCTTGACTTCCAAGGGGAATAACTCCTTTGAAAATGGATACATTTGGTTAGGAAAGCAAGTAGACATGCCTTGGGATTGGTATTGGGGCTCTCCGTCCTACGGTCTGACATATCCCGGTTCAAATGTCTTTGATGTTGAATGCTATTTGCCGTCCGAATTCTTCAATACCACGACACATAACTTCAAATCAAGTTGGACAACAAGACTCGCAATAAACAAAGATCGTCCCGAGTCACCCGGTGTCTCTGGCGGAATAGTTTCTCCAATTCCAAGCGATTACAACATACTGAGACTTACTCAGAGAACAGCACCAACAGGAACCGTTTCTGCCGGACACGGTTTTGTGGCACCTTCGGGTCTTTTGAATGTTGGTTACTCTGTATATGGTACAGGTGTGCCTATCATAAGTGATCCCAGATATGATGTTGTCTCTCTTGCGGTAGCAACTACTGGCCCAACATCTGTGATCGGTGTAGTTGTTCATACCGGTGGTGTAGAAATTACTGGAAATTCTAGTTTCAATCAGGATTTGACTATTCGAGGAAACCTCTTCGTATTTGGGTCTTATCCTGGTTCAACTGGTTCTTCTACAGGTGTCACGAGTTTGAACGGGCTTGTTGGTTCCTTGACATTGACTGGTGGAACTGGCGTTTCGGTAACCTCGGTTGGTACGAACATCTTGAGAATCAGTTTCTCTGGTGCGGGTTCATTCACCGGTGGCATCGAAGTTTATGGCGGTGCCAAAATTCAATCAGGTGGCATGAGTCTTACTGGCGGTGCATCGATTACTGGTGGCCTAACGGTATATGGCAGTTCGATGATGGCAAACGGTCTGAGTGTGACGGGCGGAATGTATCTCACGGGAGGAATGACTGCTTACGGTCGATTGAATCTCCAAAGTGGGTTAGATGTCGATAGCGGTTTGGTTAATATTCGAAATGGTTGTGTCTTTCAGTCATCGATAAATTCTGTTGACTTCTATCCTGATGTCTATTTTACCAGCAACAGCACTATAAGGATGTTGTCTGGAACAAATTTCTTGGGATTGGGAATCAGCGGCGGTGCAACTGCATACGGTGGAATCAAGATACAGAGCGGTGGATTGAGCGTAACTGGCGGCATCGATGTCACCGGTGGTGCTACCGTGTTTGGAGAAATGGATGTCGGCAATGGGATTAGTGTAACTGGTGGCATGGCGATTACCGGAGCGATTGTTTCGTTCGGTGGAGTACAGATCAACAGCGGGGGGTTGAGTGTAACTGGTGGAGCAAGAATTCAAGGACTATTGACAGTTACTGGAACAAACTCATTGACCGTGTTTGGTGGATTCCGTGTTGAAAATGGTGTCAGTATCACAGGCGGAATAGATGTTACTGGTGGTGCAACGGTGTTTGGAACAATCAATGCCGGTAATGGCATTAGTGTAACTGGCGGAGCAATAGTAACCGGGTCAGCAGACATCTTTGGTGGACTCTTCGTTGACTCTGGTGGCTTGAGTGTCACGGGTGGTGCAAGCATCACCGGAAACATCAGGATCAATGCCTCTTCTCTTTCTCCTGTTGGAGCCGCACCTTCGGCAACCGTTCGAGCATGGGTAAACTACAATCAGGCAACTCCTTCGACAAGAGGAAGCATGAATGTCTCAAGCGTTTCGGACAATGCAGCAGGTCTTTTCTCGTTGAATTACACCACAAATCTATCAACCACGGGTTATGCTGTTTCGGCAATAGGAGAAAGAGTGGGTGCCAACGGAACAACATTGGTAGTTCTGCAAAATACCACCAATCCTCTAGGGACAACCGGTGTTGCTTTGCAGACGATTGAAAATGCCGGAGGTGCTGGTGTTCCCGGCACAAACACCGATTTAACTTATGTCACCATCATAGTGGTTCAATGACATATCTACTATTAAGAAACGGAGGGAATACACATGGCTTTGTCTGACATTTCAAAGAGGGTGGTATCTGTCAATGACGATGGAACGATTCGGATATTGATTCCTACTCCTGAGTATCTTGAAAATCACACAATAGAGGATTTGATAGCAAAGGACATCCCTCCCGGGATTCAATACTACATCATCGATGCATCGGAGATGCCCACCGACAGAACATTCAGGAATGCATGGACATGGGAATAAAGATAAACATCGAGAAGGCCAAGGAGATATCCCACGACATTCGCAGGCGAGTTCGTGCAAAGGAATTTGAACCACTTGACAACATCATTGCCAAGCGCATTCCGGGCACACCTGAGGCAGCCGTGGAGGTGCAGCGGCAGGAAATCCGCGACCGCTATGCCGCCATTCAAGAGCAGATAGATGCCGCCGAAACCGTGGAAGAATTGAAGGCTTTGCCGATATTTGATAATCGAAACACCTGAATTTCGTGTGTTTCTTTAGAAACTAAATACTCGGCACTATGCCCCTAAATTTCCCGTCTGGCCCAACTTCAGGTGCGATTTACTCGTTCAATGGCAAGACATGGACATGGAATGGATATGCCTGGGACATCCTCGTAGCCACCGTAGGAACCACAGGAACCGTTTCAACCATCAATGGCATTACCGCCGACTCGTTCGGCAATGTCACCCTTGAACTTGAGGATTTATCCAATGTCAACATCGGCTCCAAGCAGGACGATGACATACTGCGTTGGGATGCCGACACTTCAAAGTGGATCACCCTGAGTTCGGGAGTCAGCGCAGGCAATTTTATAATTCTGTCAGCAGGAGGAACCGCAGGAACGGGCAAGTTGCCTGCCGTGGATGGTTCCCTGCTCTTGGATGTCAACGCTTACTATTTGAGAAACAAATCACCAGATCAGATCACCGATGGCGGTTCGTTCTGAATGCTAAATAACCAGCCATCACCTCAACAATGGGTCAATAACAGGAGATAGATATGCCAAGAGAGAGTTTAATTCGTATTCTTCGTTCTACGACTACCGATGTCCCCGCAGGGTTGACATTCGGTGAACTTGCTTATTCTGATCTCAACGGCAAGTTGTTTGCAGGCAAGAACGATGGAACAAGTCTCTGGATTGGCGCTCAGGTAACCGGTGGTGACATTGCCAACGACAGCCCATACATGGTTCCGACCCAATCTGCGGTCAAGGCTTATGTTACAGGGGTGGTCGGTGGTGGATCAGGAGTTGTAAACAGCGTAAACGCAACCGGTGGTGCAATTACCATCACGGGTGACGGTGGTGCAATCAGCAATGTTCAGGTCAACAAGGCCAACACCATCACGGCTCGTCTTGCAAGCACATCCGTCACAGGTGTTGCATCTTTCTCTTCTGACAACTTTGCCGTTGATGCAAACGGACAAGTCACGGTAAAGAACGGCGGAATCGCCAACGACGAACTGGTTAATTCTTCAGTAACTGTCAACTCAGGTACAGGTCTTGCCGGTGGTGGTGCGGTTGCACTTGGTGGTTCCATCACCCTAACAAATATCGGCGTGGTCAGCCTAAACGGACTGACAGGTGCAAGAAGCCTGACAGGTGACGGTGGTGCAGTATACGGCGTGGGTAACGACAGAATCGCTGCTCGTGTTGCAAGCACATCGCTCACAGGTGTGGCTTACTTCTCCTCCGACAACTTTGCCGTCGCTGGCGATGGCTTAGTCACCGTGAAGGATGGCGGCATCGCAAATGTTGAACTCGTCAATTCCTCGGTCACGGTGAATACGGGTGTTGGTCTTGATGGTGGTGGCACGGTTGCACTCGGCTCCTCCATCACAATCAACAACAATGGTGTTCGTTCCTTCAATGGCGCAACGGGTGCAGTAACCTTCTCCGTCACGGGTGACGGTGGTGCGCTGTTTGGCACAGGAAACGGCACAAGCACAAGCACTATTGCTGCCCGTGTTGCCACGGCAAGTCTTACCGGCGTTGCCTCCTTCAACAGCGGAAACTTCAACATCGGCTCTACGGGACATGTGGAAATCAAGGCTGGTGGCGTAAGCAATACAAACCTTGCAAATTCCTCGGTTACCGTAAATGCTGGCGGCAGCAGCACCCTGAGCCTAGGAAACACGCTTACGCTGACGGGTGGCGCTCAGGACAACATCAAGTTCACCAACAGCGGAAACACGATCACCGCCACGCTTTCGGACAATGTGACGATTTCCGGCAACCTGACCGTCAATGGCACGGTCATGACGGCGAATGTCGATACCTTCACGGTCGAAGATTCGCTCATCATGCTTGCCACGGGAAACAACCTGAACAGCCTTGATATTGGCTTCTTCGGTCAATATGCACCATCAGGCGTAGGCGTTCAGTTCACGGGTCTGTTCCGTGATGCTGATGATGGAAAGTGGAACCTCTTCGCCGGATTGACAAGCGGCTCTGTGCCGGGAACCACGGTAAACAAGAGCGGTTCCGGTTACACGGTGGCAACACTCATCGCCAACATCGACGGCGGAACATTCTAAAAAACAAAGTAGACATCCCGAATCCATAAAACCGTGGGTTCGGGCTGTCTACATACTTTAGGTCATGCCGAGAGAAAGTACCATACGAATCTACCGCTCGGATACGGCAGGAACAGTACCGTCCCTGACTGCCGGTGAAATCGCCATAAACATACCCGATAGTAGGCTCTTCGTGGGCAACTCTACGGGTGGGGTGATACCATTCTTTGGAAATGGGGTCACGGGTGTCAATGGAATCACGGGTGCCGTTGTCTTGGCTCAAGGTTCTGGTATCAGCATCACCCCATCCGGTAAGCAACTTACGATTGCTTCGACCATTACTCAATACACCGCACCTTTGGCTACCTCTAGCGTCACAGGTGTTGCTTCGTTCAGGGCAGCAGATTTTGATGTGTCTACAACTGGTTCCGTGAGTTTGACCGGGAATGTTGCAAGAACCAATGTTGCACAGACATTCACGGCGATACAGTCATTCCCGAATGGACTTTCTGCCCAAGGCGCAACCTTTGCGGGAATGGTAAGTGTTGCCGATTTCTTGGCGAGAACTGTTGGTGGTGACGAGGGAGGTGAGATCAAACTTGGTCTTGCTCAAACAAACA